AAGAAAATGGCGTTCCATTTAACAAGATGGGCAATAAAGTATTTGAAAGAGGACCAGCCGATGGAAACAGTACTGGTAGTTCTAAGCCCAATTCAAAACAGAAGTCTAAATTAGCTAAGAACTGGAAGTACCAAGAAGGTGGAGTTCTTGATAAGCTAAATCAAATGATTCAAGAAGCAGTAAAGAAATAATATGAATATATTTCTATTTGATAATGTAAAAAATGAAGTAGTAATTAATGAGCCAGAAATACTTCTTACTAAGGAGTTTGCGGCATTATGGACTGATAAGAGAAATATCACAGCTAAAGATAAAACTGGTACAAGAAGAACCAGAGCATATAGAGAGTTTACTTATATATATTTGATGATTGATTGGCAATCACAGTATGCTCAATATGCAGAAAAAGATAGACATCAGGCTGCTATGGAAGATAGCAATTTAACCGATGAAGAATTTAATGATCCTGAGTTCAGAGCTGCCTGTAGAAAATACAGAGAAATACAAGACTCGGATAGACAAATTAGATTAATTAAAGCAGCTCAAAATAAATGTGATGAACTTACAGACTACTTCGAAGAAGGTTCAGATTTAATGGAAAGAGACCCAATTAATGGAAAGCCTATATTTAAGGCTAAAGATGTAATGTCAGAGCTTTCCTCAGTATCTAAAGTATTAGATGAACTAGATGAACTAGAACGAAGAGTTAAAGCTAAAAAGAAAGCTGAGACTGGTTTACGTGGAGATAAACAAGAAGGTTTTACACCTAGAACTAAATAATTATGGCTAGAGGACGTAAACCGAAAATAAAAGAATCTCCAATGGTTCAAGAGATTATTGCTAAAGTAGTAGAAAAAGAACCAGAAGAGGCACCAGTAATTCTTCCAGTTAAAAAGGAAGGGGAATGGGACTTTAAAATTGGAGAACCTATAGAGTTCTTTGATTCTAGAATGTCTTATGAATTAACTGGTTATAAACCAATAGATGATGTAAATGGACTAGATTTTGATCCAGAATGGTTCATGCAGTCTAGACGTATTAAAGAAGCTACAGGCAAATACTGTGACTTTAAATTTGGAACTAAACCTTACAATAATTTTTGGGAAGAAGAGTATAGAAGATGTAGAGATGGATATACTGTAAATGGTTATACCCTTACAGGTGATAATTACTTCTTTATTAACTATTATAGGCTACCTAATCTAGCATCAGCTGAGAAAGCAGGAGGTGGTAGAAGTATTGACTTTCCAGAATTCTATGTAAAACAGTATGAATACTTCCATTATATAGAATTATGTAAGAGGTTAAGAATGAATGCCATTGGTCTAAAATCCAGAGGAGTTGGGTTCTCTGAAATAGGTGCTGCAATTGCAGTTAATACATATTCAGTAAGACCCCATTCACGATCTGTAGTAGCTGCTCAGCAATCTAACTATGTAGAGTCTACACTAGCTAAGTGTTGGACTCAGCTTAACTTTTTAGATGAGGAAACCGAAAATGGATTTAAGAAGCTAAGACAGAAGAAAGATTCTACATTACATAAAAGAGCATCTAGTATAACTACTGAAGGAACCGAAACTGGATGGATGTCAGAAATAGAAGGGATTGTTGCAGATAAGCCTAATAAGATTAGAGGTGACCGTACTGACTATCTAGTATATGAAGAGTCTGGTTCTTGGCCCAATTGGAAGAAAGCTTTTGCACAAGGTGACGCTCTTATATATATTCAAGGTAGAAGATTTGGAATTAAATGTGCATGGGGTACTGGTGGAGACTCTGGTCCTGCTTTGGAAGGTTTATCAGATGCATATTACAATCCTCATAAATATGATGCTTTACCTTACAGGCATAATTATACTGCTACTGGAGAAACTGTAATTACAGCATACTTCATACCTGCATATACTATTGTAAACCAACCAGGATTAGTTGATCATAGAGGATGGACTGATCCAGAAAAGGGAAAAGCATTTTATCAGAAAACTAGGGATGCTAAAGCTGGAGATCCTAGAGACCTGCTTATATATTGTGCTGAGTTCTGTTTTACAGCTGAAGAGGCATTGGCTCTTGAAGGTGATAATATGTTTAATAAAGTATTACTTTCAGATCAAATGGCTAGTATTAGATTATATAAGAATGGTCCTCATGTAGATGTAGGAACTCTTGAATATAAGTTTAGGGAAAATAAACACACAGAAGACAATGTAGAAGGAGTAAGATTTGTTGCCAATAATAAAGGTAAGGTATTGATTATAGAACATCCCATTAGAGATGAGGATGGAAATGTACCTAAAAATTTATATGTGGCAGGAATAGACGGTATTGACTTGGGACAAGAAGATACTTCAGAAAACACTAAAGATCCATCTAACTTTTGTGTAGTCGTTAAGAAAAGAACCTATGGTTTATCTGAACCTACTTATGTATGTGTTTATAAAGATAGACCACAAACTCTGGAAGAAGCCCATAGAACTTGTTATAAAATATTACAATATTATAATTGTCAAGCAGTATTAGAGTCTACCAGAATGACTACTTTACAGTATTTTAGAAAGATGAAAGCTGAAAATAAGTATCTAATGCGAAGACCTAGAGCTACTCAGACTGATATACAAGGTGGAAGATCTAAACAGTTTGGAGCACCAGCTACTGAAACAGTAATTAGGCATCAATTAGAATTAATAGCACAATACGTTGAAGATTATAGTCAGGATATATGGTTTGAAGACATGCTTGATGAGTTAATGAGATATTCATATGAAAATAAAAGACATTTTGATATTGTAGCTGCAATGGGAATGGCAGAATTAGGAGATGAAGAATTAATGGGAATTGTGCCTAAATCATTAGAGGACAACAATAAAAAACTTCCTCCTTTTGGATACTGGACTGATGAAAGAGGAATCAAACATAAGGGAATCATACCAGAAGAGTATAGAAGAAAACCAACATTGCCAGCTTATAAACTAACATACAATGACTACCAAGGACCTAGAACAAGCGATCCTAGACTTATTTGAGGAAATATACCAAGCTAAATATACAGCAGGAATTAAAGTAAAAGAGCTCATGACCTGGGATGGAAATCATAGAGGTTATGAGCTTATACTTGATCTTAATAATAAAGAAAAGCCTCTTACTATCGCTTATGAAGGAGACTTTAAAACTTTTCTTAAATTCCTGAATAAAGAGTTAAGGTTTATGGCACTCAATAGAACTAAGTATTACTTTGGACAAAAATTTAACTGTAAAGAAGATGATAGATGTAACTAGTAGAGGGGATGAATACTTAATGGAAAAAGCTGATAAAGCTATTAACGAGTTAGTAGTTCCCAAGTTTAAATTACAGAAAGCATATAACTATTATAATGGAATGAGGGATGCTGAGCAATTTAGGTATCTTGAAGAAAACTTTGGAATTGGTAATCCCACTTCTATTCAGTTTACCCCTCTTATTAGAAAGCACGTAGATGCTTTAATAGGGGAATATCTAAATGTTCCAATCCTACCTAAAGTTACTTGCAAAGACAAAGAAACTGTATCTAAGATTACAAGAGACAAAGAGATAGCTATAAGTAAGCAAGTATTTGAATTTCTGCAAGGACATCTTAACAATTCATTACTATCTTTTATAGATGGTAAAACAGTTAATGATAAAGCCATAGATACTGCTCTAAAGAAATTAATAGAAGACATTGACAAAAACTTTATTAGTGATTATGAAGTTGCTGCACAAGATGTAATCCAATATATATTACAATCCAGAAGTGCAGACTTAGTAAATAAACTAAAAAGTTTATTATTGGATTTATTGGTAACTGGCACTTGTTATTACAAAGTAGTTCCTAGTGTAGAAGGAAATAATCTATCAATAGAAGTTCTTAATCCTTTAAATACATTTGTTGATAGAAATCCTGAATCTATCTATGTAAAGGACTCTTATAGAGTAGTTGTTCGTAGATGGATGACTAAACAGCAAATACTTAATAAGTATGGATCTGAACTTAACAGAGAGGCTATTAAAGAATTGAAAACTTTATATGAAGGATACTCTGAAAGTTCTTATATGTATGTAAGATCTTTTACCAATGCAGCCACTGGAGCTCCATTAACTGATGGCTTGGAAGCTGGTAAAGAAGTGGTTCCAGGATTTCCATATGATTACTATAATACCTATAGCTACAAATTACTTCCTGTTTATGAAGTAGAGTGGACAGATACAGATAAAGTAGATGGAGAGTATATAATGAATAGATATGAAACTGTTAAAATCAGTAATTCAATATATATATTAAGAGGTAAGGCAGATAATGTTATAAGATCTAAAGATAATCCAAGTTATTGCACGCTTTCAGTAAATGGAATTTTCTATATAAACAGAAATGCAATGCCGTATTCATTAGTAGAAGCTTGTATGCATCTTCAAGATAAATATGATATTATTACTTTCTTTAGAGATAATGTAATTGCAAATAGTGGTACAGCAGGAGATTGGCTAGATTTATCTACCTTGCCAACCTTATTGGGTGATGATTTAGCTGAAAGAATAGAGAAGTGGATTGCATATAAGAAATCAGGAATTGCAGTAATAGATACTTCACAAGAAGGTAGGGCATTTAACAGTAATACTACATTTGCAGGTTTTGATGATACTATTAAAGCTCAAACTATAGAGGCATTTGAATTAGCATTAGATCGTATAGAAAATACTTGTAGCTCAATTACTGGTGTATTTAGAGAAAGACTAAATGGTATTCAATCTAGAGATGCAGTAACTAATGTACAAGTGGGAATACAAAATTCTTATACTATTACAAAGCAATACTATCAACAAATGGATACTTTAACAATAGATATGTTAATAGATTGCTTAAATGTAGCTAAGATAGTTTGGAAGAAAGGTTTAACTGGTACTCTGATACTAGGAGACAAATTACAAAGAGTTTTTACTGCATTGCCAGAACACTTCACTGTTACTGATTATGATATTCATATTACTGCAAGTAGTGATATTATGAACGACATGAAGACTATTCAGCAAGTAGTATTTGAATTTATAAAGTCTGGAGGACTTGATCCTGATGTAATTGTAGATGCTATTACAGCTAAAAGTATGACCGATTTAAAGGCAAAAGTATCTAAAGCCTTTAAAGATAGAAAAGAAGAGGCTAACCAAATGGCACAATTACAACAACAGATAGAACAAGCTCAACAACAAATGAAAGCTTTACAATCTGAAAATGAAAAGTATCAATCTAAACTAGAACAGCTAAACGAAGCTAGACTACAAATAGAAAGAGAAAAAGCACAGGCTGAAATAGACCTTGGATGGTATGATGCTACCACTAAGAGAAGAGCTGCAGAAAGTAAAGCATCTACTGATGAAAAGAGAACTGATATTGAATATATGCAGTTGAATGACGGAAACCCTTATAACGATAAAGTGAGACAAATATAATGGAACTTAAAATTAATATATGTACACAAGAAAATTGTAGATTAACAATTCAAGATATAACTGGTACTGAAGGTAAGGGTTATCTACCAGAATCTAGTTCTGCTATTGTTAAAAATAGATGGAAATATTCTGAAACTATGGCAATAGACGTATTAGTACTTAACCATAGTAAAGGACCTAAATATCAGTTGCCTATACTTAATCTACACGATCCAGATAATACTAATATAGACTTACCAGTAGGATTTGATGGTTGGTTTGATATCTGCCATATAGTAATTCCGACTAAAGAGTGGTTCTTTAAAAACTATGAAGGAGAGACTCCTTCTACAGAATTGCAATTATATGAGACAGTTTATTACTCAGATGGAGTGAATCTCTTTAAATACTTTAATGGAGTAATCTCCAACGCCAATATTGAAGAAATAGTAGAACGTAATACAGAAGGAACTACAATATCAAGAATCTCCAAAACCTACGTTTCCATTTGTTTCCTTAAGAAATGCTACATATCTTTGTGCCAGCAAATATTTAATAGCAGAGGTTTCAATGAATGCTTTACTAAAGGAACTATAGATAGCCAATTAATCTTTAAAAGGGATTTAGCCTGGATGTCTATTAATGTTATTAAGTATATGGTACAGTCTAATCAACTGGCGGAAGCTGAAAGAATAATCGAACAAATAGGAGGTTGTAATGGAATATGCAAAACAGAGTTTAACAAATGGACAGACCACGACTGTGGATGCTCTAAAGGATAAGGTAATTTGTGAATTTCAAGATCTGCTAGCCTGGTTAGCTAAAGGTTATAACAAAGACTATCAGTTTATATTAGAAGAAATAAGCCTAATAGGATTGATAGAAGATAATGAACTTAAGAGTAGTTTCTTTATTACACAATTTTATTTAAATAATAAATGGCAGATAACACAATTTTAATTCCTGGTGAGGAAGGTTGCAAACAAGAACAAACAGTTCTAAGCAACGAAGCATATTTACAAATAGATAACTACTTAAGTGAATGGGCTGAAGAATTTGAAAAAGAAATAGCAAGAAACAATCTTAATGTATGGAGTAAGGATGAAGTTTATACCAAAACTGAAACCGATCTTAAAATACAAGAAGAAGACAAAGCTACAATGAATTATCACTTGGCTCAGGATGATCCACATGGAATATTACCTAAGGTTGATGAAAAACTAAGGGGAACTATGAAAAATGATGGAAGTACTCCATTCATTGCACCACAAGTGGGTGTTGATCCAGTCAGTGACCTTCACTTAACAACTAAGAGATTCGTGTCAAACCTGTTAGCAGGGCATATGGCAAAGGTAGATCCTCATAACGTAATGGAATTAGTAAGAGCTGAATTAAAAGCTTATGTATTATTAACTCAAGTTTATGGTAAAAATGAGGTTTACACCAGAGGACAAACTGATGCACTAATTAAAGATTTAGTAAATAGAAATGGAACTACAGCATTTACCAGACCACAATTAGGAGTAGATCCTCTTGCTGATGCACACTTGACTACTAAAAGATATGTAGATAACTTGCTTAGAGAGCATATAATTGATGTTGATCCTCATGGGTTAATTACTACTATAAATCAAAGACTGTCTAACTATTACAGAAAGTCAGAAACCTACTCTAAAGCAGAAACATATTCTAGACCTCAAATAGACACTATTATCAATAGTCTAGTTATGAATGCTGCTAGAGAGGCAATAGAAGAGCATGTTAATTCATATGATCCTCATCACGTATTAAGGGAGATTGACAATAGACATTACGTATCCAATGATGGTAGTGTTCCGTTTGTTGCCCCTCAAGCAGGAGTAGATGGTGTTAATAATGATCATTTAGTCACTAAAAGACAACTTGATCAAAAAGTTGACAATATAGAGTTTCCAGAAGCTACATGGATTACTAGTGGACCTGTACAAACTACTGTAGGCTTTGTAGAAGATAACACTGATGTCCCAGTTAAATTAACATTCCAAGAAGCAATGGATGCAATATTCTATGGTAAGGGAGTGGATGTTAAATCTCCTGCATATGGTATTTTAAATGAAACAGTACAAGTTGATATGTTTATACATGGATCTTTAGGTCTTGTAGAAACTATTGAATTGTGGCAAAATGATGTATTAGTTAGTACATTTAACAAAGATCAATTTGAGAATGGTCAATATTCTGTTAATAGTTTACCCATTACAGAGGATGCTACATTTACATTTAAAGTATATTATAGCAACGGAGTTATAGCTGAAGCTACTTCTATTACTAAGGTAGGATATTCTATGTTTGTTGGAATACTGCCTAAATGGTATACAGCTTCTAATATTACTTGGGAATATCTTCAAAACTTAATTAAAGAAGATCCAACCAATAATAAAATTGATGATTCTGGGGATAGTGTTAAAGAGATTAAGATGAAATATGATTTCTCTTCTCCGAAAGAACCTAAACATCTATTCTTGGCAATTCCTAAAGAATATCCAAAGTTAGTTCAAATGACTACTCCATCTCAACAATTTGGTCCAGATGCATTTGACATCATTAATGATATTCCACTAAATATACCTGGAATGACTCAAAGTAAGATATATACCTTATATGTTTACAGAGAAGCCTTAATAGCTCTAAGTACAGAAGTAACCTATAAATTTGAATAAGAATGAGTAAATATAGTGAAGTAATTGGTAGTTTTGAGCGTAAAGGTAACTTCCCATTAGAAGCAAACTATATATTTGCTAATGAACAAGCTCTAAAGGATTTCTTCGCACTACCTGAGAACTATGCAATTATGCATAAAGGTTTACTTAAAGTAGTAGAAGATGATGGTAATGGTAATCAAGTTCTTTACTGGGTTACTAAGAAACAAACTAATGATGAATTAGAATTTACCAAGGTAGTAGGTGGTAGTGACATACCAGACATTCAAACTGAGCTTGCAGAACTACAGAAAAAAGTAGACAAAGAAATAGAAGATAGAAAGACAGCTGATAATGCTATATGGGGAACTACTGATCATTCACAAGTTCCTACAGATTTAAATAGCCTATTAAAAATATCAGCTGCAATTGAAGATTTAAGACAGGCATCTACAGAAACAGATGAAACTGTTGCAACTATTAAAGAGGAACTTAAAGCAACCGTTGGTACATCTGATGATGATATTAGAGCTTATTTACAAACTTTAAGTTATAAAACTCTTACTGATCTATCCATAGATCTTAATAAGTTCTTAAAGACTATGGATATAGACACTACAGAGATTAATACTTTGCCAGAGTTACAGAGATTCTTAACTGGATATACAGACTCTGATACTTTAAAAGCCATATTAAAGTCATTACATAATGAAGTATTAGGAGATCCTACTCCTACAACTCCATTTAGAACTCTTAGAGGAGTTGAAGACTTTGTTAGAACTTTAAAGAGTGAATTAGAAGCTGAGGATGCTAATTTGCAAACTGAATTAGATCAAACTCAAATTGGAGTAGGTCTTGATTCAAGTGGAATGTATAGTCCAGATAAGGAGACATTCTATTTAAAAGAGGCTTCTTCCGTAATGAATGCTCTTAAGATATTAGACAGTCTTATCAATGAAGCTATCAATAATACAAATATACAAGCAGTAGATACTCCAACTGTTAATATGACAGTTAGTAAGTATGTTGATAGAACTGATATTTCTGCTGACGTTAGAGTTTCTACAGTAGATGGTAATGGAATTGCAATTAAGAATGATGGTTTATTCTATAACTTAAGAACTGACTATACTGATGGTATCCTTACCGTTTATGTAAACGATAAAGTAGTTAGTCAACATTCCATGGGTCTGTCCTCAGTAGTAGAATCTGCCAAATATGATCCAGACCAAGAAGTCATTGTAATGGCTTTCAAATTACTTAATGGAGAAAAACAAGAAATTCTTATTCCAGTAGGTAATTTAATTAGAGAATGGGAAATAGACAATTCTCAACCAACTAAGGTTGTAGAAATGGAGAAGGTAGAGTCAGTAGGTCCTGGTAAAGATAAATTATCAGCTGATGTTAGACTTTACGTAGACAAGTATCAAATTCTTGTAAAAGAAGGAAATACTTTATATGTAAAGGGTACTACTGATAATTTAATGCATAATGATACTGCATTAGATGTAGTAATCACTACCATGCAAACTAAGGATACAGAAATATCAAATAAACTTGATACTACTGCTATTGAATTAGACAATCATAAGAATAATACTAATAATCCTCACTCTGTAACCAAAGAGCAAGTAGGTTTAGGAAAAGTAGATAATACTTCTGACCTTGAAAAGCCTATTTCTCAAGCTACCCATGAAGAATTTGATAAGGTATATGATTTAATTGATACTAAGACAGATATAACTGATCTTAATTCTCACATTAATAATCATGAAAATCCTCATCAAGTTACTAAGGAACAAGTAGGCTTGGGAAAAGTAGAGAATCTTGCTCCTAATGAAATGCCAATTTCTGATGATGTTAAAGTAGCTTTAGATACTAAAGCCGATTTAAAACATACTCATGAGGTATATGACATCATAGACTTGGATAGACGTTATGTAGTATTAGGATTTGTTGATGCTTTAGCTGATTTACCAGCTGATCCAGAAGATGGAGACCAATATGCTGTACAAGGATATAATTCAGTCACCAGTTCCTACAATTATAGTATAGCTAGATATTACGCTAGTGAGAGCTCTTGGAAAGAATCTATACTTTCAGTTGGAGGAATAGTTTCTGTTAAAGATGGATATGTATGGGAATTGACTACCCAAGGAAGAAGAAGAATACTTGATGCTGTTGACTATAAGTTCTTCTATGATAAAGGCTGGAATGAAACCAAAGACCTTATAGAAAAAGTAGAACTTGTTACAGAAGAGGATGTAAAGATTAAAGTTACTACTAAAACAGCTTATGCTGATCCTAGTACTGATGAAGCTACAGCACCTACTATAACCCCAGTGATTGAGTATATAGAAATGCCTTCTACGGATTCTATAGCTATTACTCAAGAGAACAACAAAATCAAGCATGACTTAAAGCTTGACACAACCAAAGACAATGAGATTCAAATATCTATAAATGAAAACGGATTATCCGCAGAACTTGTTTGGGGAGAATATGATTAAATCAGCAAGACAAGCTCCCAGACCAGCTAATATGAGCCAGTTGGACTATCTTTGGTCCTACTTTGGCTCATATAGTGTGTCTGAGGAAGTTAATACAGAGACTCCAAGAGAAGATGTAATTCTAACAGAAGCTGCTCTTGTAAACTATGTTAAAGAGGCTACAGATGGAATATTCTCTTTGGAATTAAGACCTAAAGTAGGAGAAGAAGATATATTACAATTAGTAGGAAAATCTTATGGTGGAGGAGAGCTGTCCATAGTAGAATTAGATAAGGAAGATCACCTTGTAAGTATAAATAAATTACTAGCTACACAAGTAGAAGTAGATAATAATATTGCTTCAACAGCTGGTGAATATTTGCTAGTATTTACCATGTTTAGTGGAAAGAAAGTTTATGCAAACTTATCTGATTTTCAATATATTGGGCAAGAAAGTAAATCTGCTAAAGTTGTTGTAAAAGATAATAAGATAGTAGCTCAAGTTAAAATAGACAATCCTATTATAGAACCTACAGTTGAATTAAAAGAAACAGATAACGGAATCCAGGCTAACTTACTTACTTCTCTTAGTGAAAGTGGAGTTCAATTAGTAAAGACAGAAGATGGAATTAAACTTACATTCCCTTGGGAGGATACTACTACTGAGATTAAACTTAAGTATCTTACTCATGATCAATATTTACTAACTACTACTGACCCTGGAACTATTTATTTTATTACTGATCAAGGTTATATGTACTTTGCTGGAGTTAAATATGGAGAGAAATGTAATATTACTCCAGAAGAACTTCAACAATTAAAAGAATCAGTAGATAATATGTCTGGTACTGTAGAAACTTTAAGTACTGAAGTTGAGTCACTAGAAGCAGCCTCTACTAAACTAAGAACTGATCTTGATTATGAATCAAGTAGAGCTTTGGGAGCTGAATCCAATATAAATAAAGAACTTGAAAGAAGAGTAGTTTGGGATGAATCTAAAACTAAAATTACTTTGCCTTCTGGTGGTCAATTGACAGGAATTAAATACAATTCAGATCCTGATGATCCAGAGAATGGTGCTACTATAGCACAATTAAGTCAATATAATAAAATGGACTTCGGATCTCCTAAATTCCCTCTTAACTTAAATACTCCTGACGGGATTAGACCTACTGTTCAAGAAGCTAGCCAAACTGGAGAGCAAGCTCATCAAATAGCATATGTTTCTGACTTAGAAGGCAAGGTCGATAAAGTAGAAGGTAAAGGATTATCTACTGAAGATTTTACTACCGAGAATAAAACTAAACTAAGTGATTTAAGTACTAGTGTTGAAGATTTAACTACTAGAGTAGCTGCTTTAGAAGGAACTTCTACTATGTCGTTAGATGGAGGAAATGAAATAGAAGAATTACAGTCAGCAGTATCAGATATACAAGTTAGATTAGCAAAAATTGAACAAGCACTTGCTAAGGTGCTATAATAAATAAGTGATATGGCGATTAATAAAAAATTACTTCACTTTAAAACTCTAGCTAACTTCAAACAAAAGTTAGAAGCTGGAGAAATCCTTGATACTTCTATAGTGTATATCAAGGACGCCAAGATCGTCTGGACTCATGGTACATATTATGGAGGAGACGGTGACAAAGACCCCATATTCTTAGATACTTCTTCATTTGAAGCTAGTGGAGAAAATACGTTTTCCATTTCTGAAGAGGTATATAATAATATGAAATTAATAATAGATAATAAATTACCTTCCTATATATTAATTACAGATTCTTTTATAGAAGGTATAGAAGAACAATTTATACCTATCTCTCCAATAGGAGCTGATAAATTAGTAGCAAAGTTAAATACTGATTATACTAAAATGTCAGAATTAACACTCTATCCAACAGCACCTGCTGGCGGATCAGCAAGTGTAAGAGTAGAAGTACAAACTTTTACTTTAAAATCCGATGGAAGTGGTACCCTATTTTTAAGTGATAATGGAGAATATCTTCCAGTAGTTACAGAGGATCTTACTGTAAAAGATAATACCTGGACTGGAACTAATAGTTTTGCTGGAGGCAAGTTCTCTGTTGTCGGTTCAGAATCTAGTGTTTATGTATCTAAAGTTGGAAATTTGGTATCCGATTCTAATTATACTGATACTGGATGGCTTAGAAGTTTAGAATTCTCTAATAATGGTACAGTTGTTGGCAGATTCGGTGTTAAGGTTATAACTACAGCTAATGTACCTACTACTGATTTTGTCGGGATACTTGTTGGACAAGGAACAGTGAACGATTCACAATATAAGCTTCATACAGATTATATGGTAGTTCCTAATGAGTGGGCTATTAAGTTAACTAATACTAATAACATATTAGGAATTAATGCAGAAGGAACATATATTGGAGTAAGTGCTACAACATCTAAACTCACTTTGAGAAGTGGTAATAATGATATTATTCACACTAAACAAGAAAGTGGAAGTGTTATAGGATCCTATAAAGTATGGGATGAGTCTAATCTACCAAATCCAGCTACTATAACTGATCTTAATGAAAGCATTAGTGATACAGTAAAAGATTATCTTCCATTAGCTGGAGGCACAATGAGTGGAAACATTGCATTACCAGATACTGATACGACTTTAAATAAGGGACATGTTGGTACTACAAAAGGTGAATCTTTACTTTCATGGAATGGAGAAAACGTATGGGTCTCTTCTGTTAATTATACTACTTTCATAAGATCAAGTGAAACCGATCTAATGCATAAACGCGGTGAAGATTCCAACAATTATAAGATATGGGATGCTTACAATTTACCAGACCCTCTTACTAAGAGTAATTTTGATGTTAGTGAAATGCTAGCATACGGTATAGAATGGGATGCTACTGTATCTAATCCAGATTGTACTAGAATAGGTAATCCTACCATGCATAAAACTTTACCTATTCAATCTCAACTTAAAGGTTGCATAGCAAAAGGTAATAAAATTCAATATTACTTAAATCCTAATGACTGGTCTTTAAAAGAAGACGGAACACCTTCTGTTTTAGATGGAACTGACGGAGAAGTGAAAGTACATGTTCCTAAATTCTATGGAAAATCAGGAATTAACGGAAACAAGAGATGGGTTAAAATCTCTACAGTACAAATTGATGGTTCTTGGATAGAAATTCCAGAAATGTTAATTGATGCATATAGATGTACAGTTAATACTACTAATCAAGATACCCCTGTAACAGCCTCTGTTGTTAATACTACAGCTGCCTATAGGGGAGGGGGAAATAGAAGTGCCAGAGATACATATGACCAATATAGAACTGACCTTGGTAAACCAAGAACTAATATCTCTAGAACCACTATGAGAAACTACGTTAAGAACAAAGCAGATGGTTCTGCATTGTTTAACTATGAATACTACAAGTGGGTTATGTATTGGTTACCAGTTATTGAATATGCTACTTTCAATTCTCAGAAAACCTATAATGCTGAATTAACTTCTGAAGGTTATCATCAAGGTGGATTAGGAGCTGGACTTACTAATTGGGATAGTTATAAATGGAGTACTTTCAATGGATATTATCCATTAACTCAATGTGGATATACTAATGAATTTGGTAACTTCAGTGGAGTTAAAGAATATCCTGCTCAAACATTTGAATATACTACACCTGCAGCAACTAGTTTTTCTAGTTATTATAGTAGAACTAATACTACATTAGTTACTAGTTCTTTCTCTGGATCTACTTGTACTATTACTAATAGTGCCCAAGCTGCTAGCTTTGCATATGTAGGGTTCCTCTATCAATCAGGAGCTACTACTTATTCTATTTCTGGCTTACAAGAAGGACAAGGAATTCAATTTACTGGAGGAGGAATTAACCAGACAGTTACCTCAGATGGGGATGTAGTTATTAACTGGTCAAGTACAGACTTAAGCACCAGATATTTAAAAACTACATTTGCTGGAGCTTGTAACATTACTATTACTATTACTGATGCTACTAGTACTACATTAACAGTAAATACTTCTGCATCTCAAGTAAATAGATATAGAGGATTTGAAAATATCTTTGGAGATATTTGGACTAATTTAGACGGAATAATTATAGATGCTAATGCTGGTGAAGATAATTTGAATAAAGTATATACTTCTATTAATCCAGAAGAATATAACGATTCAGATTATAGCAATTACAGGTTAGCAGGACATGAGATACACACAGATGGTTATATTAAAACATTCGATCTACAAGAGACAGGAGAGATAATACCAGCTTCGGTTGGAGGAAGTAGTACTACTTACAAATGTGATTATCACTATGTAGGAAGTATCAATACTACTCTAAGAACTTTGTTGGTGGGCGGCCGCGCTGATGCTGGCGGTTATGCTGGTCTTGGCAGCTTCTCTTCTGCTGGTTCGGTCGGCGGTTCTTATCCCGATGTCGGTTTCAGAACATATGTTTTAGTATAAATCAAGATTGATCAGACAGAGGATCTGCACATATAGATTCACAGGGTACTACTCTTCGACATTAATTGGGGCTATTGAACAAAATAAATTGTTAGTTAGCAGCAACGCTAATAATAGCAGTAATGCTAGTCTTAGCAACTTCAATTCTAATAATTCAGTCAGCAATTCTAATACCAATGTCAGTTTATTATACATGTTTTTATTTATTAGTTGAGTAGTATCCTTGCCTCTTGGCAAAAAATAACGTTATCTAGTGAAAACAAACGGATGTTAGTAGGGAAACCGAATGCTTCCATTCTAAATGTATAAGATGAAAAGAGTAGGCAATTTGCACACTAGGATATGTAGTCTAGAAAATATAGAATTAGCTGATAAGAAAGCTAGAAAAGACAAAAAGAGTAGATGGGGAATCGTTAAACACGACAAATGGAAAGATAAAGAGAATGCTAAATTGAAGAATGACCTAGAGAAGCTTACTTATAAGACTTCCGAGTACAGCACTTTTAAGATATATGAACCTAAAGAAAGAGTAATATTTAGATTACCTTATTACCCTGATAGAATTGCACATCATGCAATAATGAATATCATGGAACCAATTTGGACTAAAATATTCATCAAGAATACTTATTCCTGTATTAAGGGAAGAGGCATTCATAAATTACATAAGGACTTATCAAAAGACTTAAGAAAATATCCAAATGAGACTGTTTATTGTTTAAAAATGGATATCAAAAAATTTTATCCTAGTATAGATCATGAAATACTGGAATCTATACTAAAGGAGAAAATTAAGGATAAGAAATTAATGGCAATATTACATGAAATAATCCATTCAGCAAAAGGAGTTCCCATAGGCAATTACTTATCTCAGTTCTTTGCCAATTTATATTTAGCTTATTTTGATCACTGGTTAAAAGAAGAAGTAGGATTGAAGTTTTATTACAGATATGCAGATGATATAGTTATATTACATTCTGACAAAAACTTTCTTAGGAATGTATTAGTAGCTATTAAGTTATATTTAAAGCATGTTTTAAAACTAGAACTTAAATCTAATTATCAAGTATTTCCAGTAGAATCTAGAGGTATAGATTTCGTAGGATATAAGTTTTATCATACACATACTTTATTAAGAAAATCTATTAAGCAGAGATTAAATAGGCAGGTTAATAAATACCTTTTGAATAAGATAAGCTTAGACAAATTTAGGGATAGTATGAGAGCTTACTTTGGTTGGACCAAATATTGTAATTCTAAAAATTTATTACGTAAAATTCAGTCAAAGACTGGATTAAAGTTTTCTAACTTTAATGGAACGGTAAGTAATATTACAAAGTTCTACAACAAGAAGGTTTATATTTTAGAAGTAATTAATTACAGCAAGTATTTCTCTATACATTTTATTTATAATGGTAAACCTTATATAGTTAATAGTAAGGACCAAGAGTTATTCCTATCTATACATAGATACAACAAATTTCCGTTAATTTTTAAAATTAGTCCATATGTTAGAAGCAATAAGAACAATATCAGAACAAGAGCCTAAAAAGATTGAATATTTAAATGACGGCTCTTACTACTATAATTACGATAGACAACCATTTGAGTCTACCAACCAAGAAGGAGAAACAATAACTAGTTATTGTTTTGTACAAATACATGCATGGGGGCATCCAAACTATAAAACCTGCATTAAAGAAGTAATTAGAAAATATTTATCAGAAGAGAAAGAATTAGGAATCATTAATGACTATAATTCTTATCAGCAAGGACTAATAGATGCTGGTGAGGCTGTTACAAACTATAACGAGTATCTTCAACTATTGAAAGATATTAAAACCAATATATATAGTGACTTTGGAATTGAAGTACAACATAACTCTGTATCAATTCTAAGACAAGTAGATGTAATTAATCTGTTGAAAATCTCTATCAATACCTTTAATTTAACAGATGAGGAGGCTTTAGAAGCTAAAAGTTTTTATCCTGAATGGGAAACCTTCATAGGAAAATCTTTATCTACTGGAATGAAAGTAGTATATGAAGATAGATTATATAAGGTTAAACAAGATATTTCTACAGTATTAGAAAATCAATTCCCCTCTGTAGATACAGCAGCTCTTTATGAAGAAATTAATGAGCAACATGAAGGAACCTTAGAAAATCCAATTCCTTATAACAATAACATGGAATTATTTGTAGATAAGTACTATATTCAAAATGATATTATTTATAGATGTACACGCTCAACTGGACAAGCAGTTTATCATAATTTGTCAGATCTAGTTGGAATTTATGTAGAACAAGTACAGTAATTAAATGGAACCAAAGCTTTTATTATACTTTAAAACCCATAATGCTTTTAAGAGGGAATTAGAGAGAGGTACTATAGATTCATCTAGACATTTATGTTTCATAGATGATGAGAGACTTATCTGGTGTAGAGGAAAATATTATGCAGACAATGAAAGACTGGAGGGTTTAAGTAATCAAATAGTAACTGGATGGGAACCACAAGAAGGAGACGTAACCAGTGATTCCATTACTCTTAGACTGTCTGTTCAAACTTGGAATCCAGATACTAGACAGTATGAGACATCTACAGTTATATACACATTAAATTCTGCTACAGAAGATGAGGCAGGTTTGATGTCTTCAACAGATAAACAAAAACTAGATAGAGTAGAATATGTAAATCATGAATTTAGTACTGAGAAAGATCCCGATACAGTTACTATAATTCTAGATAGTACAAATGCCAATACTGGAGAAACTAGAACTCAAAGAGAAGTTATAAACTCTGTTACAAAAACAGAAGCAGGTTTAATGACTTCCGAAGATAAGGCTAGATTGGATAGAGTTGTTACAGCTAATAGGGAATTTGCTTCTGCTATACCTTCTACTATAGATGTTACCATAAATGCTAGGTCAACAGACATTAAAGATGGAAGTTTAGTTGCTGATTCTGTTTCTATACCTGGAGCTACTGAAACTTCTGCAGGAGTTATGACTGCACAACAAGCTTCTGATTTAGAAAAACTAAATAACTATAAAGCATTTAAGACCATATCTGCAGATGAAGGAGGGTCAATTTCTGCAGATGAGGCACAAGATACTTTAGTAGTAACAGGAAAATCTGGAATTACTACTAGGGTTACTAAGGAAGAATTAGAAGACAGATTAACAATAGTTCATAATGACATTACAAGGACTAACACTGGTTCTATAGGAACTAATATATTGAAGTCTGATGGTAGTAGAACTAACTTTACAGTAATAGATGCTATTAATACAAATGCACAAGGTCATGTAACCTCTGTAAATGTTAGAACTCAAAGTTTATCTCATGGAGAAACTGATAGAGTGGATAATGATGTAACAGGATCTTCTACTATACCTGCAGACGGTACTGGAGTATCATTTAAAACTGTAGAGGAAGTACGTACAAATGACAGAGGTCACGTTACTGGAGTAGAGTATGAAACTAGAACTCTTATACATGGTAAAACTGAAAGAAATGATACTCTTAGTAATGAAGAGATTACCATTCCTGCAGAAGGGACAAGTGGAGCACAATTTAGTGATATATCTTCAGTATCTACTAATGAACAAGGTCATATTATAGGAGTAAACTCTAAATCAACTATTATTAAGCATGGTGATGTAGAAAGAACCGATAGTAGAAACGAAGGTGTAACTGTACAGTTAGGAGATCAATTTGATATGACTGTTGCAGTTTCTTCTAATGACAAAGGTCATATCACTGGAACTACTAATAGAAATATAACTATTAGTAAGGTGCTTCCAGATGGAACAACAGCTACTACTCAACCAGCATCAGATAATTCTAATAAAGTAGCTACTACTTCATTCGTTAAGAGTGCATTTGCAGAAGTTGATGCAATGACTTATGAAGGAGTTATTGCTGGTACAGCTACAAGTCCTGGAGCATTTACTCCTGCAAGTAACAAAGGTAATGTTTATAAAGTATCTACTTCTGGTTACATTAATGGAGTAAAGGTAGAAGTAGGAGATATGTTAATCTGTAATACAGATGGAACTGTAGCAGCTAACTCTTCTAACTATACTACTATAGCTAAGAATTGGGATATTATCCAGACTAATATAGAAGGATATGTACTAGAAGATAGACAAATCATTGCAGGTGCAGGTTTAGCTGGAGGTGGCTCACTAGCTGCTGATAGAACAATTAATGTAGTTTCCGCTGATGATGGTATTATAGTTAATGCTGATAGTATTAAACTTAATATAGTAAATGACTACACTACTGGATCTTCTACTAGACCTATTAGCGCTGTTAAAGTAAAGAATCTATATGAAGAACTTACTACTAAATACCTACCATTAACTGCAGGTTCTAGTAAGAAACTAATTGGAGACTTAGTGTTTAATGGAGCTAATGGTTCAAGTGTAGTTTGGACTTTAGATGATGTTTCCAATTCTGGATGGGAAAGAGGACTACATTTTTGGGATGGAAGTAAAACTGTAGCAAATATAGGAGTATACGGAAATACTTCAAACGGAACTACTACTATTAGTTATGCTTTTGTCTCTCCTACTGGAAATTATAGTGATGGCTTAAATTTAAAAGTATACCCTAATGGTAATGTTACTACTGGTAATCATTTATTAGCTGGAGGGAGTGTGTATGCTTATGGTAAGCAAGTAGTATTAGGAGATTCTATAACTACTGCTCCCTATCTTAAACCTTATGGTTCATCTACTAGTATAATAGCAGTTCATGGACCAAATGAATCAGCTTGTTCTATATTAGCTAAGTCAATATTAGTATCATCTACTTATGCAGATAATACCAAAATACCAGAATATGGAATTTATTCTAAAGGTGCTGTTAAGTCTAGCACTGGATTTACATCTGATTTTAGACTATCAGACCTTAATATAGCTAGAACAGGCAGTGATGTATTACATATATCTTCATTTGCTGGAGATAATACTGTAGTTAATAGACCAGCAACAGATCCTATAAGTGGACAAATAATTAATGATGGTGTAGCTCTTACCTATTTCTGGGCAGGAGATTTTGCATTTCAGTTAGTTGGGGATATTGATGGTACTGGAATGGCATATAGAAAGTATACTCCTTCCACTGGAGCATCTACTGCATGGAAATTCTTAGCTGATACTAACTGGGTTAATACTAAAGTTGGAGATTATGTACTTAAATCAGGAGATACAATGACTGGTGCATTGTCATTACCTTACTTAACAAGTACACAACCACAGTCTGGATGGACTTCATCCAAAACTCCTAGTGACTATAAAGCAATGTCTTTATACATTGAAGATGATTACCAAGGCGGAAGTGGTATTTCCTCTTATGGTACTGTATTAACTGTTTCTGGAAGGAATTCACATTGGGTTAATCAAATAAGATTCACTGCAGCTTCATCAGAAATATCCATAAGGTCTTGTAATTATGCAGCGGATGCCTCTACTAGACAATTTACAGCTTGGAAAACATTACCTGATAAGGATTACATAAGTGCTAATTATCTTAAACTATCTGGAGGAACATTAACTGGTCAGGTGATTATTTCAGCTGCATTAACTAATCCATTCAGAATAAACAATACTAATTCTAGTGGGAATGAATGTTTTCTTAAAGTTCAATTGCAAGGAACTGATAAAGCAGCAATAGGATTCTTGTCTGGAAGTGGAAGCTACATTCATAACTATGAAAGTAGTAAATATTTATTTGTAAAATCTGATGGTGCTTATTTTGGAACTCCAAGTTCTAATACAAGAGTGCTTACTACTAGTGATGTTCAAATACTTCCAGCTTCTTATAAGAATGATCCTAATTCTTTACCTATAAATCAAATATTTTATGCTGAAACACAAGGAGTTACAGGTACTCCTACTGCTAACGGTTTGATTTTAAGTGCTCAAGGTAATGATGAAGGTATGCAATTCTGGACAGGATCTGATAGAACTTCATTATACTTTAGAACTAAGTGGACTTCTTATGGCAATTGGATTCAGTTAGCTGATAGATCCTATGTTAGTGGTAATTATTTGCCTTTAACAGGGGGTACAATGAGTGGTTCTATTACTATTCCAGGTAATACTGGACAGTCTCTTATAGTAACTGCAAATGAATCCTCTAATTATGTTAATGCAGTAGTTTACAAAAAAGGAAATACATCGCATGCTGCAATGATGGGATACCATTCCACTGGAGGAACAATTGAAGGTACAGGAGCAATAATTTTAGTTCCTTATCCTACTGATACTAATGCTTGGGCAAAAACTGTAGGTTTATATATTGCTAAAAATGAGTTATTACTAGATGGAAATGCAGTTGCTACACAATCTTGGACTACTAGTCAAGGATATATAACCTCATCTGCACTTAGTGGATATGCAACTCAAAGTTGGTGTAATAGTAATTTTGCTTCACTGTCAAGATTTACTGCTACAGGTTCTTACTCTACCATTATTTCTATGGGAAATGAGATGTGTATAGGCAATAAAAACCAAACCACTAATGCTGCTGATTTTATGGTGAATTATAGGGTTCCAACTGGTTGTACTTATGCTCCAACCAATTTTGTTTTTAGAGCAGGATCATCAACATCTTGGGCTAATATTTATGCTGGGAACTTATATATGAGTAATAACTTAGTTGCTACTCAATCATGGGTTAATTCACAAGGATTTATAAAATCTACTCCAACCCTGTCTCTAACAACTACTGGTTCTGGTAATGCAATAACTTCTATTTCAGTAAGTGGACATAGTATTACAGCAACTAAGGGGTCTACATTCCTTACTTCTGCATCTAACTACTATACTACATCTGCAACTTTTGTTCCCGCAGGAGTGACAGCTACAAGTGGAGGAGCAGGAGGGGTTCATAGATTTACTAGAAATGATGGTGGAGCTTATGATTTGAGGATTAGAAGTATAGGTGGATATTATACAAGTGGAGGACCTGAAAAGCCTAGTGCTTTTAATGATAGAGGTTTATACCTGCAAATGTTAGGAGGAAGTAACTTAGGATTAAGCAGTGTAGCTAGTTACTTTGATGCATTGATAATTAACTCCTATATTTCAGATGTTCCTAATTGTAATGCTTTAGTATTCCCTAAGGATGGATCAGCTAGAGGTTATATAGTAGCACAAAATCCTAACAATTCAGATTGGGGAACCAAGTATGAAATTATTACTACTGGCAACATATCTAGTCAATCAGTAAATAATGCTGCTAATTTGGGAGGAGTTGCTGCAGGTAATTATCTACAATATTATGGTAGAGATATTACAAACTGTAATGCTGCTAATGCTATTGTACAAGGTATGCATGGATTCAGTGGAACTCCTACTAATGGACCTGGTGGTGCATCTTATTTGGCTATGATGGCAGTTAGAAACTCTGATGTGGGATTCCAACTTGCTGGAGGATATACTAGTGATAATCTATACTTTAGAGGATGGTCAAGTAGTGGAAGTAACTTCTATACTTGGAGAACTGTAATTCATAGTGGTAATATAGGATCTCAATCTGTGAATTATGCTACAAGTGCAGGTTCAGCTACTACAGCTTCTAAATTAGGTTCTTCAACTGTAGGTAGTGCAAGTAAACCTATTTATTTAAGCTCTGGTACTCCCACAGCTTGTACACTATCATTCTGGAGTGGAACTCAAGCTCAATATGATGCAATTAGTTCTAAGGATGCTAATACTATCTATTTCGTTACAGAATAATAATTTATAAATTAGACATAGAAGGCGTTTCTGAGAAAATACTCGGGAACGCCTTTCTTTGTGCTACCTAAGAATAGAATCAAGTTATGCAAAAATATTTGTTATAAAAAGCTTGGTAGCATTCTTAAAAGTTGTTATATTTGCATATCAGTTTAGGATAGAGGGTGGACACCGAAATCTAAACTACAGGTTGCAACCTAATCGAGATATTCATTAACATGAGACTAAAAACTAAAATCATTTGGTATGGATGAAGCTGAAGATAAGTTCGGTACAAAAGGTAGAACTAATGCCGCACTTACTCTTGGTATTATTGGAACTGCTCTAGGCGCATTTACTGGAAACAATGGATGCGGCGGAGGTAACGGTATTCTTGGTGGTCTTTTCGGAGGAAACAATGGAAATTGTTTAGCTGAAAGAGCTATGCAAACCGCTATGTTGCAAGGTGAAGCTTCACAAAACTTATCATGGGCTAACAGAGTTGATTCTATGCAAGGCGACGTAGATTTGTATGCTTACATCAACGGAAGAGTTCTTGATTTAAACAACAGAGATTACGAAGGTAGAATCGTAGATCAAAGAGAAAAGTGTAATATGTACATTGATCTTTTGAGTAGAGATAACGTTCAAAACATGACTTTTGCTTCTGAATTAGCAAAAGCTAGAGAGAAAGATGTACAAGAGAAGAGTGATATATTTGAAAGATTAAGTACTAGAATCAATGAACTTGAAAAGAAAGAAGTAGCTACTGCTACCGCTTTACCTTTGATGTTTGAATTGTCTAGAGTTAAATCTGAAAAATATACCGATGATTGCTGCTGCAAGGCTGAAAAGCAAAACTTGATATCAGACGCTTATCTACAAAGACAATTAGATACTAAGATAACTGGAGAGTTGAAGTATGCTTATAACAACTTATGTGCTCCTGTTCCTAATATTAGCCCATTATACTGTTCTCCATTCACCACTTATGGTAGCGGGACCACTTGGACTGGCTGCTGCAATGGTAGTGGAAACTGTCAAGGTCAGTAAGATATGAAAGGAGACTTATTAATTTAGGTCTCCTTTATTTTTAACTGTTAAAAACTATTATAATGGAAGTAAAGACTACAGCATTTGGACAAACTGGATTAATTCTAGAATTTAATACCTGTTTACCAGATACAGCTAATACAAGTATAGCACCACTGTCTACAATAACTGCAACTCAACGTTATGCTGAAGTATATAACAATGCTACCTCTGGTGCAGCTGCTTATATACAAATTACTAAGTTAGACGTGATACATAACTTAAGATATACAGATTGTAAAGGAAATGTAAAGGTTCTTACTGAAACTACTTCAGTAATGTTAGGAACAGAAGCAACTTCTGAAACTCCTACTACTATAGTTCCTAGAATTAACAAGATATTGGATGTATTAATTCCAGATGGAGTTAAGATTGTTACTCAAGAAGTAATATCTGAATTACCTACTTCGGTTCCTTATAAATCGCATTGTGCATACTCTGTATTTACTATTGAACCTCCAGTAGAAGCACCAGCTCCAGCTAATTAATAATTGATTATGTTCGGTACTACCCCATTTGGAAGTAACTTATCTGATTTGCAGGCTAATTATTGGAATCAAATCCAAGCTATGCAACAGATGGAAGCTGCTAAGAGGACTGAGACTCCCCTCTTAGACTTAATTAGTAAAGAAGTAGCTTCATTATCACAAGATGAACAATCTGCCTTAGCTGGCACTCAAGAGTATCAAGCGGCTAAGCAAACTTACGAAGCAGGATTCATGGCATTTTTAGGAAATAAATTTTCCCAAGAATATGTATCCTCTGCCGATGGTAAAGTTGCAGCTGAAAACTTATTAAACACGATACGTAAAGCAAAAGAGCGCATAAGCGTAGAACTTAAGGCAAGACAGGAAAAGATGAATGCAATGCTTTCTTTGTTGGAGAATGATCCTGACATCAAAAAGAAGTATGACGAAATGATGATTAATAAACAGTAATATGGTAAGTGATAAAGAATTATTAATACAGGCGGCAGAAAAATATGCTAAGGGGATAGCTAAAAACCTTTTTGGTTTCAGCACATTACCCACACAAACACTAATTACCTACATAGTTAGAAATTGGGTAGATAAACACGGTATGATCATAGATCTACTAGTGGATAAGGACGATAATATAAATATTAATATGCTCGGAGATGCATTAAAGTCAGAGATGCAAGCCAATGGAGGCTTTACAGTAGGTAAGATTAGATTTAACGATAAAGACGTTGATGAGTTGTTAAAAATGTTCAACGATCTTAAAAACAGAAATTAACATTTAATGCCATTGGTGTGTCCACACTGATGGCATTTTTAATTAAGCCAACTTATGAAATTAGTATTAGAAAGAACATTTAGAGGAAGTGCCTATACAATAGGCAAATTATATGTAGATGGAGATTATTTTTGTGATACATTAGAAGATGTAGATAGAGGATTATCCTCTGATATGCCATTAAGTAAAATTAATGAGAAGAAAGTATATGGAGAAACTGCCATTCCTACAGGAACTTATAAAGTAGTAATGAATGTAGTTAGTCCTAAATTTAAAGACAGGGCATGGGCTAAACCATGGGATGGTAAATTACCTAGGTTAGAAAATGTGCCTGGATATGAAGGAGTACTTATTCATGTAGGTAATAAAGCAGAAGATACCTTAGGTTGTATTCTAGTTGGACAAAATAAAGTAAAGGGTCAAGTAATTAATTCAACTGCAACCTTCGATAAACTAATGGACCTATTAACTCAAACTAACGATATAACAATTAAAATTTATTAATAATGGCAGATTTAATAAGACAAGAACAGTTCCTAGGCAGTCGTAAGAATATAGTAGGAGATAAGAGTACAGATCTTGTCTTAGAGACTATAGGAAAGGTTTATATAAAGACACAAAATAAGTCCAGACTACTAAATGAACTATTTACAGCTATAGATAATTTAGAAGAAGGTACCAACATTATGATATTAGAGAATGGTCAAACCATTCAGAACATAGAATATTCAGGCGATAATAAGTTAGTTTACGATCCTACATTAGGAATACTATATATTACGCTAAACAATGAATATATTCCTTTAGTTGATAAAAGTGGAGGAGAAAACTACGTGTCAAAAACTGGAGATACTATGACAGGGCAATTAGAATTTATTATAGAAGATTCTTCTTTACCTCCTTTCATTATAAATTCCACGACTTTAATAGAAAATCTTAACGCTCAATACTTTAATGGCAAGAAATCAGAGGAATTTGCTATTAAAGCTAATAATGAGAATATAAAAGGGGATTGGACATTTTCTGGGAATAACAATTTTGAAGGAAATAATATTTTTAGTGGAGTAGCATACTTTGATACTCAATTGGAAAGTGCAAGTGGTTTTGCACCTGGGATGAGTGGGTATGGATGGCAACTAGATAGCGTTACAAACACTCTTACAGTAGATAATCTTATTGTAAGAAAAATAGCTCAATTTAATAGTGATGCCGAAGAAATGTCCTTAATTGTTTCTGGATCTAATGGATCACTATGGACCGCACCTTCAACTAAAGTAACAGCGGTATCTTATATAAACGTAATATTAACCACGGAGATTACTAAGGTTACGTCTTTAGGAGAAAGAACTAGTTACACAAAAGGAAACATAGAAGAATCTACAAGTAGTACGGATCTGCATGATACAAATTTTAACTATGATGGTAATTACAATGAGATATATAATTATTGGGATTATTTTCAGGGAGATTACTTCTATTTAGAGGCGTACAGTGATTTTATAAATATTGGAGATATACTGAGATGCTACAGAGATTCCGATTCTGGAAAAGTCTATTACGATTGTGTTGTAACTAACATATCTGAGGGCTTAATAGTTAGATGCTCTGAACTAAATAATAATGCCTATACCCTATTACCAGGCAAAACCAAGAAAATAGAAGATTTTAGTTCTGATTTAGTAGAAGAGTCAGAAGATGATGATGAAGAGAGTATAAATAACTATATTTCTATACCATCTTTAGGAGATGTATTAGTAAAAATAGGCAATCTAAGTGGAGAAGTAGGATTATATCAAACTTGGATAGAAGATGATTCCCCTTCTATGTTATTATATGAAAAAATAGATACTCCTAACTATAAAGAACTAAAGGAAGTTAAAGAAATAGTTACTGATCCAGAAACAGGAGCAGAATCAGAAATAATTCATACTGTAAATAACTTATCAGCTAAAGTAGGAGTATTGGAGAATATATATGATCCAGTATTAGAGCCTAAAGGAGTAGGTATATATTGTAAAAATTCATTTGTTAAAGGAGATTGGTTTGTTGGAACTGAAACCAATGGATGGTTAGCTACTAATGGATCAATCACTTACATAAAAGCTAAAGTTCCAGCTGGATTGATACTTAATGAAAATGGACAAATAGACAGCTTTAGTAAAGAGTTTGATTTGTTTACTGAAAATGTGAAGTTCCCTGCAACTTTACAATCAGATTGGAATGAAGAAGATATTACTAAACCATCTTTCATTCTTAATAAGCCTAGTATATATTTGAAGTCAGAAATTGATCAATTATTTATATCTAATCAAGCTGACTGGAATACTACAGATACTAGTTCTCCTTCTTATATAAAAAACAAACCAGATGTAGCAGCTTTAGGTAGTTGGAAAACTACTAGATTAACTGCAACTGTTGAAGGTTTCCAATTTGTATTTTCATTTAAGAGAAATGATGCTTTAAAAATGTACTTGGGAACACTAACATTTCCTTCTGGAGCTATGGAACATGATTGGACAGGAGACAATTATACTGGAACTGACATATTTAGTGGATCAAGTTGGATGAATTTATGGTCTGGAATTGACATTAGATATACTACTTGTATACAAAACACTCCTGAATATGCAGAACATAATAGAGGTATTAACTTGTACGTATCTAATAGCTCCCTTAAATTGTGTGGTCAGTCTTGTAATACAGCTCAAATGGCTATGGGATATTTAGACTACTATCATACCTTTACTGGACCATATAGTCTGTACTAGAATATTTAATAAATTGTAGATAATTAGATAATATACATTCTCCTTGCCAAATACGTTAAAAGCGTTTATCTTTGCATTGAACTTTAAAAATGAATTAATATGGAATATAAGCTACATGACTTAGACTTAGACGACGAAGAAGGTTTGATGGATGATCCTCAAGACAAACCATTTGATCCAGAGCTAGATGAAAAGCCTTGGATGGAAGGACCAAACTACCAAACTGAACAAACAGAAGATCCTGAGCCTCATGAGGACCCAGTTGATGAAGACCTAGTTACTATGATTCTTAAGACAAAAGGAATTAACCCAGAAGCAATTAAGATTGCTAATGAAGAAGGTGAAGTGGAAGAGATTCCATTTAATTCTTTGTCTAAAGAAGAACAACTAGCAATTATATCAGATCAACCAACTGAGACAGATTATGACCTTGATGATACTGAACTTGAATTTCTTAACGAATTGAGAACAGAAGGTCTAACACCTCAAGAGTACTTAGAACAATATAGACTTCATATTCTCCAAGAGGCTATGCAAAATCAAGAGCCTTCATATGAATATGAGGTAGATCAAATTCCAGATGATGAACTGTACCTATTAGATCTGAAAAGAAGAATTCCTGAACTGACTGATGAAGAAGCAAAGCAAGCCTTAGACCACGAAAAATCTAATGAAACACTTTATCAAAGAAAAGTAGCAGGCATTAGAACTGAGTATAAGGAATTAGAAGAAGCTAAAATACAGCAAGAGGAGCAACTCAGACAAGAGCAGCTCAAACAACAAGCTGAAGCTTACGAAAATGAAATCATAAAGGCAATTCAAGAAAATGACACCATAGATTTAGGCGATTCTGAGCTATCCCTGTCAGAAGATGATATGAATGAAATAGCTAGCTTTATACTTGATGAAGATTCAGCTGGAGTCAGATATATCGCAAAGGCTTTGAGTAATCCTCAAACTTTGGTAGGAATGGCATGGTATGCGTTAAAGGGCCAAGAAACGTTTAGTCAGATTTCGGACTATTACAAGCAACAGATCAAAGAGGTAGCCAATACTAACTATAATAAAGGTTATGAGGATGCCAAGAAAGGAAATCAAAAAAATGCGGCTAAAACAGTAGTAACTAAGAAAACTCCTACTGCCAAGCCTGGAAAAACAATAACTATTAATGATTTAGATTAATAAAACACAATTAGTATGATAGTAGCAAATTTCGTGACTAATCGTCCTACAATGGGCGAAACAAGAACTTATGAAGATTTCTATAAATTCTTGGGAACTAGACCAGCTAGACTAGGTGTAGTTGCAAGACTTTATCCTGAATTGACTGCATCTTACTTGACTGAGGCTCTTAGAAACATATTCTATATGGACGCTAAATCAGATTCCAAGTACAGAAGCATTGATTCTATGTATTTTGAATGGGAAGTAGAAACAAATTACATCAAGAGAATTTATTTCGCAGACGTTCCTACAGAAACAGGAGAGAATGGCGGAGAAATTACCATGGCATTTACTGAAAAGTACTATGAGAAGAATGATATCTTCAAAATAGACAAGACCATGCAACAATGCTTCGTATTGAATCATCCAGTAAGAAAAGCAGATGACTATTGGGAGTACACCGTAAGATTGATTGATAATGACTATTCAAGTACACTTGATGTTAGTGGTTGTCAAATTGGTGATACTACTAGATTCCAATCTAATGCATTCCCAGAAATGCACGAAGAAGGACACGTTAAATATCAATCCAACATTGAGAAGCACAGAGGTTACATTACAACTCATAGAGTTGACGATACTTATTCTTCTCTTTACAAAGCACACGAAAATGTATTCGTAAGCATTGGTAAGGGAGAGGGTAATGGTCACGTAACTGAAACCATTTACAAGATGGATAAGACTGAGGCTAACTTGCTGAAGAACTTCTTGTATGTAAGAAATAATGGTTTACTGTTCAACAAAACTAATGTTGACGCTAACGGTAAATCAACTATCTTTGACCCTGACACTGGAAGACCAATTTATATTGGTGATGGTATTATTCCACAGGTAGAAAGATTCGCAAGTAAATACTTCTACAACAAACTAACTGTTGATGCATTTACTACTGCACTTTCTCAACTTACTGAGAAATCAGAGAATCCAACTGGTAATAAGTATGTTGTTATCTGTAATGAGAAAGCTTGGACTGATGTACAAACCGCTCTTTCTGAATGGTTAGCAAGATTTAAAACTTGTGGTACTTATCTATGGTCTAAGAAAGCTAACGGTTATGTAGATGTAGGTGCTACTTTCCAATCTTATGAAATCGGAGGTAACTCTATTTCATTTAAGGTAGATAGAACATTCTCAAGAGAATATGGTTCAGATAAAGGCTTTATGATGATGATTGACCTTACTTCTGATAAAGTAAGTGGTGAACCAGCAATTCAGATGTTTACTTTGAAAGGTGGAGACTTCATCTCTAATAAATATCCAGGTGTTGGTGGATTAGATGGATTAAGCTCAGGTATTGTTTCAAGTCCTGTTGCTGCATCTAAGTTAATCAACTGGGGTTACAGTGGTGTTGGAGTATTCTCTCCATACAGAAGCTTTATAATGAAAGAAGTTTAATAAAATAAAAGAGATTAGTAAGGGTTGGCATTGAGACCAGCCCTTACATACTTTTTATATAAAAAATGAATTAATATGAGTGATACAACAGGAGCTGTCCTAGGTAAGGACATGATTATTCTAAGAAGTGTATATGGTAAAGTAGGAATGAAATACTACTTAAATCCAGTAAAAGATCCAAGAAGTGGAAGATTTCCAGAATGTGTAAAGCCAGTAAACAGTAATGGAGATATGATCCTTACTGATGCTGAAAGAAATAGTGGTAAGGTCTATATAGCCATTAATAGAATGTTTGTAGTAGAAGACGGAACCACATTTGACTTAAACGATCCATGGGATAAGGCTGAATGGGAAGCAATTCAATTCTCTCCAGTAATTGCTTTGGCAAGAGATCAAAGAGATGCCAAAGGTAATCTTTTGATTGATGGAGATAAGAAAAGATATGGAACTGCTGAATTATATGTTGAAAGACCTGGATATGCTACTGCTAAGAGAGTTAGCAAGAAGAGACTTATTCATGATGCAGAGGATTATATTTTACGTGATCCACAAGGAGCAGAAGGTAGACTTAAAATGGCTAAGTTACTTGGAAAAAATATGAGAAATGCTCCAGATGCAGACATTGAAGACTTCTTGTTATTAATTGCAGAAAAAGATCCAGAAAAGATCATTAACTTATATAGAGGAGATGATATTAATCTTAGATTGTTATTCATTGACGCTAAGGATAAAGGTATTATATACATCAAGAATAAGGTATACTTATATAGTGAAAACCAAATCGTATTAGGTGCTACTGACGATGCTGTAATCACTTGGATGAAGGATATCAGAAACAGAAAGGTATTAGAACTTATTAGAAGAGAAACTTATCCTGAAATGTATGAACTCGACCAGCCAAACTACGAGATGAAAATTAAAGATGGGGAAAAAGAAAAGTTTCCATCAAACGGACAGAAAAAATAAAATAAATGACTGCAAAGCAAGTTTATGAAGGTGTATTGGTGGAGCTAAATAAAGTAGAAGCTCCATCATTATTACTTGAAGACTTCAACTATCTATTTAATAAAGCCATAAATCAATATACTAATAAAAGGTATAATATTTATGACATTAACCAACAAACTACTGATGATCTAAGAGTTTTAAAAGGATCAGCCCCTAACTTACCAGTTAAATTGGCTTCTTCTCTTTATGGAACTCAGACTGGAATTAATTCATTGTACGGTGCTACTTATGAGGTAAATTTACCTAGTGATTATTTACATATACTTAGTTGTATGTGTAATTTTAAAGTCAAGAAAACTCACAAGTGCTATGATGCTGATACATATGTACAGTTTCCAGCTAGAAGACTAACCGCTGACTTATGGTCACAAGTAGTAAATAACTTCTATATGCGTCCTATGTATAAGAGACCATACTTCTATATACATAACGTAAACACAAGTTCAGTTAATCCAACTAACCCTTATGTTGCTGCTACTTCTGATACACCAGCACATGGTACTGATATTACTTCAGCCACTTCAGATAAAGCAACATCATCTACAGAGGTTACTGGAGGTCTTCCAAGAACTATTCAACTAGGCAAAGATATTTCTAATCAAGTCGATGCAGTAGAAAGAGCAGGACAAATTAGATTTGGAAACTCTTCTCCAGTTAGAATGGAAATCAGATATGGTAAAGACAATACTGTATTTGAGTTGATATCAGTAGACGTAGACTATTTGAAGACACCTCAAACAATAAGACTAACTCAAGAACAGTTAGATCAAACAGAAGATACATCACAAATCATGGAATTCCCAGATTATGTTTGTCAAGAGATTATAAATGAACTGGTACACCTGATACAGGCGGGTTCTGGTGATCCAGCAATCCAAATACATCCAGCAGTTACACAGTCTATTGCCAATCCAGTTCAGCAAGAGACACAACCTAAAAAATAGTTAAGCTATGTTTAATTACACAAACACAATCCTATTAAACACAAACCTAGATTCTAGTGGAAAAGCAAAATGGACTTCTCAAGCCGAGGTAGCAGCTGATCCAGAAGAAAGTATTGAAGCTGTAGAAGGTAGCTTCGACGTAAAAAGATTTATGAAGTTCATGAAGAGCAACGTGGCTTCTATATATAAGAAAAAAGCTGTTGATCCTACTTTGGGCAAGACTACACTTACTATCACTAATCAAGGTGAAGGAAGTTATAGATTAGCTTTGTATGTAAGATTGGAAGGATGCCAAAATTCATACTACTCTAATGACTTCGTGTTCAAGGGAAAACCTCTTTACTATGAATTCCCAGTTAAGACTGGAGAAACTTCTGCTCAAATTGCAACCAAGGTTGCTAAGTTAGCAAAGCATCTTCAAACTCTTTTCAATGATTATAAAAGTATGGAGGTAACTGCAAATGGTAATAACTTAGTTCTTACTGCAGCTGATGAGTTCTTAAGATTCACCAGAGTAGAAGTACAAAAGTTTAATCCGAATGCAGGCATTAATGGTGGAGCATTTGAAACTTTCATTACTGCAACCACTGCAACAGATCCAGATTATGACGGAACTAACGTTATTGTACAAGGTACTTTAGGATTTGGTACTTACTATCAAATTACTAAGGACTTGAGACTTCCTACTATGGAAGCTAGAAGATACAAAGCTCTTAATGAGGAAGAACTTCCTATCCCAGGTTCTAAATATAATCAATATACTGTTAAGTATGTTAAGAATAGAGGACAAGTTGGAGGTGGAGCTTGTGTTGGACAAGATGTTACTTCTATTACTACTCATGTATTCTTCGTTAATACTACCATTTCTGATGCATTTGAAGCAGGATTGGCTAATGTAGGTACTATTAAAGAAATTACTAAAGGAAGATCTTAATAAAAGGTAACTAAGCTTTATAAGGGCGGCGGCACTTTAGTCGTCCGCCCTTTCTTTTTATAATTATGGGATATTACGAAAAGCTATCATCAGCCATATATAATGATGTAGTAAGTGGTCTTAGAGGATACTCTTCTAATCCTACTATGTCTATAGAACAATTAGAAGATGATATAATAGATGAAAGATTACAAATAATCAAAGAGTATACTTTAAGAGGGATAGTCCCAATGAAAGACTTATTAATGTCTATAAACTGTATTCCAGTTGATTGTAAGTCTATTGATAAGTGTAGATGTGAAAGATCTGCATGTGAAACAATTACTGCCCATTTCGAAATACCACAAGTACTCGGAGATTATGGGAAAGCTTGGATTGAATATTTGGGAAGTACAGATAAGAATCTGTCTTTTATAGTATATACAAACCCTGTGATTAAAAACTATCACAAGTATAGAAAAAGAGGAAAAAATAAACCATATGTATGGATTGACATGACTCCAAACGAAAATAATATGTTTGATGCATACATCTTTAATGCTCCTCTAATAGAAAGTGTATCAATAGTTGCTGTATTTAAAGATCCTAGACAATTAGACGATTATGGATGTTGTCCTATTACGGATGTTAATAATATGACTTTTATTGATGCAGAGATTAAAAAAAGACTAACTGAGAAGAAGCTAAGATACTACAGACAATTAGCTGCTCCTATTGAACCTAACGATCAAGTACCAAAGTAATATGGAAAACTTTAATTCAGCTATGTTTATGGCTAATCTCCTTTATGATTTGGAGATGCAGCCAGAAGACTTTGAAGAAATTGGCTTAATAGCCTGGGGTTTGATTGGCAACAGACAAACTCGATTATATAGATTTAAAGGAAGAGTTAATTGTGTAGACAATAGCTTGGACTTACCATGTAATGTGGACATTATAGAAGCAGTTACATATAATCATGAAGATTGGAATTATACTACAAATGTAAATGCAAATGGAGACTATAATTCTCAGTTTGTAGAAACTTATATAGAAGCAAGAAAGTTATACGATAATCCTTTGTATATTCCAGGAAAATATGCTAAATTTACACAGTCAGGAAATACATTGTATTTCGATAATGATTACGGTGAAGTAAATGTATTATACAAAGGGATAATAGTAGATGATGATGGATTGCCATTTATTAATGAAAAGGAGAAATTAGCCATTGCTACTTATTGTGCATATGTTAAAAAGTTTAAAGAAGGACTTATAACAAATAATGCTAATATTATTCAGGCTGCACAATTACTAGAGCAGAAGTGGCTTAAACAATGTGATGCGGCTAGAGTACCTATTTATTTGAATCAAAATGAAATGAATGAGATACTTGATGCTAAGACTTCTTGGAATAGAAAACTCTTTAATAAATCATATAAACCAGTTAAGTAATGAACTATGCTACAGGTTATGCATTTAATGTTTATGAAATGTTATATGAGTTCAACTGTAAGAAATTAAAACTTACTACTAAAGGATGTAAAGAGTTAATTTCTACTCCAGATAGAAAATACATGGTTTCTAAGGTTTTCGTTCAAAGTGTAAAGCTGATATTAGAAGATATTATCTATAATAATGCTACTTTCAGGTTGCCTACTACAACAGAATGTTACTTTTATCTAAAGCCATTTAGAAATGAACAGTTTGTTAAGTTTAGAAGAATGGGCAGGTGGAGAGAAGTAGATTTTATAGAAACTAACTATACTGGATATCAGCTTACCTTTAAGTATAAATCTGGAAAGCTAATGCTAGAAAAGCCTATCTATTTATGCCCTAAGTATAGAGATGCAATAGTTGAACACATTAATAATGGACAGATGTATCATGATGGAAATGTAAAAACACTTAAAGACTATCTTCCTACTATGCATGAGAAGTTTCCAGAACTTGTACCCTCAGACGTAGATTATATGTTGAAACAAGCTTGGAAAAACATACCTAAGTTTACCTTTAGAAGAGCTGATATACTTATCAGTTATAGTAAGGAAAATTTATGGATGTTAATAGGATATTTACGTAGAAATCCTGTAGCTCATTTGGAATATTATACTAGGAAATATGCTTTAAAGTGTAGAACTTTCTATATATTAAGGAGAACTAAATGGGACGGATATTACTATTTTGGAGTTACTCAAAAGGAATTAGAAGAATTTAAGTCTACACTTGGTAAGAGAGGGATTAGAAAGAATAAAATATATACTTTTAAATCAAAGGTATTATATAGAGTATTTGAAGAGGCTAATTACAGAGGAAGAAATTATTTCGCCATATTAAGAATTACGCCTCCTACTTATCTAGGATACTCCTATTATAAAAATGAACTTAAGTGTAAAACTCCAGAGATAGTTCTAGAAAGACCTCCATTGAAGTTTAAAGATATACTTGTAGCAAATAATAAATAAAATAATATGGAACAAACAGTAAATACGTTCAATGATGGTATGATAACAGATTTGAATCCGTTATCTACTCCAAATAATGTTCTTACCAGTTGTCTTAATGGTACCTTTATAACATATGATGGAAATGAATTTGTACTTCAGAATGATATGGGTAATGGTAGAGTAGAGACTGCATATTTGCCCTCTGGATATGTTCCAGTAGGGATGAAAGAATATGGAGGTATAATTTATGTTGCTTCTCATAATCCTATTAGTGGAAAAAGTCAGATAGGATCGTTTCCTTCTCCAGAAAGAAATTTAAGCGATACTGAACTAGGAGCACCTACCAAAACTATTCAAATTAACTCTTCTCATCAATATGATAAACTGGAGCTATTTGAATCACAGGAACAAAAAATTAGACCTGGAGATAAGTTCGCAATATCAATATCTGGAGCTAATCTAGAAAACTATGTAACAGATTATAATACTGTAGGAAAAAGATATATAAAGCTAAAATTAGCTGTTCAAGATTCTAATAATAATTTAAAAATTATTAGTGATGAACTTAAACCAATAGACCCCCAGACTGGTAAGTTCTTAACAGAGGAACAAATTAATAAAGGGCAAATAGGGTTTTGGGCATCTATACTGTCAGAGGGAGACTTAAATGCAGCGGACAAACATATCTATAACAATAAATTAATGGGTAGATTAGTTATCATAGCAGAAGCTGAAACATTGTCTTCATTTGAGATAGACTGGAGTAGTATTTCTAATCCGAGTAATGAGTCCAATCCTTATACCTTACAGTTTGAATTATCAGCAAAAGACTGGGAAAATATATACAAAGGAGTTTCAATTTCCTATTGGCTTGATAATGGTGCAACTACTTCTGGGGATATGCCAGAAACTACTCCTAGTGGTTTTTCTATATCAGAAGTTCCAAAAGAAGGAATTTTTAATATAGATATTACTCCACATACATTTATAGGTAAACTTGAAAATTTTAAAAGAACTTTAAATATAGATCTTTCTAAGGTAAACTCTGGAGAAGTATCTTTGCTCTCTTGGAGATATTATAATGATTTCAATGAATCTGCAAATAATATAACTATTAGTTGGGGATTAAATAATTACTTAGATCAGGATAAATATATAGAGCAAGTAGAATTTAGGTTTTATGACCTTTTTAAAAATGGCTTTGGAGATAGTGAGATGGAGTTAAATGGAGACTCTGCAATAACTTATATATGTGAATCTAGAAAGAATTATAATGGGTATTTTACAGAAAATATAAGCTATGGTAGCTTGCCTAATAGTAGACTTTATCTAGCTAATATATGTATTAAAGTGAGGTCTAGGAATAATAGTAATATCTCTTACAGAAACTTCTATAGATTTTTATATACTACTACTCTCTTTAATCAAGAATATGTTGATGGAACCTATTTAGATTTTAAAGACTGTGATTTTACTACCAATTTATACAGTGTAGATAAAGGTAATATAAAAGATATCCCAGTTAAAAATAATTCAGGAAAATCCAACTCAGAACAAAGTAGTACTATAGACTTTAACAGCCCAGATTCTAGTGTATTATATCCATTTTATAGTAAAAACTATTCAGACAAAGCTAAAATTATAGAAACCAAATTTGTTGCTGATTTAGACGATAGGAATAAATATCCTTTTGACTTAAATCAAGAAGCAATAAATTATAATTATGAATATTTGGATTCTGAGGATTATGTAATCTCTGTAACAGACATTAAGAATATAACTACTAAATCTGGCATTGTTCCTTCAGAGGGATTTTTATTAGGTGATTCCGTATTCCCAGTTAAAGAAAATAATTTTAAAGGCACAATATTCTATATAGGAGATACTGTGACCACAATCAGTGACGTAGATGATAGATTTAAAGTGGGACTTAAAGTACAAGAAGACTCCAGCCGACTTTTGGTAGTATGTAGAATTCCAATGCAATTCTTGTCTTCTAGTTCTAAGTATACCTATTCTGGACAAGTTAAGTGGTATAGGGAGTACATTAATGCTGACAGTATCAAAAATTTATGTGGATATGATGCATATAAAGAAGGAGAATATTACTATAGAAATCATTTATCTATAGGATGTCATGGTACAGGAAAAAGAGATCATCCACAAGTGGTTATGATGTTAGCAGAAAATAATGGAAACTCAAACCCCTACACGATAGAGCCTGATGATGCAACTTTATTATATAACACGGGAGATATGGCTAGAGATAAAAATACTTGGTTTTCTGGTCCAACCAATATGAATACTACATTAAAAACTACTTTTTATAATACATATGGATTCTATCCAAATATTGCAGCAATTGCTGCTTTAGGCAGAAACTGGTTTCGAACTAACAATAAAAGTGGAAAGACTACCAACTATGTCATGCCTCTTTGGAAAGGTACAGATGATAATTATTATATTATTAATTCTTGTTCACAACAGAGACCTACTGGAGGAGCTTTTTCTACAGTGTTGAAGGCTTTCTCTCAGTTATATACTCAACAAGAATGGACTTTAGAAAACCAAACTTATTATAGTGCTGGAGATGGGATTTATAATAAGTCTTGTAAAGCTAATGTTAATATTCAAGTAAAAGTATCTATGACTCAAAAGTCAGAGGTAGATATGTATCAGATAGAAACTGAAAATGGAAATAAGGTTCCATTTACATTAGAATCTATACGCACTAAACTAAATAATGTAAGTTTTTCTTATGGAGAAGAAATTATAGAGGGGAACGCAGTGCTATTAGAAACTCTAACCAAAAACATAGATACAACCAAGCAAACTGAACCTTTTTCCAGTACAATCTCTTACAACTTAGATTATATAATCTCAAATGAAGAGAATATACTAGGAATATTTTATGATGTTACAAATCAATTTCAAGGGACTAAACTTATTAGTAATGGACAGATTTATACAGATAGCTTACAAGAGGGGAAGATCTATGTTATGCAATCTAATAAGCCCGTTCTGTTAGCTAACGCTTCTGGAGGAGACATTGACTTAATTAAAAAACACTTTAATAATCCTAGGTATAACTCTAAAAATAAGGTAACAGAAGTACTATTTAACAAGTATAGTGTAAATAGCTGGGTAGATGGAGAAACTTATAGAATAGGTAATGGAGAAAGGTATTTAGGAGATAACTACTTAATAGGATGTATTGCTCCTATTACTTTTAAGGGCACAAGTTCAGATCCCGCAAAAGAATAACATATGAATACATACAAATTCGGAGCTCCCATTACTGGAGTGATTACTCATAACTTTACTCCAGTAAATTGGGTTGTACATTATGTCTTAACTCAATTAAGACAGAAAGGTAAGATAGTATATGAATATAACCCATTCAGGAATTTGAGAAACACTGAGGGGGAACTAATAGATTTTGATACTGATAAATTAAACTTCAGTTTGAATAATCCAGTGGTGATTACTTGTCAGCCATCTTATGATGGTTCTGTAAATCTTATTCTTAATGACAATTTAAATCCCCCTAGGTTAATAAACTCTAGATTTACAGTACATGAAAATAATACCTACGAAATTGTAGATAGAATTGGAAATAATGATACTAACATATATGATGATAATGACCAATTTCCTACAGATACTTCATTATATAAAAAGGTTACAACACTATTGAATGTAGATTTTAATGGCTTAGGTTATGGAGGAAACTTGAAAGTAGGTAACTATGTGTTCTATTTTAAATATTGTGATGCAGATGGGAACGAAACAGATTTTGTAGAAGAATCTGGAATAGTAACTTGCCATGTTGGAAATATAAATGACCCATTTTCCATTAGAGGGGGAATAAGTGATGAAAATAGTTACAAGACTGTTTCATTTACTTTTCAAAACCTAGATCCAAATTACGAGTATATGCTTATTTACTATACTAGAAGTACTTCTGGAGAAGATGGGATAGAGCAAACCACAGCATTCAAAATTGACAAGAAATTTCCACTTAACAACAAAATAGCTACTTTGACAATTACTGGAAATGAACCAGTGCAGCAGATTACAGTAGAAGATATTAATGTTCAGTATACTATAGTAGATAGAGTTAGAACACAGGACGCTTGCCAAAATATGCTATTCCTAGGGAATATTAACAAACCTACTATTCCATATGAAGAATTAACAGATATTTCTCTTAGAATATACCCATCATATGTAGTAGATGATGCAGGACAAGAAATAGGAATTCTTTCAGATTTATATGATAACACTAATGGAGTGGGATATTATGATGCAAGAAATATCTATAACAAATTAGGATATTGGAATGAAGAAATTTATAGGTTCGGTATAGTTTATATTTTGTCTGACAATACCCTAACTCCAGTTTTTGACATTAGAGGTAGAGATGAAATTCCAATGAATTTAAAAAGTGACAGCTATACTGATTTCCCCTACACAGAAAATGGTTTAAGAAAGTATATTTCTATAGACGAATCTACTTATTTAGTAGACAATAATACTAGTACATTAGAGAACACTAAAGGTGTTTGTAGGTTTTATCACAAACCTAATTCGCATGACATATTAGGAATTAAATTTAATTTTCAAACTAATAATTTACAAGGAGTTGTATTAAAGGATAAGCTATTAGAATTAGGAGTTAAAGGTTATTTCTTTGTAAGACAGAAAAGAATTCCTACCATTTTAGCACAAGCTCTTACTTTAGGATTAGATAATAATAGTGGAATTCCTATGCTTCCGATAGGCAATAAACAATTTTTGGCAGAAAGTTTTATTAATAGTAATGGAGTACTTACTCATAATTTTAATGAGCGAATTTATAAGGTAGAAGAATCCTTCACTACTGTTGGTGCTGCAATATGCCCAGAATTTGAGCAAAGACAGCCCTTTTTTAATAATTTGTTTACTGGTACAGAGTTTGTAACCAAAGTGGCCCCTATCACTACTACTTCTGACAGCTTACAAAAGGCCCCTTCTGAAGAAAGGCTATATACTCCTATAAATTACGGTGCATCTTCTGATGATAACTTTAGAAAAGCTAATATATCAGGATTAGCTGATAATATGGCATTACTTAATGACAATTATTCTAAATTTAGAGGAAGAGGTGGAGAAGCTGAAGAAGCTTGGAAATTTAGTTTTGTGGAAAGAGAAGAAGATATTAACTATAAAAAGAACAAAAAGAATAATATTATTAGAGGATCTTTCGGTCCATTCTTAGGATTATCTAAATATAATGGATCAGTTAATACAATAATTAACATATATGTTCCTGGATATAACAGGAGTAACTTCTTATCTTACTTTAATACTAGATTTACCAGTGATGATCCGTATTTTTCTATAGGAAAAAGACTTTCTCTTGAAGAGGTTGAAGGTACAGTTTTAGGAACATTTTATAGAGGTGATTGCTTTTTATGTAACTATACTCATAGGATGAACAGAAATTTCCAAGATCCAGAAGCACCTACTAATGACGAGATAGTCGATGCAAATACTTGGAAAGATAATTATACTAAAGGTGACAGTGAGAAGAATGGAAAAATTAATAGAGGAGATGTTAATGCAATTCAGTTAGGACATTGGGTTAGTTTTAAAGTATACTCTAATATTAATCTTAATTTAAGAAATACTGATACCAGATTTGTAACTGAAGAAGGTCTTACTGGACAGCCTAGAGGATTTTATCCTTTACAATCCATGTCTATTAATGGTGAATCTAAAATCCCAGAATCTACTATAATAAATGGAGGTATCAGTTCAACTACTTCTGATAGATATAATTATATACTTCCAGATGTACCTTACATAAAAAATAATTATCAGACCAGAATTATATACTCTGATATTGCTGTTAATGATGCATTTAGAAACGGATTTAGAGTATTTCAATTGACCCATTATAGAGATTATCCAAAAACTTATGGTGGATTAATGAAACTTGTAGAATTATTTGGAAATCTATTATGTGTATTTGAGCATGGAGTTGCCCTTATTCCAGTAAATGAAAGATTAGTTGCAGGTGAGGGTTCAGGTGGAAATGCCTTTATTAACACCTCTAACGTCCTTCCTGAGAATCCAAAAATGTTGTCTGATATGTTTGGTTCTCAATGGGCTGAAAGTGTCATAAAGACTCCCTATTTCGTTTATGGAGTGGATACTGTTGGAAAGAAGATATGGCGTACTAATGGTTCACAATTTGAAATCATTTCTGACTTCAAAATACAATCCTTCTTAAATGATAATATAAGTTTAACTGAAAGAGAACTTACTCCAATTATAGGTGTTAGAAATGTTAAAGCTCACTATAATGCTTATAAAGGTGATGTAATGTTTACTTTCTATGATAATTTATATGGATTTGAAGAAAAGGTATGGAATATTTGCTATAATGAAGTGCTTCAAAAATGGGTAACTTTTTATTCATGGGTTCCTTCTTATTCTGAAAACATAGACAATATATTCTTTAGCTTTAATAGGAATACTTCTAAATGGATTACTAAATTAGGAATGACAAGTAAGGATTCTACAAATGCAGATGGTATAGTACTAGACAATGTTATTTTTGATAATCCTTCCGATGAGGCTACAATAAGTATAGTAAATAGAGCATTACCTACTACACAAGATAATGTTGAGTTTGATGTTGATTATGTTTATTCAATAGAAAAAGGTAATTTTGGAGATGAGAAATATTTTGTTATAGAGGGAAACAAACTTAAAGTAGCGAAAAAAGTAGACGATAAACCTGTAACAGCAGAAATACTAAGATCAAAGGCAGTATGGCAATTGAACATAAAAGTGGATATTAATCTTAAGATGCCTCCTGGTGCAGATACAAATATTCAACAATACGTTAATGGCTGGAAAGACTATACAGAAGTCAATTATGGATATTATCAAAGTACTGTAGCAGTAACTAACACACAAGCTCTCAATAATAACTTCTCCGAAGAAGGAAGTAAAGAGAAGCCTAGTCTTACTACTGCTTTTTGGAAACATGGTAAAGCAGGAATAATTGATATACAGGATAAGATTCTTCCAACTAAATGGTATGGAGATCAACATCCATTTGAATTTGAATTTGTTGTTGCAGTGAATCCTACAACTCAAAAACTGTTTAACAATTTGCAGCTTATCTCTAATAAAGCTGCTCCTGAGTCTTTCCATTATGAAATAGTTGGAGAATGTTATTCATTCTCTAATGATAAGCCTAATATGTATTATAGACAAGAAGCTACTAAAGAATTATACCAAAATCTAGGATCTGATATATTATTTAATAGAAACTATACTGATATTGAGGCTAAGAGAAACCCTAAATCTACCATATTCCCTTTGTACTATGCAAGACAAGATACATTTAATGAAATAGAAGACAAGTATGTTCAAATGACTGATCCTACTCATTCACGAGATTATAGAAATCTATCTGGTTCTGAAATAGTGTATGATGAGCGTCTACAAGAGTTTAGAATATTAACTCATATTAAAGGTTCAGACTTTGATAAAGTAGGAAGACTTAGAGGTAACATGAATTATCAAGAAGATAAATGGTTAGTTCAAATTCCTTCTTTAACTTTCATGCAAAAGAATGAGACTTGGGAAAAAACTCCACCATTAGTTTTAAATTGGTTGCCCGATGATTTAACCAAGACTGAAGTTACTGCTGAAGATCTTCCTAATACTTTCGATATGGGAATGTTAGATGTATCTAAATGGACTTATAGACAAGAAGCTAGATTAAGAGATAAATACTTAAAAGTTAAAATTAGATATACAGGAGAAGAAAAGGCAATTATAGTTGCCATTAAAACCCTATTTACGTTAAGTTATGCATAAGATAAGAAAATTTCAATTTGGAGGACAAAATGGGAGTAATTACTTTACTCCCTCTACTCCTCAGTTACCTTTTAATGCTCAGAACTATTTAACTGAACAATTAATGGCTTCTTTACAGCCTTCAGGCTTGGGTTCATTTAACGCTCCCTCTACATCTCAAACGTATGAAGCTGTAAGAACTCCAATGAAGTCTTTGCCACTAGCAGCACCTACTGCACCAACTCCAGAGATGACTCTTACTACTCAACAAGTAAATCCTATAAAAACAAAAGGAGGATTATTTTCTGGAATGAGTGGGGCAAATAATGGTAAGTGGTTGAATAAGACTTTTGGTAAGGAACTTCCAGGAGGAGGAACAGTAGCAGGAGTCGTGCAATCAATTGCAGATCCTATTGCAGAAGCTATTGGTGGACCTAAAGAACATGAAGATAAGGCTATTAAAGGAGTTGGAGATATTGGTAGAGGAGTAATGAGTCAGGTTAATCCAGTTGCAGGCATGGTTAATTCAGTATCTAATGTTGCAAATGAAGGATTAGCCAAACTAATGGGTAAAAGTACTGACTTCTATAACAGATCAGACCAAATTTTTAATCAAGCTACAGATGTCCTTAATATGTTAGGTCCTATAGGTATGGCAGCTAACTTTGTACTGGACTTTGCTAATATAGGCACTGGAACTACAGTAAAGGGAGTAAACTTGTCAGATGAAGCTAAAGCTATGAGAGGTGGTTATGAAGGTACTGTGTCCAGTGCCGAAAAGATGGGAGATAGAACATTCGGAGGTATTTCTAGAATAGGAGGCTCTGATAGAAGATATAGAAAGAAAGTAAGAGCTATGCAGAAAAAGGTTGATAAGATAGAAGATATAGGAGAGGAAGCACAAGATGCTTTTGCCGCTTCTAACAATCCGCTTCTGTATAATAAGAGACAGATGCAGTTAAATGGAGGTTATCAAAGTATGGCAGTAGGTAAAGAAGGTATGAAACTCTTTACAAGTGAACAAAGAGCTTTAATTAAAAAGATATTAGAAATGCCTACTTCAGAGGTTCCCACCTTTAAAGAAGGAGGACAAATTAACGTAATACCTGAGGGTGCATTGCATGCTCATAAACATCATATGGATATAGAAGGTATTACTAATAAGGGTATTCCAGTAGTTACTTTAGAAAAAGGTAACGTAGTACAACAAGCAGAGATAGAGAGAAATGAAATTATCTTCTCTTTAGAGGTTACTAAGAAGCTAGAAAAGCTTAAAGAAGATGGATCTGACGATGCTGCAATTGAGGCTGGAAAACTGCTAGTAGATGAAATATTACGTAACACTGTAGATAATACAGGCTTATTAAAGGAAGTTGACTAATGCTAATAGAAATAGGAGACAAGAAATATGATGTTAAAGTAGCTTCTACAAAAGAAGAGAGAGCCAAAGGTTTACAGGGAGTTACTGAATTAGCAGATAATGAAGGAATGTTATTTGTATTTGACAAGCCACAGACTGTAGGTTTTTGGATGGATGATACAGCTATTCCTTTAGACATTATATTTATAGATGAGGATGAAGAAGTTCTTTCTATTTATAAAGGAAAACCATTTGATAAAACTATAGCTGAAGAAGATAACGTTTTATACGTATTAGAATTAAATCAAAATTCTGGTGTAGAAGTAGGAGACGAGTTAGACTTAGAAACTGACGAAGTTCCTACAATGAAAGTACTTGCTCCCGATGGAGAAGTTCAAATGGAATTAGAAGGAGGAGAACGTATATTCAGTAGAAAGAATACCAAAACTTTAATTAAGATGGCTAAAAGGGCAGACAGATCTAAAGCTGACAAAGATTATAAAGCATTAGGAAAGAAGATGTTCGAATATATAAAAGGACAGGATGATAGGAAACCAGAATATGTACAACTTGAAAAGAAAGACTAGTTATGGCATCTATGATATATAACAAGTTAAAAGTCTCTTTTAATCGACTTAAACAGTTGGAGATATGTATTATACTCTGTATATTTGCAATCATTTAAGGTTTAAACATTAAATAGAATTAACATGAAAATCGAATCTAAAGTTAAGAAGTATCAACAAGGTGGACCAATGCCAGCAGAGGCAGCTGCTCCAGCTCCAGCTCCAGCAGAAGGTGGTAACATGGCTCCTACTGAACCAGGGGCAGATGATATGGGTAGTAATCCAATGGAACAGATTTTAGCAGCAGCTCAGCAAGCTGTTCAAACCCAAAACTGTGAAGCAGCTATGATGGTTTGTCAAGCACTATTAGAGATTGTAGCACAAGCCCAAGGAGGTCCACAGTCAGCTCCTCAAGAAGAACCTACATTTGCTAGAAATGGAGCTAAAATAGTAAGAGTTCGCTAGTAAACAAGTTTTAAAAGGAGTATGTACATTGTTATATACTCCTTTTTTAATATCTAAAATATGGCTCAAGTAATTAGAAAATTTGCAACAGGTGGACAAACAGAAGTTAAAACACCTAAACTATTTGAGTGGGCAGGAAAACAATATGATGTTGATGCATTAAAGAATAATGTAATCAGAGAAAGAGAAAACTGGTTAAAACGTAATAACTATAGCAGAAGAGAAAGAGAACTGTTTGATCAAGGGTTCAACGATCTTATTAAGGCTATGGGGTCAGAAGGATTTGGAAGAAATCCAGACGGATCGTGGACTAATTCTGCAGGTATTACTAGTACTGGACAAAGAGATTCTAACATTCTGGGCATGACTAAAAACACTAGTAATAATGCAGTAGGGATAGCTACTCAATTACTAGATCATGTAATGAATTTTACTCCAGCATATAAAAAACCAGAGAGTACAGCCCCTCAAGGTAAAGAAAGATTTAATATGAATATAAAAGATGCTATTACAAGAAAATATTTAGGTGGTAACTGGGATTATGGAACTTTTGAGAAGTATGACACTATAAATCCAGCTACTGGTAAAAGAGACTATTCTAAAAGAGTAGGATATATTACAGAAGCTCTAGATAACTACTTAAGTCAATTACAATCTCCAGATTTTGATTCCAAGTATGATTTACCTGAGAACTTTACTAATAAGCAAGAATTAATACAATACTTAACTGATGCTAAAACTCAATTAAGTAATGGAATTTTGGATGATGCTGATTACACTTCCTTAGCTAGAGCAGGTTTGGGAGGATTAGATGAATTACTTGGAATTACCCAACCCCAATCATTAAGTCCAGAGCAACAACAAGCTCAAGAAATTCAGAAGAAAGCTGATGATAAGAAAAAATGGCTAGATCAAATTATAGCCAACGCTAATGAGAAATTCTGGAGAGTAAACGTGAATCCTAATCCTTCAGGAGGAAAAACTATTCCAGGAGAAAAGCTTCCCGATACTACTATCTCCAATATAGGAAATAATGGAGGAACGATTAAAACTATCCCTGGAATGGTTATACCAGCTTCATACCAAGATGTCAATGATAATTTTGAAATGACTGGAGCCTTAGAAAAACCAGAAGATCTTGAAGCTTTTTCAAGATTACTTCAAGGTTTAAATCTACAAGACTTAGAAGCTGCAGGATATGTGGATGATGCTGGAAACTATTATATACCACAACTGGCTAATAAAGAAGAAGGCACCATTATAAGGTATAATCCTTCTTTAAAAAGAGCTGAAAGAGTTCCTCTTACTACATTTAAGGTAGGAAACGAAATACTGGAAGAAATGTGGAGAAGTTTAAATGCTTCTAATGCATGGGAAAAAATGGAAGAAGGTGGAGTATTAAAAGCTCAAGGAGGCTCTATATTAGATGATTATAATAGAAGATTAGCTTCTGCTAAACAAAAGAAAGAGGCAAAACCTATAGTTGAACGTAAACCAGACAATAAACCTGAAAGTAAATCTGATCAACCATCTACTAGAAATATAGGAGGACCAACTAAGGGAACCAAAGGTTCTGATGAATGGGAGTGGGACGATTATACTAGACTAGGTGCAATTGGAGCTGATTTAGCTGGATTAATTGCAGGATTTGTTCCTGGAGGATCAGTAGTATCTGCTGGTTCTGGATTCTTAAGCACTGGAGCTAATTTTGCTGCAGACATGAAAGATGGATTCCAATGGTCTGATTTAGGAAATGCTGCAGTAGGTTTAGGAATGGACGTATTATCTGTAATACCTGGATTAGGTGTTGCAGCTAAAGGAAGTAAGGCTGCTAAAAATATTATAAAATGGGCACCTAGATTATTAACAGCTTGGGGAGCAATGGCTAATACAGGTCCTGCTATAGAATCTTTATCTAAGCTTAAAGAGAAAGGATGGAGTGCATTAGACGTACAAGACTGGAAAAATATAGCTAATGGTATTCACTTAATTGTAAGTGGTGGTAGAGGAGTTAAAAGACAAGTTCAAGCCAAAAACTTATTAAATAATGCCAAAACAGACATGATAGATGTTCAAACTAGTGGCAGACCTGCTAGACTATCTAGAACTCAATTAGCTGAACTTAAACAGAAAGGTGATTTAAAATCACAGAATGAATATCTAAAATCCTTAACTAAAGATCAGAAGGGAGTAGGTGTATTAGAAACCAAGTTTGGAGGACAATGGTGGAATCCAACTAGAAACTTTAATAATCCTAGTACAAATCCAGTATATGACTTTAATAAGAAAATAGCAGTCCCTATAATAAACTCTAGAGGTAAAGTAACTGAAAGACAAGTTCCCTTATTTTATACTCCTGTAGAGCAGATGATTGCAAGGAATGCTCAAATAAGTACACCAACATTTAAATTACCTGATTTAAAGGTTAATGCACATTATAATACATGGAAATATAGAGATTTAAAAACTCCTAAAAAAAGAGTAACTCCTAAAAAGAAACAAGGAGGAATATTAGTTAAAAAGATGCAGTTTGGAGATATTATGAATAGAAATGTTTCCCCTTTGGGCAACGAATTCTTAAATTATGAAAATAATCGTAAGAACGCTTATGATATAAGTAAGTGGGATAATTTCTACAATATGGATAAAATAATGTCCCAAGCTAGTGATGTATTTAAAAATAAAAATGCAGGAGACGTTACTAGTACTCTTAATCAACTATTACAAGAGTCTTCTTCTTGGAAACCAGAAGTAAATGCAAGAGGATTTACCAATTGGAATAATAACTTCAAAAATGTATTTGGAGATTACAATAGAAGGTTCTTTGGAGAAGATGTAGATAGGTTTGATTATCTTGGGCCTACTACTTGGAATAGAAAGGCTATGCTACAGAGAATGTCTAAGATGTACACCAAGGACAATCCTTTGAGAACTAGTGATGGAAGCATATACTTTGATGGTAATCAATTTGTCTCTACTCCGCTTAGTAGAACAACTCCTGAAGTAACTACTTCTCAAACGCCTGAATTAATAAGTACCAAGTTCAGAAGTATAGAAGGAAATAGCAGAAAAGGATTCCAATTACTTCCAGAGGATATAATTGCTACTGGTAGAATGATTGGTACTGTAATGACCAATAATAGAGCAACTCGTAGAATTAAAGAGTCATTAAGACCTACTTTAATGAATACATATGAGAATTATATACCTCAAACAGAGGACTATCTAGGTAAAACATCTGCATACAATCAAGCTGCTACTATAGAAAGACAAGCTAGAAGAATAGCTCAAGGTACATCTGACAGTAACTTACAAGCTGCTACATTGTTAGAAGGTACTTCTAAAGGTAATCTATCTAGATTACAAGGAGACTCTCTTAATTCTCAAAGACTGTTCCAAACTGGAGAAATGGGAAGACAAGAATCTAATGCTGCAAAAGCTAGAAGAACAGAGGTAGCCAATAAGAATAAAATGACTATGAATGCTGTTGATATGGCTAAAGGGCAATTAGACGCTCAAAATTGGGTAAATAATTGGATGCAAGCAGTTCAACCATGGGCAGCTGGAATAGAAAGTAGAATTAGAAACAATAGAGCTATTAGGAAGCAAATGGACTTAGAAGGGTCAACTTATGATGAACAGGAAGATTTAGCTAGACTTTCTAGATCATTAAATCAAGAAGTTCAAAGTGGTGCAACTACTCAAGAAGAGGCAGCAGCTCGTCTAAGTGAGTACCAAAATCAAGCTTCTAGAAGAATGTTAGAAAGAAGAAAGAACTTAGCTAGAGGTTCTTATATGTTTGCTCCTACTTATGCTAATGGTGGTAAGATTAGTGGAAAAGAAAAAGCATTAATAGAAAGAGCTAGAGACTTTAATAAGTCTGTATTAAGTACTAAAAAAGAATTCATGAAGGAATTAAACAATACTAGAAAAACACATGCAGATTTACTAAAGCATCTATCTTCATTTACTGCTGATTTAATTAAAGCTGGAATGTTATGGAAATAAGAGATAAAATAGTGAAGTTAGCAGGAGGTGGAGCATCTCCTGCTATTGCTTCTTATATACAGGTTCCAGAACCTAATATTACAGCTCCTTATAGCATGGCAGGAATGGAGCAAGAGGAGGAACAAAGTCTATTAGATGATAAACAAAGAGCATTACTATATGAAAAGGGACTACCTAGTGATGTAGAACAATTCTTAACTATGATTAATGGTTTAGGAAATTCTGTACTAGGAGGAAGAGTTAATCCAAGACAAACTAGTATTCAAATGAGTCAAATTAATGGAACTCTTAACAGGATTGCATTTAACAAGCAAGAATATGATAGAGTTATGAAAGAAGTTACTAGTAATGGTGGATTAAATGAATATGCTATAAGTTCAACTGGAAGGTTAATAGTACAAGATCAAGAAGGACAAATTAAACAACTAACTCCAGAAGAGTTTAAGAAGGATATGGATAAATATATGCCTCTTACTAATTCTGACTTGGCTAGTTTAAGAAGTTTAAATGGCAGTATGGCATTTAACAATGGAGTACTTAATGTAATCTCTAACGGTATAGGAATGGGTAAGATCAATGAACTTTTATGGAACACTATTTCTAAAATAGGGAAAACTAGCATACAAGGTGAAAGATTCCTATCTAAGAATCAAGGTAGAGTATCAGAAGGGTTACAAGAGCTACTGTCTGAAACATCAGAAGATGGTGTTTATAAAGTAGGAACTAAACAAGTAGGACAAAGTGATAAAGCTAGATATGCTTTGGAATATTTATATGCTACATTACCTGAAAATGCCAAAGCCCTACTTAAAACTAAAGCTATTGCTGCTGGAATGGATGCAAAAACTGGAGCATATAACTTAATTGCAACTCTTGTTCAATCTGGTTTAACTGACGAAATATCTACTACTATAGACTATGATAAAACAGCAACCAATGGAGCTAATACAGATGCACAAGGCAATAAGAAAACCTATGAATTAGGACCACTTACTATGTATCAAACTGGTAAAGGCGGACAGAATAGTTTATTTGTTCTTAATCCAGGTAGTCCTTATGCTATTAAGTCTATTGGTAAAGTATATTTCCAACCTTTGGGAAATGATGGAAATCCTATACAGGCTGGAACATTAGAAAATATGCTTAATAAAGGAATTGGAAGTATTGGAGATACTGATAGTATTTATGTAGGCAATCAGAAAATAGATAGGGTAAATGCTGATAAAGTATATTTCGATGGAAGTAACTTTGGAAGAGTAGAACTACCTTATGTGTATGATGCAAATGGTAATATTAAACCTAACTTTGATATATTAGATAATTATTCTAGAGCAATGCAAGCTATACATGCATTAGGTAATAATGCTACAGCATCTAATGTAGAAGAAATATTTAGAGAGTTTGAACTAGATAATTACTTAACTACTGATGAATACGGAAACTTAGTATTCAATCCACAATATATCAGGCCATTTTATACTACCAACGTATTAGTAAGTAATGAGGATGATATTATTGATGATAGTAGTGATGTACTAGCACAAAACTGGTTCACTAATATTAAAAATATGTACAAGAACTATGATGCTGTTAAAGACAAAATGGAACAAGCCTTTGCTAAAGAAGGAGTATCATATTCACCTGATGATGTTTACGCAGCTACAGCATATATACCTGTTACTGAATCTACAGCAGCTGCCATGATTGCAGACAAAAAGGGGCCTACATTGCCTGGAGCTTATACTGCAATTGATTATTTAACTGGACGATACAATAGAGATCAGCAAAATAAAACATTTCAAGGAGCTAGTGCTTCTAAAATTGATGACTAATGAATAACAAACCAAATGACTGGCTAGTAGCCCAGCTAGATAACCCTACTTTTAACTTTAGTAACTTTAAAGAGGTAGGGTTATCAGCTGATAACACTGCTTTACAAGACAGAGATAAATATAAAAGTAGTACTTACATACAAGAGAAGTTCAAAGATGAAAATGGGAAGTTTAATGAAGCTGCATTTAATAAGTTTTATGATGCTTCTTTGGCTAGCTTCCAGACATTTGCTAATGATCAGTTTACTGATGAGGTTGCCAATAGTGCTACTTGGGATAGTTTTGACCAATTAAGAGATGGACAAGCATCTAAGCCTAAAGTATGGATAGAACAAGTTTTTAATCCAGACAGATTAAAGACAGGAGTATCTAGATTAGGAAGAATAGATAACAGAGAGTGGACTGCATCTGAACTTGCTCAGAAACAAAAAGTAATGGATTATACTACTGGAGAATGGAAAGAATATTCTCCTAATGATAGAACTTTATTTAATAATCCATTTGGATTCCTAGCGTCTCTATCTGAACCATTAGTAATGGCACAATGGGACGAAGATGGAGAACATATTGATCCGTCTACTAATAGACGAGTAAAACATAGAAAAGGAGACTATAAGTACAATGATGAAGGTACTTATTATTATGAAACTTTAGGAGGAAGAGAACCTTATGGTAAGCAAATAAAATCAGCATTTGACAGTTTTACCATTGATGGGGGTTGGGGAAATAAATATGACTTCTTTGATTCAGATGGATTAGATAAGTCAGTAACAGGTACAGTATTTAAAACAGCAGCAACATTAGCTCCTATGTTCTTGGGAGCTCCAGTAGCTCTTGCTTATGGTGCCGTAATGGTTGGTACTCAACTGCTAGATATACTTCCTATGATATATAAAACCACTATAGGTATTGGCGATGAGGCTGATACTCCCACTGCCAATTATATAATGGCATTAGGTAGATCATTTAGACAAGGTAATTCTGAGTATGCTCAACAAAACCTTATAAGTACTGAAAATTTCTTTAACTTAGTAACGGATGTAGCTTTACAATGGGCACAACAAAGAGCTATCTTTAGTGGAATACATAAGCTATTAGGAACAGAGGCTTTACAAGCTAAGGCAATAGGAGCTGCAACTAAAGAGGCTGCAGCTAAAGCTATGACTAATCCAGAATATTTGGCTGGATATCAAACAGCTGAAAAAGCTGCTAAAGGTATTCAAGAAGTAGCTGCAGCTAAGGCTATGTTAGGATTGGAGCCGTTAATGAAAAGAAGAAATAGAGCTGCAGCTAACGTAGCATTGGGTTATATGGCTATGCTTCAAGGATCTGAAGTATTTGAAGATGCCCTTAGTCAAGGAGCTAGCAGGACAGAAGCAGCTGCAGTTACTTGGGGTGCTATTGCTGGTATGTATGGTATTGATAGAACTGGTATAGGTGAAATATTCTTTCCAGAATTAAAACCAGAGTCCTTAGCTATTCGTAAAGGAATTAATACATTAGGTCAACAAATATCTCCAATATTTAAAACTGCAACTAAAGATACTGATAAGAAAAGATGGTATGCTAGACTATTTAATACAGCTAAAGAGAAATCCTATAAATATTTCCAAGATGTTAAAAACCATAACGTTCAAACGCTGTTTGGTAAGATGATAGGTGAAGGTTTAGAGGAAGTTGGAGAAGAACTTATGGTTGATCTTTCTAAAGCGACATTTAATTGGGCTTCTGAAATGGGAGTTACTTCTACTAGAACTAAATTGGATGCCTGGGAAAATATGGGAGAAAGATATGCCATGAATTTCTTTGGTGGAGCTGTAGGTGGAGCTATTTTCGGTGCAACTGATATAGCTAGAAGCATTAAAAAGCCTAGTAAACAAAATTCGGAAGAATTAGCCTATCTTATTAGGAACAAAAAGACTGGGGAAATTATAGAAGAACTAGATAAGATGAAGAAGAACGGATTACTTGGAAATAGAAATCTATCTGCAACTAAATTCGAAAAGGATGAAAATGGTAATATTAAATGGCTATCTCCTACAGAAGAAGCAGATAATCAAAATGAAGCGTCTTATCGTTTAATTAGAGGATATATACAGTCTTTAGACGCAGTTTTAAATCAAAATAATATGAATCTATCTGATGATCAGTTACTTGATAAACTTATTATGTCTGATGTCAGAATGAAAAGATTATTAGATTTAAATGTATCTGGTAAAATGTTCCAGGACTTTAATACTTTAGCTACTCAAATAATAGATGTAGAAGATAGAATTAAAGCATTGGATAACGAATATAATGATCAAGACAGAAGAGGTTCTAAGCAGTTAGAATATGAAGAAAGACTAAATCAATTACGTACTGAAAAGGCTGAATTGTTAGCTAAAAGAGATAAGTTCTATAATGGAAATTACTCTAAGTATTATGTAGGTCAAATGTTGTTCTCTATTGATAACAATATTAATAGACCATTTTTAGCTTCTAATTTCAGAAACTATGCTGAGTTTAAGACAGAAAAGCCATTTGAACAAATATCTGAGAAGCAATTAGAAGGACTTAGAGAAGAATATGAAAAATATAAAACTTCTGGTCAATTAGATGATTTAGCATTAGGATTTGATTTCTTTAATAGACTAAATGAAAAATCTTCTTTAAAATTAGAGCAATTAGCTCCGTCTCTTGAAAACTTTATAAAGTATAAAAAGCAAGTCAAAGACAGGATTTTCGAAACTCCTGATATATTTACTAGAACAGAAGAGGATATTACTGAAGAAGATTTCAAGAATGGAAGAAATATTGATATACAGCTTAAACCAGAATTTAGATCAGAAGAATTTACTCCTATCGAAGGAGAGACTGTAGAACAAGCAGCAGCTAGACAACAAGAAATATTAGACAGAAATAAAGCTAAATTCCAAATGGCATTAGATATTCTAAATGAAGCTAAAGCATTTGGATTTATTGATAGTGATGTAAGAAAGGTTATTACAAGCATTTTAAATGAGAATGTAAACTTTAGAGGAACCTTTGTAGGTACTGCGTCTTTACACCAAGGATCTCCAGAGTTTAATGCCTTTAATTTTGACAGTGTTCAAGATGCAGTTCAGAATTTAGTTAGTGGAATGACTCTTACTAATGTTCAACAGATTAAAGACAAGGTAGGAGAGGCTATATGGCAGGGTTTAGGTCCTAATGGAATAGATGCAATTGAAAGTTATGGATATAACTTTGATGATGCATATGATATGTTGGTAAATGAATATCAACAAATTATTGATGATACATATAATGAATATCTATCTCAACATCCTGAAGTTGAAGCAATTACTAAAGAATTGGCTACTACCAAAGAAAACCCAATTATTGAGTATATACAGGAAATGGCAAGAGAAATATTCGATAAAGAATTGCCTATAGTAGATATGCTTAATGATGAAAAGAATAGATTCAAGAATGTACCATCTATTCTTGACTATGTTACAGATGCCGACAGAACTAAAGAACTAGAAGAATCTTTGGAGGCACTAGCTACTATGGACGCTATTATTAAAGCATCTCAAGTAGTAGAAACTGGAGAAAACATACTGTTTGGGCATAATCAAGTAGTTAATGAATTTCTGGAAAAGAATTTCCCAGAAGCTGACAAACTTGGAGTTATTAAAGCAGATTTAGCTCAGGATATGCTAAGTCAAATTAACTATTTAGGAGTTCAAATACAATTACTACTTAACATTTCAAGACAAAATATGGTAAATAGATTTGCTGAACATGAGAGAACAGGAAAAAATATGGCTAGAATGTTATATAAGATGTTCTCTAATAAAGAGGCATATCAAAAGCTATGGAATCTTGAATATGGAGATATTAAATTATTTGACGGTGTAGAGAATATAGAAAGTCCTATATTAGACACAGTTACAGAGCAAAACTTCTCTACCGCAGATGAAGCTATCTTCACAGAACTATCTAAATATCAGGATAGAATCTACGATAACTTCCAAAGAATGACTAGAGGAAGTGATCCTACTACTGTAATGAACTCCCTCTTATCAGACATTCAACTATACTTTAGTAATCTTGATAAGCAAGAAAATACTAGATTAAGTTCTCAGACTAAAAATATGACAGACTATGACTATTTTATAAAGTTAGTTACTAGTATGGCACTTAGAAAGTCTGACTTTGACTACTATCTTAGAAATGCATTACAAGAAGACGGAGTAAACTTTGCTCCTCTTGAGTCACAACAGGCTGCAGTAGAATTAGCTATAGCACTTATATCTAATCCAGAAGTAATGAATCAGGCACTTATGTCTCTTAAGTTTGCAGATGGTAAACCAGGAAGTGAACTAGTTAAGCTGCCTAGTATAGTTATGATTAATGGTATAGGAGGTGCAGGTAAAACATCTGTTATTGCTAATCTAGTAAATAGAATAGCCAGACAAATGGATCCTTCATATAGTATATGGAAGGCAGCTCCAGAGAGAACTCAAGTAGATAATCTGAATATATCTCTTAAGACCGAAGGACCAAGCTACACAGTAGAAGAATTAATGCAACAAATACTTCCTGCGGATGTGTATGGAGGATTAAAAAATGATATAGAAAATAATAATGCTGATTCTAAATACTTCAAAATAGAAACCTATACTGTAAATGGAAATAAAACTAAGGTGGCTAGAGTAGTAGATACTGAATACTCTGACGTAAATACACCTAAAGTATTATTCTTAGATGAGGTAACACACGTTAATTCTCTATACTTACAACATCTTAGTAATTGGGCAACCCAAAATGGAGTAGCAATTATAGCTTTAGGAGACTTAAATCAAAATGGATACTGGAACGGAAATATAAGTACATATAACATTGATTCTGACAGTACTCTTGCCTTAAGATCACCTAAGATTGACATATCAATGCGTATTAATAACATTCAGAAAAATGATAATATTAATAATGCACTAGCTATATTAGACTATGTAACATACGATGAGACTACTCCTAATAGTCAAATGCAAAGAGATAGGTATAAAGATGCAATTAAGGATTCTCTTAAACTTAAGTACTTTACTGACGAAAATACTTTATTAAATGGAGAAAAAATAGTAGATACCTTATCTGAACCTATAGTACAACAAATCTTGGATTCAGGAAGCAAAATAGGATATGTATATGATAATCCAGCCTCTCCTACATATCAGATGTTAAAGAGAATGGATAATCCTAATATAGTTTTCTATACTAAAAAGTCTGTACAAGGTTCTGAATTAGACTACTTTATTATTGACACTAACTGGTTAGAATATAACTTAGACAAAGACGTTACAGTAGCAAAGGACTTCATGAAGGACTACTATACATTAATGACTAGATCTAAGAAAGGAACTTACTTTATAAATAATGGACTTAGTGAAATACTAGGAGAAGATGCTAATGTTAAACAAGACTATACTGCGGATACTCCTGACCCTACTCAAATTATTCAAGACTTTAGAGATAAAAAGCTTAGGGCTTTAGACCTAGAACTTGAAGGATATGGAGTAGCACAACCAGAACCTGAAGTAACACCTTCTGAAGAAGTACAAGAAACTACACAAGAAACGATTTCAGAAACTAAAGAAGAGACGGTTCCAACAGAACCAGAAACTGCAGAAACTTCTGGAAAAAGTGATGAAACCAGAGAACTTATAGAAGAAATTAACGGAACTACTACCGAAGATGAAAAACCTATAAGAGAAATCAATGGAGTCAGAGTTTACGGATGGTATACTAGAAGTGGCTTAAGAAAAGAAGGTGATAAATATAAGACTGATCATACAGCAAGTATTTTAGAAGATTTTAATGCAGTTACTACTAAAGATGAAATAGATCAAACAGAATTTAGGGAAATTGCAGGCGTATTGGCTGGTATTAAAAGTACTATTTTATATGGTCAACAGTTCGATCAGAATTTCTTAAAACGTCTTGAATCCAAATATCCAAATCTTGCTTCTATAAGCTTAGGTTCTTGGAATAGTGGTGCATTTAAAGTTAGGGTTAAAAAGTTTGATGATGATTTAGACTGGGCAGTAGATAAAGTAAACTATTCTTCTAGTAGGTTGGCAGGAAGAGCATCTTTTGATGTAGTATATAACATTACTGATAAAGAAGGTAAGGTACTATCATTTACTATTGGAAAGCTTACCGACCCAGAAACTTGGCAAGCCTATATAGACAAGAACTCTAAGCAGATTCCGACCGAAATTAAAAAATTGGCTGTAGACTTTAAAAAGTGGTATAATAAAGTAGAAACTGAAGTTCTAGAAAAGGGAGATGTTAGATATTATGACATGAATAAGGAATCCATTACTTTTAACCCAGCAACTAGGTTAGTACCCATCCTTAAGGATGGAAAAAGAGTTAAATATTCTATGGAAGAATTTAACTCTAAATTCCCAGAAGTGATGAGAAGCCCTATCTATATTTATGCAGGTAAGAAAGGAGAAATAGAAGTAAAGGATGCAGTGAGGGGTAAGGCAGCTATATTTGTTACAAGTAATAAAAACCTGAACATGAATGGTAAACCTGTAACTCCCAATGATCTATATGCATACTATAGATTACAAAGACTTAATCCAGAAAAGTATTCCCCAGAAGTAAGAATGGTAGTATTAGACCCTTATGGAATGAATGCTGTAGATTTCTTTGACATAAACTTCAAAGAATTAGGCTTAGTAAAAGGAGATGAGGAGAATAAAAAGGCTATAAAAGCTTATTTAGGAACAATGGGTAGTATTACTACTGCAGCCAGAATGTTCTCTGGAATATGGAACTATAATGCTGGACTAAAAGCATTCTTGGATTCTTATAGAAGCTTTGTAAATAATCCTGCAAACTCAAAATACATTACTAATGGATTATTAAATAGACAGGGCATCACTACTTTTAATAATCAATTAGAGGGAACTAGACTGGAATTTAGACTTACTTCTGAAAATGGAGCTAAGGATATGGAAATAATGCCAGTTAAATCTAGTGTAAAAGGAGTAAAATTAGAGAACGGAGTATTTATTACTTCCACTATGGCAGAATTACAATCTAAAGTTCTGGATGTTATTTTGGATAATATAAATAGACTGGTTGAATTACCTAAAAATAGATCTTATATAATAGGTCAAGAAGACCTTAAGAACATTATACGATCAATAACTAAAAGTGATAAAGGTAATACTACTGTATATAGAGAAATAGGAAATATAGTACAAGAAGGATTCACTGGTGCTGGAGCATTCAAACTGACTTCCCTATTAACTGCTTTATACAAGTATATAAGTGTGCCTGGAGTACATACTGGTAGAATTGTAGTAGAAGCTAATAAAGGAAAATCTCTAGAGTTTAATATAGCTGAAGAAAGCAAGAAGATAGTTGATTTATTTAGGGAAGCTTACCCTAATGTTCAACCTGGAATCTTATACACTAGGTTATTAACTACTGTCCTGCAAGGAAATCCTAATGTTGGATCCACAGCTAAGAGAACTTATAGTCCGTTCCCTAATGGTATATATTACATGCCAAGATACCAGAGTCACACTGGTAATACATTGGAATTAGACTTTTATCCAGCTGTCAATGTAAACAGACAGTTTTATAGTAACGTAGCGATCGAATCTCCTACATTTGAAATACAACTACCTACCTCTTTACCTACTGAAGAAAGTACAGCACAACCTATATCCATGGATGATATTAATACCGTTAAACGTATTACCCAAGCATTTATAGATAATCTATTTAATGGAGATATAAAGTTTGATTACAATGCAGTAAATCTTACTGACTCACCAGAGTTTGTAAGATTAAGGGAAGCACAGTATAGCTCTATAGAAGAAGTAAATAGAGATTCTGAAGCTTTAAAGAGCCTTTATATAACTGGAGCTTTGTCAGCAGTAGAAAAAGGATTAGCATATAAGGGGATAGATAGAGTACTTTCTGCTACTATTAACCCAGTCACTGGAGTTATAAAGGCTACAAAAACTCTTCTAACTTCAAAAGAGATGGCTTCTTTAGATGTAGTTGAAAAAACTAAGAAGGGTATACCTTCACTAAGGCAATTTAAAGATTTACGATTCGAAGATGGGAATAATCAGAATTTTACTGTAACTTTGAAAAATGGTAATTCTATAAAGGGTAAGATAGAAGGTACAGAGGTCAAATTCTTGCCAGTATCTACATATAATATCCAAATGGGTAGAGATTCTCTTAAGGCACTTAACCAAGCTATAGCAGATGTAAGTGACATTGTAGGAGGAGATACTAATCACCCCTTGTTAGCATTACTGAACACTGTATTACAATACTCTGATTCAAGATCTATGGATTTAGAAACCAGAAAAGCTTTAGGTGAACAAGCTTTGGATGCCTATAATGAAGTAGAAAACTCTGAATTAGGTATCTCGTCAGATGAAGCTGTATTTACTAAGGGAATAGTTAATGAGGATGGGGAATCTAGCATAGAACTAGAACCAATTAAAAGAGTACTAAATGCAGTATCAACATTACGATTAACACAAGATCAACAATGTAAAATTTCACTAATTTAATAAGAAAAATGAGTTGTATTAAGTTTACACTAGATGTAGGCAGTAAGGATGCTACTAAGGCATTTAATGGCTCAGTATTAAAATACTTAAATAGCGAGGACAAGAGCATAAGCACTCTTGTCTTCGACTATATTAAGTCATTAAGAGATACTGGATTGTATGAGTTGCAGGATCAATCAGAATTAGAAGCTGTAAGTAGTTTTTTTGAAAATAGATTAAAGACCATTCCTGCTAAAAAGATTGCAGATAATATAAAAGAAAATATACTGTCTGCATACAAGACAGAACTCGTTAAGTACTTTAGTAATCCAGAAGAGACCATTAACGAGGAAGTTAATCCTCAAAAAGAAATGGAGATCCAAAGTTCAGAACCTATAACTGATACCAACACTGAAAAATATGTAATTAGTTATAAGGTGGACGATATGTATTCTGGCATGGCTCCTCTTAAAGAGTTTATGGTAGTAGACTTTAAGGGTAGTATACTGAATGCATCTCTTGTGGACTTTGATAGAGGAAAGATTGTTAAGAATGTACAAGACTTGAATGAAAATATAGTCAATTTAAAAAACGAATTGGCAAGTAGAGTAAAGGACTATTTAGTATTTAGAGGTTTAAATTCAGAACTTGCAGTAGATTCTGAAATCTATAAAGATGGTAAGCCCGATTTAATGGCAAAGGAGAATTTACTCCAATTAGCTGATCAAACTTTTAAAGAGGTAACTACTTATGAATTGAAACAAGCCTACCTCAATAAATCAGTAGATGAGAATAGTAATATGCTTGTGAAAGCATACAACGCATATGCATTACTTAAAGGAGATAATTTCGACACTACACTTAAGAATGTATTAGGCGAAAACTTAGTAATTAAAGGATTGTATTTTGGAGAAGAAACTGACGTAGATTCTTTAAAGTATTCGTTTGAAAATAACTCTCACTATAGAAAATCTTGGGGATCCAACGAGTTAGTAGATGCAGTAAGCCAAACTTCTGACATCTCTAGACTACTGATAGAGCAAACTCCTATGCTTAATTATATAACTGGACTGCCTATCAGTAATTCATATTTAACTTTAAAGTCCTTCCAAGGAGTATTAGGAAAACTTACCAATGAAGCTAATTATAATGAGTTAGATAAATATGCTTTGGGAACTAATCTTAAAGAATACGCAATTAACTTCCATAGTGATCCTGATACTTATTTAAAGCTAATGTTAGAAGAAATAGTAAATAATGCTAATGTTAGAAATTCTAGTTTATTTACTATATCTGACTTAAATATACTTAGATCAGTATATGAAAGATTTTATTCTGATAAACATAACTCACTATATAGCATAGTAAATAACGACTATTATGCTAATGAGGTAGTTACTAATTATAGCCTATTAAGTAGTATTTCTGGAGTAGTGGATAGAACTAAAAGTGCTTCATATACACAGTATCTATATAATGAAGAAACTGGAGATATTTCTTCTGGTAGACTTAAACAATATAACGATACTGGTAAAAGAGTAAGAAGAGTAAATAATATAGAAATTCTAACTCAAAGTAGAAGCCCTTTAAGTAGAATTAATCTACTTAATAAATATGGAGTACAATCTAGAAGTAACCTGAATGGTAATGTATCATTCCAGACTAATTATAAAGGACATCCTATAAGACTAATTATAGAGAACAACAAATTAACTAAAGAGGATGGAACTTCAATATTAGATCTAATTTCAGAACCTAGTATGGAGGACCTTAGAAATTATTACGAAAGAGATATTCCAGTTAATTTTACACCAGAAGAACAACTCTATATAAATATATTAGAGTTTATAGATGATTTTGCTGCTACTGGCTTTTTAAAGGGAAATATTGACTTATTGGAGGCTTTTAAAAGTACTTATGATGTATCTCCGCAAGCTAAGAAAGATGTACAATTAAGATACTTAACTACACATTTAGCAGAACTTGCAAATAAGATTGCATTTACTAACCTAGTATATAAAGAGTATGAAAACCAAACTGCCTCCCCAAAAAGACCTCTGTTTGAAGTCGCAGAAGATTTTAAATTCTTTGGGGATCACTTAAATGCTTTTGATAGCAAGTTATATTTCGATAAGGAAAATAATGACTTAAAAACTATTAGAACAGGTACTTACGAAACTATTGACCACTTAACTAAAGCAGAACAAATAGTTACTGGTGAGGTATATAAATCAGTAGTCAAGAATATAGAGGGAAATGGTGTTGCAAATAACAGAATAGCCAACTTAGCATCCCAGACAGTTCACTATATTAACAAGTTCATGAGAGGACCTCAAAGTGCAGTGTCTTCTAATTTATTTGTTAATAATCCTGACTGGTTACTTGGAACTAGTAACAAGATAGATGCTATGAATAGACATAGAGTTAAGAAATCAGTTTCTAATTTTAGTGTTGCAGAGCTAGCCTACACATCTATATTATATGATTTCTATGGTAGAATGATAAATAAGGAAAAAGGTCAAGAACATATGAGTGTTGTAGATACACAACCTACCGTATATTCTGATAAAACTTCCTTTGTAACATGGACGGTAGATGTAGGACAACAAGTAGAATTAAATGGGGAAACATTTAGAATTGATACAGCCACTCCTGTTCAACTTAATAACTTGATTAAAGAAACTATTGGAAATTACTTTAAGACTACACTAGATAACGTACTTGAAGACTATAGAGCTGTATATAGATATCATCTAGAAGAGTTTGTACCTAAGTTAGGGGATGCAGATAGAACTAGAATTACTGGAATTATCTCTCAATTTGGAAATGCTGCTACTGAGCACCTAGGTATAGACGATTTTAGAAAATTATTAGCTGTAACTCCTCTTAATGAATATAGAGATATGTCATATGCAGCTGGAGTTCCTAATATAGAAAATATACATGCAATTAAGAATGGAGCATTCGCCAAACCTAATGAAATGCTTATTTATAATGCTACACAAGTATATGCTAAAGATAGTGTTTATAAAAGACAAATGCTTAGGGATAAGAAGAAGTTTATTAAGGACTTGATTAATAACAGTGTAGTATTTAATCCAATTTATTCAGATGGAACTTTTAATACTATATTGCTAGAAGCCATGAGTAAATATATGACTCCTCAAGAGCAATCTAGTTGGACAGATCCATTAACTGGTGTATTAATACTTGCTAAAGATGCCAACGGTAATATCCTTAATAAGTTAAATCCTGTGACTTCTAAGTATATAAGAAGTAACGACAATATAACTCTTAATCCTCTATTAGAGAGATATTTCTTAACTGATTATCTGTTGTCGGAAAACCTAAGACTAATTACTACAGGTTCTGCCATAGCTCACCCTAATAAGTCCAAATACTTAAATGAGGAAGGAGAAAAGGTAGATCCAAATTCAGAAGAGGGCTTAGAAATGGAGCAATCTTCTAGAGAGAATGCTCAATTAAAAAGAAATGTAATTATTCCTGCAACTCTGCAATATTTCTTACAGAATAGTATAATGGGAATTCCTCCTAAGTATAGGATTGCAGTTATACAGGATTTAAAAGCTGATGTATACAATTATAAGGGATTAAAAGGAGATGTTGACGCACATGACGGTAGTGCATGGGTTAATCCTATAATAAGTATTTTAGAGAACTATTCATTACAGGATGCCTATGTAGGAGATGATAAAAAGCCCATTGGACACTCTTATAAGAATAGATATGGTAGTGCAGTGTTGTTAAAATTTGCAACATTTGCCATGTATAATGCTAGAATGAGAGCATCTCAAACATCTAACATTAATCAACTTACTCTATTTAAAAAGATGGCAGGAGCTGATTGGCGTCTGTATTCTGATATGCCAATAGACTTAACTAAAGGTTTATTTGGGCAACCATTATCTCTAATGGAAATGACTAAAAATGAAAGAATTTTCTATAGAGATGGAAATAAACATTATGAACTTTTAGGAATAGAAAGGTCTGGTGAAAACTATTTAATTCACAAACAAGAGGTTACTCTAGATGGAACTAAAGTAATGGGAAGTGAATTTAGTGATACTGTAAGTATTAATTCTGTATTTGATATACATCAAGCTTTAGGTGGAGTATATTCAGAGTCGTTAGGAAAGAATGGAGAATTACAGTTCAGTGATGCTTCTTTATATGCAACTGCTAATTATGTAAACAATATAGGAGAATTTAGAGGTAATGTAGGAGATCCATTAACACAATCTAATACTTATCAACCTCTAAAAAATAACATGATTGCATATCTTGTAAACAAGTCTGCAATTAAAGTAGGTGCAGAAAATGTTAATCCAGCATCAGCATGGCTAACTAAAAAGAATCCAAGCGTTCCTCTAATGACTATGGAAATGGATACAGAAGGTTTAGGTATTCAAATGGATGCTGATCATACTGCAGAGGCTTCACAAATGACCGAGTTCTCTCAGGTAATTTCCTCTCTAGAAGCTAATGGTTACACACATGATATTGCTAAATTAGCGTATAAGGACTTAGGGAGAGTAGCATTATCATCTATTGCTGATGAAACCAATGCTGTTCATTTCCTTATCCAAACTGGAAACAAATCTGACGTATACGAAATTATAGGTAAAGCTATAGTTGATGCTTATAAAAAGGACCCAGGTAAAATGAAGTTAGCTCAGTCTATTTTAAAAAGAATAGACGCAGAGTTTAAGAAGAGAAACTTGGACCATATAGATGACTTATATAAAATTCCATTTAGTGACCCTAGTTTATTCAGCACTACAATATCTACTATAAGTTCATATATGAACAGTAATGCTATAAAGAGAAAGTATACTGGTATGGGTGCTGTTATGGTTCCTGGATATAACATTATACAATTTATAAGAGTAAATGGAGAAAACAAGTCTTTTGATGATATTTACAATGAAGCTGCTGATCTTGGATTAACTGTTGATCAATACTTGCAAAGATTACAAGAAATAGAAAATAGTAATCTCAAGACAATTGATTTAATAGAGCCAGAAGACTTTGTAAAAATCTATACAGTAGATGGAAAACCTGTTATAGAAAATGGAAAGCCAGCTGAGTATGGTTTAGATGATTACAAAACTTATACGTCTGTTAAAGATACCTTTAATTCTCCAGAATTTAGATTTGTTCATATTATATCTGAAGCTAGAGACTTGAGACCTTCTAGAATCTATTGGAAGGATAATACAGGAGTTCAGCACAATATCTTTGATATGCCAGCCTTAAGAACTGCACATGATAATGTAACTGAAAACACTCCTTCTGAAATAGCTTTAACTTATCAGGCTCAAGTACAAAAAACTTTTGAAGCTTTAAGTGAAGGCTATATGCCTCTTACTAGCTCATTACAAACCGAATATGATGCAGATAAAGTTGCATTTGTTAGTAAGTATGGAATGAGAGATAAGGAACTATACTTTGATGAACTAGGTAACCAACTAGCTGAATTACCTATTACTATTCAAATTCCAATTAATAGTTTAGTTAATGAGGCTGCTGAAATGGTAGTATCTAAACTATACTCTGATAAATTCGGAATAACTAATAATGATTCTATTAATAGAATACTGAATCAAGGTCCTCAATTCTTTAGAGATAGATATGATAAATACCATACTCCTAGAATACAAGGATATGATTTAACATTTACAAAGGGAAATGGAAAGCATACTTATATAACCTTTAGCAAACCTAAAGATATACCGTTAGTTGATGTAGAGCCAGAAGTAATTAAAGAAACTGACTTTATATATAGAACTAATGAAGATGGAAAAAGACTGTATCCTATTAGTAAATATAATACTGAAACTCAATCTTGGGATCCTTTGGTTCAAATTAAGAGGGTAGCAAACAGTACTACTTATGAAGAGGTTCTTATAGTTAGTGATCCAGAAGTTATAGACAGAATATATAATTCAGACAGCTATGATAGTGTATTATTTGGAGAAAACTCAAATCAAGACATTATAGGTAACTGGTTAACTTTTGAATCTAATAAAGAAAATCCAGATAGGGATTTAGCATTTATTGCTGACTTGTTTGAGGGAAGAACAAGTTATGCTGACTTTTGGAATAGTTATAGAGCGGAATTGGAAAGAAGAAAGGATGTAAACTCTAATAAGAAGTTTGTATCATTTAGGAAATCCCTAGATTATACTGCGGCTCGTATTCCTGCACAGACTATGCAATCCTTCATGAAAATGAAGTCTGTAGGATTCTCTTCTTCAGAAAAGAATATAGTTTATGTATCTCACTGGCAAACTTGGTTACAAGGTTCTGACTATGATATTGATAAAGCTTATATAATGGGTAATGAATTTGATGCTAATGGTTTCTATATTGGATGGTCTCCTTTATTCAGATTTGATAGTATAGAAGCATTAAACGCTAGTGAAACATTACCTACCCCTAATGGTAGAAGGACAATGTTTGCTGGTGGGGAAGGCAGTCTAGACATCACTAACTACTTGTTAAGAATAAATGAAGCTTCCTGGAATGCAGCATCTCCAGATGTAATACGTGCAATGTCTGATCTATTAGTTACTTTAGATGAATCAAATGAAGACATTATAAGAGTAGCTTATGATAATACAGTAATTAGTCCTAATAATGCTAAGTTTGTATTAAGTTTAGTAAACAAGCATAATCTCTATAGACTAAGAAATAGAACTGCCGTTTCTGCTTATAAAAACTCTGTATCTTCAAGAATCACACAAATCATTCAAGACTTAAAGAATGCTACTAGTGCATATTCTAACATTGATATGAAAGCTCCAGCAAAGGCAGCAGCTGACTCTCCTTCAGGAAAGGATGCGGGAACTATTACTTTAGGAAGTCCTTCTTCTAAATGGGTTATGCAAGTACAGAACATGGATGGTAAAGCCGTGATTGGTATTGCTGCAGTAGGTGAAAAAATCTTCTTTGCAAACTCTTATTACTTTAATGAAGGTATTAGAAGTGGAGATCCAGACTGGATGAAAACTATGAGGTTCAATAAGGTATTAAGACAGGTACAGACTACTTTAGATGAGAATGGAAGGTCTATTCCAGAGCCTGCTCTTAGAACTATCTTAGCTAATGTAAACTTTGATAATTTATTTGAACAAAAAGAAATTTGGAAAGAAATTATACAAAATACAGTGGATGCTAACCAAGATTTCGGACGGATAGCAGAGCAAGTTAAACAGAAATCAATAGAAAATCAGTTGGGATTACAAGAGGATCAGTCTTTGGTTATATCTGCACTGTTATCAGCTGCAACCGATAATGCTAAAGAGTTGATTTTGTCTAAGATTAATGCAGGAACGAATCTTGCTGGGATATACTTACATCTTATTATGTTAGGATTTAAGTTTAAAGATATAGCTAGATTCATGACTAGTCCTACTGTCCAACTAATAAATAATTTATCTAAAGTAGATATGTTTAATGACTACTCTGGTACAGGTAGAATTACTGACGTTATTGACCTTATAGCAAATGGTCCACATATTAGTAAATATTTAACTGGGTCAGAGCAGGATGAATTAGGAAGACTAGCTGCAGAAACTCTTAATGGTGGATATGCTAGAGGAGAAGTTCCTTATATTACTGATGCAGCAACACATGCTGAAAAGTTATGGAATATGTTTGCTGAAGAATCAAATTATATACGTCAACAAAAGAACTCTAAGAATTTTGATGAAGAAGTATTTAAGGAATTTGTAGAAATTCAAAAAGATGCTGATGAAACTACTAGGTTAGGAAGATTGTATGGTATTAATCAAGGATTAAGAACTGACATGGCTGGAAAGCTAGCTTACCTTAATAATGTAGAATCAGCCTTAACTGAAAGGGAGCAAAGCTACATGAAATATGATCCTAAATCTAGAAAAAAATATTTCGATATAGACAGGATTATGGTAGAAAAGCCTTATTACAGCTGGGATCATATACATACAGTAAGAGCTTTAGCAGAAATGGCAGGTATAACTGATGGTAAGTTTAACTTTAGACTATTCTTAATGAATCCAGACTATAGAATGGATACCATTAGATATTATGACTTGATTAAGGCTCAATGGAACATGTTTGATATGATTACTAGAATCCCTCATTTTAAAGCACTATTTGATGTATTTCTAGTAGATGATACAATGAGTATGTATTCTAGTAATAAATATAGGCTAATTCAAACAATCAGAAGATCTATTATAGATTCAGAGAATAGCAGGGGTAGAAGACTTACTGAAGATCAACTTAAAGCTCTTGAAAACTATGTAGATGATGTATTAATTGTTAAGTGGTTATCTGATAATAAGATTTCATTTACTATTCCAGAGGGAGGAAGTTATATTAAGCCTACTGGAGAAATAGTAGTAGCATCCTCTCCAGAAACATTTGTCTTGTCTACTCCAGAAGGTAGAGCAACTTATAAACTGTGGATGGAACAATCAGTAGTTCCAGATTTAAAGTCTGGAATTGTAGAAGGTAAAAAAATGAGCTCACTTCTGATTAATTCATTTATACAAGACTTACAAATGAACAGAAGAAAGGATTTTACTGGATATCAGGTAGACTATATCAAATTACCTTTGGATCTTATGGATATCAAAACAGAGACTGATGAGGCAGCTCTTGAAAAGTATAAAGAAGGATTTCAAAGACTTACTAAAATTAAATTACAGGATAGATCATTAGCTGATCATTTCTTCCTATATAACCTTATAGTTAATAGAAACAGATATGGCTCAGATAGATTTACTCCTTTATTTAATTCACTATTAGAAAGTGGTATGGAAAACTCTTTAATGTTAGATTATCAACGAACAGTTGGAGAATCTGACTACTTATTAAGTCAAGTTGATATACCATACAGTCTGGATGATGCTTTAAAAGCAATTGCTCCTATTGTTTCTAGAAATAGTTCTAATACAGATCCTTATGTAAGGATTTACAATCCACTTATTAGAAAGTATGAATTGTATTCTAGAGAAAAGAATTCTAAAAGATACAACTTAGTATATGAATTCTTAGATCCTACATTAGGAAAGAATTATAATAACTATTTTGTATTAAATGTTTCTAATGCTAGTCCAAGGAGCTTTATAACTCCATTAGATCCTGACAGTCCTACAGCTAGATTGGCAAATGACTTCAGAAAGTTGATTTCAAGGAACACCCTTAACATAACAATTGATTGTAAGTAATGAGAAATTGTAAAGCAATTATAACTGTTAACGACATCAAAGGCACTTCATCTCAAATAGAGGTAGAGGTGCCTGATGTTGATAACTTGTCACCTGAACAGATCATAGATATATTAAAAGAACAACCAGTGCTTTTAGACAAGTTAGTAGATACGATAAATAAAAGTGGATTTCCTGCTAATGAAGTATTAGATTCTGCCTTTGAATCTACACTTCCAATGGGGAATACTAATTTAGAAAGGTTAGCTACTAAGACTGAAAATATTATGCTATTAAAAAGGCTAAGAAGTGCAGGGGTACCACTAGATTCTTATAATATATTAGTATTAACTACTAATTTTAGGCTATTATATGAAAATAAGTTTGGGCTGTTTAGAAAAGATGGAAAGGAACTTTGTGTAGTACGAGATAGAAAGGAATCTGCAATTTCATATCTTAGATACAGACTTATTAGTCAACTATATAAAGACGATAAACTACCTCAATCAGTTTTAGACGAAATAAAGGCAACGATTACCAACCTTGGTAAACTAAGTGTAGAAAGTACTAGAGAAAGACTTAAATTAGATAAGTTTTTACCTATGGTTAAGTCTAATATCTCTGATTTTATAATGCTATATTTTAATGATTCCCTATTTAAAACTATGTCAGATGCAGCAAATTCTGATCTGTATCCTGCCTTATTTGAATTAGTGAAGGATAGTTCTCATATTACAGCTAGCAAAACATCTGACGCATTAGTATCAGCCTTAGCTAATAGTATACATAATGATAAACTGTCTATTGATGATGCAAACGTGCTCTTAAGCAGGAACCCTTCTTATCGAAATATTGAAGACCTTGTAAGAGAGGCTAATAACAGAGTAGAGGATGATAATTACTATGAAATAGAATTTATTGGTGATAGAGAAATCATATTTAGAAATGCTAGCCTAAAACCTACTTCTAATTATGATGTAGTTAATTCAGAATATTTTGGAGAGTTGGTAACTCCAGTACTTAGTACAAGAGGATATAACTTAATAGAATATAAAGATAAATTCTATGTGACCAATAGGGTAGTCACCACTGATCTTCAGTTGCCTAGAACTTCTTTTAATTCTCTTGCTGAAGCCAAAAACTATATAGACGACACTGTTGTTAAGAATAAACTATTCAACAAAAACGATATACAGTACGCTATTAAGAGAACTACTACTAATGTTTTCTCATCTACTGTTAAATATAATCCTGGAGATAGATTTAATGTACTAGATATTAAGCTAGATAAAAATATCACTATATCTCCATCTGATAAGAATATTTTCTTTAAAGAGGGAAAAGTAGTTACTTATCCTTCATTCTTTAGGATACTAAAGGCAAATAAATTCTACAGAGAATTTGTAAATGATCTTAAAAAAAATGGAACTATTATAGACAACGTACTAGATACTCCAGAGAAAGTAGAAACCTTTATATATCTTAAGAATCAATATGATAAGGGAGATGAGTCCACAGCTGCATTAAGTGCAATACATGATATACAAAGAGCAAAGTCTAAAGTGTATGAAATTGTAGAAGCTAAGAAGTCAGAAACTGGATTTAATTACAGAGTTACCCGTATAGATAGTAAAAACAATATACCAGTTGAAAGTAAGCCTCCTAAAGATATGCAATCTAGCTTAGTACATATTACTGAACACTTATCTAAGAACTATGGCATAGAAATAACTCCTTTAAGTAGAGGAGAATTAACAGCTAGGTTCAAAAGAATTATTCCAGATGTTGGTAGAAAAAGAGCATTTATTTACGAAGGTAACATTTATTTGAATACTGATAAGGCTACTGATGCAGATATATTACATGAATTTGCACATATTATGATGGGATTTCTTAAAAGGAATAAGCCAGAAATATATTATAACATGGTAAGTAAGGTAGAATCATTACCTGATTATAATAAGAGAATACAAGCATTTAGAGATAATAAAGATACTAGAGCATTGCCTGATTTACATGAGGAAATATTTGTAAGTTTGTTCGGAGATTATGCAGCAGAAGAGCTTCAAGATATATCTGAGGACTTTAAAAGAGGAATACAAAAAGCATTCGGTACTGATGTGAGTATAATGGAAACTCCAGTAGATCAATTACTTAAAATGCCCTTAAAAGAGATACTAGGTTCATTTGGAACTAGTGTACTTACTGCTACTTCTGACGGATTAGATTTAGACGTAGCTAAAGAATCTAGACAAATAACTAATGTTATTGCAGATTTAATAAATAGAGAAAGACTAATAGAGGATTGTATATAATGAAAAACTGTTCATATACACTATATTTAAATGGTGAATTTAGACAAATGACATATGGGGATTTAGTTGAGTTTGTTGCTAATAACATTAATGCACTTTCTACCTCCTTGTCTGATGTTATATTTAGTGAAGATACTAGACAAAGTGAAACTATTGCTAAATTAGCAGGTATCAAGCAAGACATAGAATTAAGCTATATTGGGATTGATGAGCTAACAGGAGAACCAAGATATCAAAAAAGAGATAATGATATACCAGTTACACAACTAATTGAAGAAGCTTTAGATATTAATGGAAATCCTATAGTAACTCCTATGTCTATTAGAGAGTATAAGATATATAAAGCTGAGCAGTTAGTAGATGAAGGATATTCTACTTCTGCGGCTAATAAACTAGTTAATGAAGAAGTTCAGAGATGGGGGATGATAGGAAATAATTCTTCTAAACTGCATAAGATTATCAACGATTTCTTTGATGGAAAATCTCCAGAACAAATCAAACAAAATGCTCAAGGATTAAGTGAGCATGTAGTAGAAAAAATGATTAGTAATCTAACTACTGTAAGAGATCAAATACTAACTATACATGGCTCTGATGCTAGAATGGCTCCTAGATATATGATTTCTTCTGAAATCAAAGGAGAGGATAATAGAGCTGTAGGAGCTATTGACCTTATAGTAGTAGATGGCAAAGGACAAGCTCATATTTATCTATTTAAGGGTTCTGCAAGTGATTATTCAGAAAGACAAAATGTTAAGGAAAAGAAGTACGATTATCAACTAGCATTTTATAGGCAAATGTTGGCAGCTAATGGTATTAGTGCTAAAAATATGTCTCTTAATATAGTACCAATGAGAATGTATGGGATTGAAGAGGACGTTGAAGTAGGAGATGTAGAATTTGAAGGCATACAAAGAAGAGATAGGCTTAGTCAAAAATTAGATTGGGAAACAGGAGCTTATTTTAAAAATGTAAACAATATTATTCCAGTACAATTAGGGAATAAAACTTCTGCTGGAAACACTGTAGAAACTATTACAGCTGGATTAAAGAAAATGTTCCCAACTCAAACATTAGACCTAAAGAGAAAGACTATTGATGTTGATACCTTCATATTTGGTGATCCTTCAAGAGGTATTAATTCCAGAGTATACGATTCTACAGAGCCGCACAGGGGAGTCTACCAGTTCAGAGACTATGTAGCTGGACAGACTATTTTCATTAAAGAGGATTCTCCAAAGGCTACTAATAGTGAGCTTAGAACTAAGGTAAAAGAATACTTAGCTACAGAAGCAGAACAGTATGCCAAGAGGGGAGAATCATTTATGAATAGCTTAGGAGAGGTACTGGAAGGAAAACTTACACTGGCAGATATGTATCCCAATAATCCCAAGCTTAGTAACTTTGTTCAATTGAAATTTAAAAAGTACTTAGATGGAAATTGGGAAACAGTAGAAAATGCAGAATTAGCTAGGCTAGGTATATTTATACTTCACAACAAAGAGAGAAACGTTATAGATTTCGTGGCATTCTCTGGTCATGTATTAAATACTCCAATGAAGTTAGACTATGGTACTACCCTATTAGGTGCTTTTGAAAAAGACGAATTTGTACTTCCAAAATACAATTTGTTACTTAATGCTACCAACGGAAATATAGACCTAATGAAAATAATGGCAGCAATTAATGAAATGCCAGAATTACTAGTGAATGGAGCTAAAATAGGAAATATGAGTGTACTTAATCTTGGAAGAGCAGAAGCCACTGAATCTATAAGTAGAAAAGCAATTATTTCCTCATTTAATATAATGGCAAACAGAGTTGGAATTACTAACAATATTACTTCCGATATGTTTGTAAATGATATAGATTTACTTAAATATTCTGTATCATCTTTACTTAATCCAGGTAATTATGGTAATTCTAGGTTTTCTACATTATTTAATAATATATGGGCATTAGACTCAGCGACTAGTCATGATCTAGTTAAAGAGCTTTTAGCAATTAATGACCAATTGGTAAGTACTTTTCCAGAACTTAAAAATAGTGCTGAGTGGTTAAGTGAAAATGCAGATAGAGCTCCTGTTCAAGTTTATATAGCCTTATGGCATACTATATTATCACAAAATCCAGATATAGAACAAATAACTGAACCTCATAACATAGAAAGGTATGGTACTAGTTGGAAGAATAAAACCATTGCCAATGGTTCCATGCTTAGTAATCCTCAATTTGTAAATGAGAGATCTCTTAAAGTAGTAGTATCTCAGGCTTATGCTAAAATGGGAGCTATTAGAAGTAATATATCTACATGGACTGATAATTTCTATGAGAACTATATAAAGAAAATAAAAGAAGAAAAAGGATATGGTAAATTGAGAGACCTTACCATGGGAGACCAATTCACTATATACAGTAACTTATTTGTAAAGGATCAAAATGGAAATATCAGCAACAGTATGATGTTTAAAAATCCTTACAACCCTGGAGAATCTCTAACCAATACAGAAAGAGAACTACTTAAATATATACTCTATGAGATTAATAGATATAGATTTGGATTGCAGGGAGATAATGACCCAAATGCTGAAAGATATAAGAACAATCCTAAATGGTTCCAAGTTCCTTTATTAAAGGCAGATAAATCTGTATTGGTAAAAGGTAGATCTATGTTAGGAAATGCTTATCAGACTGTAGCTAATTTCTTTGTTAAGAAGAATACTCAAATGGATCCTGATATTAATGAAGACACTAGAAATAGTATACAGGGATTCTACGAACTTACATCACACTTTGATAGGTCTGATAGTGAAGGACATAGAGAAGAATTACTTGCAAATACTACTGCAGAAGATTGGGAAACTAATGTAGAAACTCTGATGATTAATTATATGTTTAATAGAATGATGATAGATGGAATGAATAAAATTCTTCCATGGATCAGTGGAATCAAAGCTGTATTAAATGTATACTCTAAAGAAAATAACGTCAACCTAGAGAACTCATTAGAGTTTATTGATAACTTTGTTGAGAAATCTATTAAGAATGAAACTCTTCTTGATGATGAGGCTAAGAGAGTAGCTAAATATACTACTATGGCTAAGTATTTTGCTTCTGCCTTTTGTTTAGGTTTCTCTCCTATAGCTGGTGTAAGACAGATGATGGAAGGTGTTTGGAAAGGATTAAGTCTTTCTTTCTCTAAATATTACGGTGCAGATCAGTTTGGAATTGAAGACATTACTAAAGCTTGGAGTATAATGGTAGGAGACGGTATTCAAATGAATGATACCATGAAAGCCATTGAAGCGATTAATAATAGATGGGGTATAGTTAATAGAGACTTTAACATTCTGGCAGATAGGTTAAAGAGTAACAAAACTGGACTATATACTCCTATTAGTAAGTACCTATTCTGGTTTACTACTGCTCCAGATTATTTCCACAGAATGAGCTTGGTTATAGCTCAGATGATGCACGATGGGACTTGGGAGGCTTGTACGTTTAAGGACGGGCAATTAAAGTATGATTGGAAGAAAGATAAAAGATTTAATCTGCTTGCTAATCCTAGAGCTGATAAAAACTCTAAAGAGTATAAAAAGCAGCTCACTGATTGGAGATGGCTTAGAGATATGTTAGATAAGGAAAATGGAACTAAAACTAAGGATTTTGGAGAGTTATCTTCTCCATATGAAAGAGCCAAAATAGAAAGATTAAAGAACTTTTCGGATATGACTTATGGTTTCTATGATCATGAAACTAGAATGATGTTTGAAAGTACTTTAATGGGATCATTTATGATGCAGTTTAGAACTTATTTAACTGGTGTTAAGAATAAATATTTATTAACTCCTGGAGTATATGGTAAGGAGAGAACTCAAATGGTTGATGATAAAACTGGTAAGCCTCTATTTCTCAAAGAAGTAATAGAAGAAGATGGAACTTCACATCAAGAGGTTACTACAGAAGATACTGGAAGTCCACTATATGATTACTCAGGTAATTGGATGGAAGGTATTGTTTGGTCTTTAGTTGATGCATTTAATGATTTCAAACGAGATGGTTATAAAGTAGGAAGCTTTATAAACTCCATAAAACAAAGTCCTGCTAAAGTCAAGAACATGAGAGAACTTGGTAAGGATTTACTAATGATGTTCTTATTAGGAGTATTAGGTAAGATGTTAGTAGAGATGTTATTGGAAAACAGAGAACAGGAACTTAAAGGTAAAAAGCCTACATTGGAAAGTACATTAACCTTTGGTATGCAAAAACTATTTACTAAAGCCTACTTAGGATCATACGGAGACTTTGGATTACTTATGGGGTTATATGATTTCGGAAGTAGTGTAGAACCAGCTTCTATAGGTATTATTGGTAACTTCTTAGGAAGTTCTGGTAAACTTATTACTGGTAACAAATCCTTTGATTCTTGGGCTAATACCAACTTTGGTTTATATAGATCTGTTAAAGGTTTCGTTGACGCAGGAACAGAAGTAGTTGACTCTGCAGTTAATTAAAAAAAATAGGGCACACCCTGGATTACTCCAAGATGTGCCCTTTTACTTTTTATTATATCTTACCTAGTTCTTGACTAAATTCTGTCAATACTTGTGCTAATCGAGTTAAACCTTCTTTTGTTATTGAGATTGTACAGTCTTGAATGTTCAACTCATACTCACTATTATCAATTTGAGTTAAATAAGCAGTTTCTCCTTTATCCCATTTACCAGATAACTCTACTCTAACTTTTTTCTCTATCATAAGCTTTCTGCAATTAAAGTTCCATTTTCTTGCGACTTCCTAATATACCTCATCAATGTGATAGGTTTATATTCTGGATAAAATGTAGTATCACCTACATCGTTTTTATCATTCATATCTACTTGAAATTGAACAAATGCCTTATCTGTTCTTATTTCATAGAACAATACTCCAGCAATAGCATGAGTTAATTTAGCCATTGCTGGTAATGTCACTATTTCTTTTATTGTCATATTAGTGTAAATAAGCCAAGAAGTGTTAATAAAAATAAGAAGAATATTACTTTACATATTCTATCTATGTCCTCTCTAGTCGAATTCATTTGCAATCAATTTACCAAATACTGCCAATGCACACGATATTACATATACCCAACCTAGATGGGTACTATATGCAAATAATAAACTACCTATAATGTACAATGTCATTATGACAGATGCCAATATTAAAAGTAATCCTAACACTCTCATTGTAAAAATATTTTAACTATATCACTAACTATCTTACCGTCTGCAAGGGGTTCAAGTTCTTTAATTCGTTTAATTACTTTACCCATATCCTTTTTAGGAATACCAAGTCCTAGCAAATCCTGACTAACTCTCCTGGTATTAGTATATCCAAATTCATCTGCAATAGTAGTAGTAATGAGTTCTACAATATCATCAGGACTAGGAGCTACAGGAAGAAATTTATCTAAAATAGTAGCTTCATATATTTCCATATCGGCTAAGTCCTCTCTGCCTCCTTTTCTATACTGTTCAGCACTATCTAGCCGTTCTCTTCTCATTTTGTCAATCAATTGCAATTCTGCTACTTCATCATACACCTTAGCATTCTTTGCACTTTTAAACTCAGTAATTTTAGTTTTGATTGCTCTATATACTTTAAGTTCTGTTGAAGCTTTGTCCAACATTGCTTTCTTAATTAATTGGTCTATATCAATCATTGTAATATATTTAATGCTAGTTCTACATGATAATCTAACAAACCTTGTTCAAAAGTAGTTCTAACTAAATGTGGCTTTTGGGAGGTTAAGAAATCAGATTCATCGTCTAATATAACGTATTTAAATTTTCCAGAAGTATTATATTTCAGCCAATCTTCAATCTGTTCTCCTCGTGTTTTTTCATTTACCTCTGTTACTCCTATAATGTCACCAGTTATTCCTACTTCTTTTAAGATATTTATAAGATTATTATCGGTTCTCCAAGAAGAAGTTACTACAATTTTAGCCCCTGTATCAGTAATAGTATTCAGTCTTTTTACTGCATCAGGATCAAACTGATCTAAAGGATAAGGCTTTAATCCTCCTAATCTGTAATGGCTAGAATGCCACCGTCTACTATTGAGTACTCCATCTATATCTAAAAATACATAATTCATTTTAATCTAAATCTCCTTAATAAATTTTGTGCTGTTCCTGAATTGAATTTTCCTTCACGTACAAAGGCTATATCCCAGTTAGACTCATTGGTCATAGCAGAATCCCTTTCTATATCGGAAGTATACCCTCCTTTTAGTCTAAATTCCCCTACTTCTGGAGTATTTCTAGGAGTATCGTACATATGATATATAGTAAGAGGTATATCCTTCTTGTGCATATTATGAGTAAATACTTTGGCTATAAGATCCATTGCCATTTTATCAGCACCGTCACAATCTCCCACCACAAATTGACAATGCTTATCGTATAGTATAGCATCCTCAATCAAACCTTTGTAATTCTTCTTAAATTCTTCTTCTGTAATGTCTCTATGTCCACTTATGAAGTATATCATAATCTATCTAATGTTTTAGTTAATACTTCTACTGCTTCATTTAATCCTGCTTTATCATCTAATAGAATGTTATAATAAGGTTTACGTCCTCCTATGACTATTTCTGGATTGCAATTGGCATAGTGAAAGTTGATACCTTGTAAAGCACACCAATCCATAGCCTCTTTAAGTCTCTCTCCTTCTCTACAAGTAAACAGAATTAAAGTGCAATTTGCATGATAACTCAACTTCAAAAGATCTATAACCTCTTGATTTGGAGTACCATCTAAGTAGTTTTTAACAGTATCATCAAAATCAAAAGCTACGTATAATGTACCGTGCTTCTGATATTGACGTACTAATTTTTCTACAGCTTCTTGTTTAGAAATCATCTGCAAACGGATTTAATTCCAAATAGATTTCTCTAATCATTTCAAGATGATTAAATGCCCACTTGTAATTTCTAATCTCCTTTATTGGAATCCACTTAACTTCTTCTACTTCATCTTTCTCACCACCTTCTGGACTTTCCATTTCAGGTAACTCTGATAATACAGCTACATGACGTAGAATTACATTCTGGTTATTTTCAGTAGGATTAGTCTTTACTTCCATGAGACAGAACTTCTTAGGGTCTACTCTAACTCCGCATTCTTCAAATACTTCTCTTGAGCAAGCTTCCTGTGCAGTTTCATCCCAATCTAAATAACCACAAGTAACATTCCACATTCCTTGAAAATCTGGAGTACCTGGTCCTCTCTTATTAGCTAGGACACAAGGCTCATTATCTTTCATACAAAGTACTGCTGCTACCACAGCAACACTTCTTGAAATCCAATAAGTCTTTCCTTGCTCGTCTTTAATAGAAAAATTCTTCATTTGCTTCTTCTAATTGCTTGGGAGGCGTAAACCACTCCATAGGAGCACGCTTGGCACATTCCACTATTTTAAATAAAGTATTCATTCTAGTAATATCTCCTACTATTTTCAAGTCTGGTGTAATGTTTGCACCATAAACAGCAAGTTTTCCATCTGAGGATTGATATGCTATAAAAATAGGTTTTCTATTATTTAAGCACCAAGTAAGCTCCTTAAGGGTTCCTGATGTCATACAACTTAAATATTGTTCAGACCAAAACCCATCTCCTAACATAAAGATATAGGCATTGTTATTTTGGAACGTTTCTAAGTTATATTCAGTTCCTTTTTTCCAGTAGGATATATCTATATTTTCTCCCTTAAGATAATTGATTAATTTCTTCAATTTCTCATCTGGTACTTTCATACTACGTGAAATATAAACTCTAAAACCCATCATATAAGTTTCGTTTTAAGATGTAATTAAATACTTCCATAGGTACGTAAGGATATATTTCTTTATGCTCTTTAAGTTGCTTTCTGATGTAAGTAGAACTTATATCAGTCTTTGGCATTGTTATGACTTCTTTAACATGGTCATTAACAAATCCCTGTTCAGATCCTATTAATATGCTTGGGGAATCTATCAATACAAATTCGTTGTTAGCTAGAATCTCATCTCCCTTATCCCATTCAGGAATTTCGAATAAAGTTTCTCTACTGACTATTATGGAAATAGTATCTCCTTTATTAACTGATTTGATATGATCTATTACTTTCCATGTTTCAATACTTCTAGTAAATACATTGACCTCTGCAAGTATTTGTTCATACCTTTTCACTTTCACCGTTTTTTCCCATTCCGAAGGTATGGCACTCATAACCATGCATACCCTGTCAATGTATTTAGTAGTTGTATTTTTCCAAGGATTCTTCCAAGCTGGGACTATATGTATTTGATCAAATAACTTACTATCCAAAGCAGCTGAAATTACTCCTAAATGTCCAATGTGAATCGGATCAAATGATCCAAAAAATACTCCTATCCGCATTGTTGTGCTAATTCTTTTACCATTTCATTAAAAAGATTTGCAACAACCTTTAATTCTTCTAAAGGCATTCCATTAATATCTATAATTGTTCTTGCTGCAGGAAACTTTCTATTGCCCTTAACTGTACAATTTCTATCATCATCACATTCTACGTAAATGATATCACTGTAACCTGGAACTGCATCCGATATACTAATGGTTGTTTTCTTCTCTATATTCATACTTATCTCTAGTTATACAAATTGGAAGATTTTTTCTTTTAAATTCTGATTTAACGTGCTTATCAATTACCTTAATGATAACTTCTGGCTCTATATAAAGCATTTCTTGATTATCCAAAAACTCTTTAGCCCTCTCCTTCAAAGTCATTCCTGCAAGCCGTTTTGGATATAAGTATTGAAAAGCTTCAAATTCTTGAAGAATATCATCAACTTCTTGATACGATTTAGCTCCTATTTGCTCAAGATCAGAATTAGATATTCCTAGTCCATCTGTAGGCGTAAGTTTAATAGATTCGTGAATAGCACTTTCTCTTTTACATAACTGTGTAAAGTCCTCATCTTCTACTTCTTCTGCTCTAGTGCCATACATAACTTCTAACCATTTAGCTAATGCATACACTTCAGTCTTCCATAATCCAAACAAGGGATTAAAGTCTCCAACATCACCATGTAAAGTCCAGAATCCTAACTGATATTCTGTTTGATTATCAGTAGATATTACTATTCCTTTATTTCTACTAGCCAGATCATATAAATAAATCATACGTAATCTAGCCTGTAAATTACCATTGGCAATAGGAGTTCTACTAGGCATTTCCTCTAAACACCGTATAGTACTAAAATCCCCCGCACTAATATCACCAACATCTTCACATAAGTCAGATAAAGTATTCCAATAAAGTCCTCCTATTTTAAGAACTTTAAAATCATTGCAAAAAGCCTCCCCAACTAACTTGGATGTATTAAATTCATCGTCTTTGTTATTAATAGGAAGACTTCTTCCAATTAGTGAAATACCAGTGCGTTTACTAACTTCAGAACAAATCGCAGCAGTAACAGTGGAATCAATACCCCCACTAATGCCCAGAACCATAGCTTGTATGCTGTGTTCTTTAAGATATTTTTCAGTCTCATCTACTAAAATATTAAATACTTTTTCATATTTTAAATTGCTCATATTCTTATGCTTTACCATGCATATAAGCCCATTCATCACCTTCGTGAGAAGTCTCTTTCCATTCCCTAATCTTTCTAGGTTTCTCTATAGGAGTTGCCTCTGTTGGATAGTGATCTTGATTGGGAATAGTTATGCAATAAAATTCTCTATAATCTTTTTCTAATAGTATCTTAACAAGTACGTCTGGACCATACCAATCTAGTTTCTTCCTAATGAAAGATTCTATATTATCTAGATGTCTATCTGATAATTGGCTAAAAGGAATGACTTGACCTTCCTTGGTAGTCCAGTACAAATCATCCCTCATATGCTTAGTATATAATTCCAGAGCATTGGTGTTCGAGATTCTCGTCTTCTTCTGCATCAGTAAGTATTTCTATTACTGGGTCACCTAAAGTAAGTACTTCGGCCAAACATAGTACTACATTTTCCAATTCATCCTTTGTACCTTCACAAAAAATTTCACCATTAATGACTAAGTAATACTTGTTGTCTAATTTACTTATAGAAATAGTATCTTCTCTTTTAACGTAAGTTAATTTACTACTATCTAGAAATAAATGTACTCCGTCTACTCTTCCGTGAATGTCAAATCCGTGAGTGGTGATTTCCATGGTCTTTTAAAATAACCTTTAAACCCAGGAGAAGCCTGGTTAGGAACTAGAGCTACTAATTCCCAACCATCATCTCCATATACTCTTGTCCATTCTTCCACATTATCTGGAAGATCTGGAACTCTTAAATATTCCCATTTCATATTAAAACCCTACTTTTCTTTTAATGTCTTCAGTAGCTCCATTATCTTCTGGATTATATATTTCAGCCAAACTGTATGTACTACTGGCATCTAAATTAGAGCCGATAGATTCGGCTAATGCAAGTGCTTTTTCTCTACATAATGGTTTAAATTCATATTGAACTTTTAATCTACCTTTTCTCTTAATAGCTCCATCTAATCTAGACAATGGACAATTAAAAGTACAGATAAATTTAATATTCAAAGAATCTCCTAGTAATCCATCAGAAATGTTCAATAACGTTGCCAGTCTAGTATTACCTGTGGCAACCCTATCCGCTAATAAAGTTTCACAATCCTCCAATATAAATATATGATCTTTATGCTCCATTAAAAAGCTTACAAATGAAGCATCACATATATAAGCAAATAAGGATTGATCTAAATATATGAACTTCTTATCGGAATTATAAATAAGATGTCTTATATATGAGGTCTTCCCACAGCCAGGAGCACCATATAAAATAGCTAAACCTGGTTTATCGGAATTAATGAAATCCATTATTTCCTCGTTTGGAAGATCGTCATTATAATTCTTAGATAGATCAATATGCATATCTACAGCATTCAGGGATTGGGATACAAAATCACCTCTGTCATTCAGTATATACTCAAATGATCTTATTACTGCAGTTTTTTCTTTGTATGCTATGCAGTTGAATATGCTAAGATATTCTCCTGTTCCTAAAAATGTTATAGTACATGTAGATGTTCCATCTTCAGGGTTAAATGCCTCATCAAACCTTATAACAATAGGACATTCTATGGTATAGAAGCAGATAGTTCTAAATTGTAGGCAAATAGCGTTTTCCTTCTTCCTATATTCATTTCCTTCCAGGATGTAATAATCTTTAATAACATTCTTTAGATTTTCCAAAGTTTTATTAGAATCAACATTAAAAAAGTTATGTCTACATACTGGAATCACAGAATGCATCTGTATGAACAAGTTCTCTTCGGTATAAGCGCCATAAGTAATAGATTTTATTACCTCTTTATATTTAGCTTCTGTCTGACTCATTGATTCATTTCTACAGTGTAAAACAAATAATGATAATTTCTGCCAATAGGAGTAGCTGCACACATAATCCAACCCTCATTTCCTATCTTTTCTAATTCTTCAATGGAAAGAATACTTCCTTCGCTTATAATTCTTTTATACTTAATCATTTGTTTCTTAAAGTTATTTCTCCAAAATATTCTACAAAAAAAGTTTCATCTAAAGTAGTACTATTATATCCAACTGGACCTACTCCTGAGCCACTTAACTTAATTCCACTATGAGGAGCATAAAATAATACGACATATTCAGGGTCACTCTTTAATGCCATAAGTTTAGGGTACTCAGGTTTTTCTTTTACAGGTTTTAAATTGACTTCAATCATTTTCTAATATTATTTTGCCTTTGAATTCTTCATAAGTACTTTCATCTCTTGAATCACTGAAAGTTCCGACTTCTACGCCTGGGTTTCTACTATAAACTACTACTCCAGCACCTTTACTAGTAAATAATACTACTATAGGTAATAGTTTGCTTTGTTTTAGAACAGGATAATCTTTCATCTTTAAACTATCCAACTTGTCTGATTTAATCATAATCCTAAATCCATTTTACATAATCCAACATCTTTACCTATATGTTTACCTTCATCGTCTGATAATTTTACACAGTTATAAACTGGAGTATTCTTAGTCATTTGACAAGAGGTAAGTTTCATAACAATATTAAGAGGTTTAACTCCTACATCGTTAGTAAGATTAGTTCCGATACCAAATGAGCATCTAATTCTTCCTTTACAATAGTTCTGTATTTCAAGAGCTTTGGGAAAGGTAAGAGCATCAGAAAAGACAATTGTCTTCGTCATTGGATCAATACGTAATTGAGTATATCTGTCAATTACAGAGGTTGCAAACTTAAATGGGTCTCCGCTGTCTTGTCGTACTCCATCAAACAACTTAGCTTGTTTTAAACTGAAGTTCTGTAAGAATACTTTAGAAGTATACGTGTCTGATAAAGCAATACCTAAATCACCATCATATACTTTAACCCAGTTCTCAAGAGCCATATAATTGGCATTTTTATATCCAAATTGTGCTCCATGGAACATAAACCATTCATGTGGATGAGTTCCCATAGGTTTCATGCCATACTTCATTGCAAAGTGACAGTTAGAAGTACCTGTACAATAAGTAGAATATTCTGATAAATATTCACATACCCAATCTTGTACATTAGAAGAGAATCTTCTTCTAGTTCCAAATTCAGAGAAAGGTAATGCGTTAAGATTAGATAATACTACTTTCTCTTTTAAAGCTTCTATTACATCTTTCTTTTGTACAACTTTGGTGTTTTTAAGAGTGAGTTCAGAAACCATAGCAAGCAAAGGAACTTCCCATAAGGTGATTCTATAAAGAGGACCAGTAGCTTCTATATGTAAGTGACCTTCTTTATCAAGATAGAGATTCAACTCATCTGGATTGTATCTAAATCCTCTTAACCATTCCCAGTAATGACGAGGTACAAATGGAATGTTTTGAACTGCCCAATCGAAGGCTTCGTTACATAGATATACTCTATCAGACATAGAATATATTTCCAGCTTAAGAGCTTCTAGAAACTCCTGAGTATATACTTCCTTATTTCTGTCTACAAAAGTAAATGTCCCCATAGCATGAGGAAACATTTTCATATAAGCATACGATGTAGTAAACTTATATAGGTCATTGTCTAAAAGTGATTTAATCATACGTCTTTAATTCTATTTTTAAATTCATCTAAATGATTCTCTATACAATAGTTCAGAAAGTTAATAAACTCATGCGCATCAGCAAGTTGAGGAAATTCATCTCTATTTGCTACGAAATACCTATTAATTCCTTTGCCTAAGTTCTTTTCCCTGTAGTCATTGTAATCAGCTAACATATTACTAAATTCTAATGCCTGATCATTAGAAATAGAATTGAATAAATCATCAGCTTTGATTACAAAGTACTTACAATCAATTGCTCGCATCTGTTCCTGCCAGCAGTCCTTCAGTTCGTCCTTTTCTACTATCATATGCTTCTAATTCTTCAATAACCTTATTTAATTGTTTAGTATAATTAGCAATTAACCTTTCATACATAAATTTATTATGCTTTAGTCTTGCTAATTCTACCTCTTCATCATGTACGTTAGACTTGTCTATCGGAACAAATACTATGTCTTCACAGTCTATCGTAATTCTATTACACAATTCAGGATCGAATTGAGCTATACATCCTAAACATAAATCAAAGGTAGGAGCAGGTTTTACCCTGCACTCCTTACCTTCTATGGTCACTATTTCATTCATAACGAATATTGTTTTCTTTACAGAAGTTCTCAAGAGTAGAACCATCATCAATAGAAGCTACACAGTCCTTAAGAACTATTACTTTATCCCAAACGTCCTTTAAGCCTTTTAGAGATTCCAAAACACAATAATCTCCTGCTATACCAGCAATGTAAACAGTATCATAACCTTCGTTTATTATACCAGTAAACTCATCTAAGGCTTCAGTTCTTACTAATTGGTCTACAAAGCTATATTCTTCAATTTCAGGAATTTCACCTTTAAGTTCAGTTATATAGTCTGTTACTCCATTTGCTATGAGAGTATTAGACAAATGAGTAGACATAGCTGCTCCAATTGTATGTTGAATACAATGTGGAGGCCATTGTCCTCCTTGTGCTTCAAAACTACAATGATTTGAAGGATGCCAGTCAAACGAGATTGCTACATCTATCTGAGACATATCTTGAGAATCAATAAATTCACACAATTTATTAATTGCCATTGTAGCTCCCTTTACTTTAAGAGATCCCTCAATAAAGTCTATTTGGGGATCAATAATTTGCAATAATTTCATTCTATTTTTGTTTTAGTTATATCAATCTCAAATGGCTTGAATTCTGGCGTGTAAAATTCATCTAGAATACTTACATTAGCCATTTGAGTTTCTTCATACGTTACTAAGTTGTGTGTTCCACTATGGATGTGTCCGCAGAACAAATATCTAGGTTTACGAGACATGACTACACTAGCTAATATACCGTTACCTGCATCTGTTTGCTTCATAGATTGGTGTATTACTCCTAATCCGCATAACTGAGGAGCATCATGAGTAATTACTATATCAGCATTATGAGGCATCTTATCATAATATGTAACTAGACTTTCTGATTGTCTCATAAATGCCCAGTTTCCAAATATCTTACAATACGGAGTTCCGAATATAGTATATTCCTCTATGCCGTTTGCTCCTAGATACTGAAATGTGGTTGTTTCATTATGAAGATACACAGCTCTACCATTGGTAGCCATAGTAAACATGTTATGCATCTTCAATTTATCCTTACCTTTAGATTCTAGAAAGAAATCATGATTCCCTGCAATAAATATTACTTTACTCCACGAATCCTTATATGGCATTGTATTTAACCAAGGTACAAATTCTTGATTAAGCCAATCTTCTTGGAACTTCCTTCCATGACAACTTGTAGGACATAGATCTCCACAAATTAACAATAAGTCAAATTCGGGAATATCGTCTATTAGATTGCCATGTAAATCAGATATTGCTACTACTTTCATTAATAAAAGAACTCTTCTTCATTAATACTCTCATCTTCTTTAGGTAGGTCATTAAGTCTAAACAGAGTAATATTTATAGAAACTTTTATCGGATCAGATTCAAAAGTTATTCCAGAAATGAGTTGATCTTCTGGTATTATTAAATAATGACCATTACAAACATAAATATCTCCTTCACGACTAGGTTTGTCTTTGTATATATAAGCCTTACCATTTTTATCTACTGCATACCAAAAGAAATCTGGGTTTTCATCAACTGGATCAACTAATTCATTGTTTTCAAGAGTGATTTGTATTGGAGGATCATTATAAGTTCTACTTCTCAAGGTTTTGTTTACCCATTTTCTGTCACTTACATTAATCCAACCAATGTTAGTAAATCCCTCATAAATCCAACCATCCCTTTCATCATCTCTATGTGGAATTTTACTAGCATCAGTCATCCACATAGAGCCATTACTATTGACTACAAACCAATAAACTCCATTGTCTCCTTCTATCGTTGCCATATTACTGAATTTCCAATAATTTGAATTTGAATTGGTTCATCTTCCCAATCTCGAATAGGAAAAACCACGTCTTCATATTCTTCACTGTCTGTACATTTCCAGTCTCCAGGGTAGTTTGCTGGTGAAGTCCATTCATCTCCGCTGCGAATTGGAGAATATTCACAATCAGTAGTATAAGAGTTGCCATCTTCATCAGTTACAAACCATAAATGACCTGGCTTAAGTGCTTCACCTAGTTTAGATTCTTTGAACATAGTTTCTAAACCAGTAGGAAAATGCCAGGTTTGTTTCTCAAGGTCTATGTAAATTTCAACTGGATCAGAGTTTAGTTCTGGATCTGGCAGACTAGCTACAAGTTCTCTACTTAGTTTAGATTCTGGATTAGGAGCATTGTCAATCCATCTTTCCCAATAACCTCCCCCTTCAATTGACCAGCTCTTTCCTCCAGAATTTAACACTGGAGGTTCTGTTGCATGCATGTGAATAAATCTGTCTGTATCAAAGTCAGACCTTCCAGATTTACCCTTTACTATATATGCCCTTATTTCACTCATATTCTCTTAATTTATCAATAAATTCTAATAATTCAATTTCGTCTTCACAATGAATAGCTTCTGCATATACAGAAGTTTCATGATTATATTGGAGGTCTAACTTAATCCACTCGTTATCAAACTTTAACCAAGGTATAACATCACAAGTTACTACTCTTCCAGGTTCTCTAGCTTCATCAGGATTACATGAAGAAGGACCATAATCCACTTTTAAGGTATGTCCAAATCTTTTCATTACTTTACTTTTTAAGTTGTCCCATTACACCTCTATCAATTCTTTCCTGTACTCTCTCCTTACAAGCTTCAAGGTACATTTGTAAACCTTTTATTTGCTTTTCGTTTTGAGCACAAGGAAATCTTTCATTCATTTTGCAAACTCTATCTAACAAGATAAGAGCAAGCTGTTCCGATTGGAACCCAGGTGTTACAGTACCATCATCATGTTTCTGAACAAACTGAATAGTATCAGTCTTATCCACATACTTAGTTTTTCCATCTTCAAATCCAGCACACAATTGTACTCTGTACCTGTGGGCTCCTTCATAACCATCTTGAGGAAAAACTTCTATAGTATTTTCATTACTAGGAAATACTTTCATCTCCGTCATTACAAACTTCTTCTGTATCGGCATAATACGTTCTTATTAAAATGTTTTCTTTACTGAATAAATGCGTTACTTCTACTCCATAGCTACTAGGATTGCTTTCAATAATATTAAGTATATCATTGATTATTTGAGGTCCCATTCCAGAAGCTATAGAATTAGCTACTTGTTCTCTAGATACAACCTCTCCTCCAAAAACCATAGGATAAGTAAGCTCAACAAACTCAACTGCATCATCGAACTCTACATTTCGACTATTTACTTTCTGCAGTAAATCTACTAACCTGCTCATTTATAATTTGTTTAACTTGTTGATATGTTAAAGGAGTATAGTTATTTTGTTCAACTCCTACATCATACTGTTTACAGCTAGTCCCTTGTAAGATATGCCCTGGTTGTGTATGATAGTGCCCATAAAGATTCCATACTCCTCTTTCATATCCTCCCCAAGTGAGAAAAGGATAATGACATAGAATTAGGAATTGTTCATCTTCCTTAATTTGAATTTGAAGTATATCATCTATAGATGCAAATCTATCCACTGGAATAGCTCTAGCATTTTGATAATCATGATTTCCCATAATTAAATGAATATTTCCATTTAAACGGTCTAAAATACTATTCCAAGCTGTTACACCACCAAGAGCAAAATCTCCCAAATGAAACACGTGAGAGTCCTTATGAACAACTTTATTCCAGTTTTCAACCAGTTGGTCATTCATATCTTCCACATCCTTAAAAGGTCTGTTACATATACGAATTATGTTTTTGTGACAAAAGTGAGTATCAGAGGTAAATAATACCTCTGCCTCACTAAATTGTTGCAATTTCCACTTCATTTTTTGTAATCTAATGTTTTTACTAAGTAATTAATAGCTTCCAATTGACCAAAAGTTAATGAGATTACCTTCTCGTTAATTGCAATATCCCAACCTTCTCCATTAGTCCATTCAGTGACTTCAATAAAGTCTGAACTTTTAGCAAGGCAATCATAAACTTTAAGGTCGTCATGAATTGACTTTCTTTCTGTTATTTCCATATTAATACATAAATTCTGTAGATTCTTCTATAGGTTTTTCATCATCTTCCATTACATAAACAGTAACAAGTTTTGCATGTGCAGGATAAGATTCTCCCTCATAATCATACCAGTCCATAGCTGTAAAATCGCCTTCATAAATGAATGGGTGATAATATATTTGCCCGTTATATTCAAACACTAATCTGTGCATAAGAAACCCGTCAAATCTCTCATCATAAAAGTTACTACATAGAGTAACAAATTTGTAATTCTTTTTGGCTATTTCAAATAAATCTCGATCGAGATCTCCACTGTCTAACCAACAATCTAAATCTTCATTTAACTCTATACCTGATTCCGATAGCAAGTAAATAAAAGTTTCTAGAGATATATTCATTTTATTAAATCTTTACGTTTAAATTCTTCTTGTAATGGTATAGCAAGTTCCCTTGCTTGTGGATGTGCACTTTCTGCACATCTTAATTCAAAGAAATGTTTCCAATCATCCACAAATCCTGTCATTACTAATTCAGTTTTAAGACTATTAGGCAATACAGCTCTAGCTTGTTGAGGCGTCCATCCCTGTTTAAGTAACTCTAGATAAAGTTTCTCTGACACTTGTAGAGATGCCACAAAATTGTTTTCTGGAGTAATTTCCCAAGGTTTAAAATAGGATTCTTCCTTACCAGTTAAACTATAGTAATATTCTCCAATTAGCTCTCCAAAATCGTCATGGTTTATAACAGTACCACTAGCAGCCTTCTGTAAAGCTAGTTCATCAATCCAACAGGGAATAATAAAAGTAACTTCATTGCTAAACTTATCTTTACTATAATTACAGTATCTAGTAGATTCTTGGGCAAAGCTAAATACTCTGTGTCTTACAAATTCATGAGACACTCCTCTATCACAAATGAACTTAGCTGTAATTCTTCTTTTATGTTGAGGATAAGGATTACATAGATAATACAAATCTTCCATCCTGTTATTCTCAACTAGTACTCTTAAGTTAGTAGTAATAAAGGCAGTTTCTCTAGACCTGTATTCTGTTTCTACTACTTTAGAGTATGGATTTCGTCTATAAAACTCAACTATAGAATTTTCATCTCTTCTAATAAGAGATTGTGCTGTCTCTGCTTCAAGAGAACCAAAAGCATCTACTCTATCGCCAGATATTTTTAAATACACAGTGCCATGTTCTAGCATAGCACCGTGTTGTTTGCTTTTAAGCATCTCAACAAATTTCTTATAAGAATCTTCTGTTATTTTATCCTCAGACTTGTAACAAACTCTTCCTACTTTTTCAATCTGTTTATATATTCCTTCTTCTCCAGAAAGTTGTTCAATTATTTCGAAAGAAGGCTTAATCAGCTTCATTTAATTCAGCAATTACAAATTGTGTAAGTAATTTATAATCTACTTCAGCTACCTCTAATTCTCCATTTTCTTTAGACATATACATTCCTATATCTGATTCGTCAGTACTATCTATAGAATTCATATAAGCTTGTATATATCTTGGAGTAATTTCTACAATGTTTTCTACACACTTTAAGTCGTTTGCTAGCTGATCTAAACTATATAAATCATATATACGTAGATGAAATTCCAACTTATCCAAATTAGTATAAGATGAGATTGAAAGTGTGCCCTCAAACGAAACAACTGGTACAAATATATGGTAAAATGTTTCCATTACTGTTTACGCATCCACATTACTGTCATAATGGCATAATTAGCCAAATCTAACAGAGTGTCTTCTAATGACTCGTCTTTTACTCTAGCCTCTTTAGTAACCAAAGAATCTAGACGATTCATCTTATCGGACATTCTTACTAAAGCTCCAATAATTCCGTACTTATCTAAGCTCTTATCAAAGGAATTACCATAATCTGCATTTTTAGCTTCGTATGTTTCTTCCATTTGCTTTGTTATAGTTCCGAATGATACAGGATCATTAACTGCTGTACATTCTAAATCTTCCAATTTAATAGATGGTTTGGGATCAAAAGGAGTCCCTTGTGGTTCAAAAAAGTTCTTACTCATTAAAATCCAGTTTGAATTGTAAAGAAATTAACATTGCCCTCTCCTATTATATGGGCTTCAGTTTCTTCATCTACGTAGTATGTAATCTCTCCCTCGAAATTATCAATCTTGGTAACAGCAAACTTATGTTCTCCCATAAATTTAGCAAATTCAGGATTATAAGCTAAGACTTCATCCAATAGAAACACTCCTACCATTCCTGCATCTGCACAGAAGCTTCCAATATGTTCTTCTTCAGAAGCTAAATGTTCTAAAGCTGCTGTATTGTCTTCAGTATGTTCTTCTCCTGTCATATTTCTACAACAGATGTTGACTTGATCTAGATGTTCTTTAGCTCCTCCTGAAACTTTATATGTAGAACAGCTCCAGTCCCCATAAATTGTAGATTCACTAATATAGTTAGTAAATCCAAGCAAATCCATTCTCTCACCACAATCCGATTTATCCCAATCTTCTGGGGTCTTAACTATATAACAGGGATCAGTTATTATAATACTTTTTCCGACTACTGTCATTTTGTCTTCAAAGCATTCACTATATGATGCTAAAGATTGCTCGCACTCTTTCCACCAGTTCCTAGCACTAATAATATTAAAGTTTACAGGAACTATGGATCCTGGAGGGTATCCAAATGGGTTGCCTTCTTCCCATGTAGCTAAATCACTTGGAGTTACTTCTCTTCCTAATAATTTCTCAAAACAATCTAAGCACAAGACATCTTCTCTATTAATACCATTAGCATCACATACTTCATTCCAAAGTTCATCCTTTACCATGAAGTATTGCTCTGGTCTACTTTTTTCTTCAGTAATATCCAGCTTACATCTATCACATAATAGATGTTCTTCTCCATCAACGTCTTTAAACATAATTAAAATTTACCATCCCATACTTGGAAGCACAATAACCCCATATCTCTCCACATTTTGACTATATTATTTCTATCTTCAAACACAACATCTACATGATACTTACCAGCTATATGTTTTTCAAATAATTCCTTCTTGGTAACTTCGTCCTTTCTATAATCCTCTGGTTCTCTCATAATAAGTTCATCAGGATATAGAAAATGCTGGTCTAGCCACTTAAGAGTATTTTCTCTTCCCAAAGCCGTACCAGTTCTTCCAGTTAGCACTATAAGAGCTTTGCCAGCGTTACATAACTCTCTCACTGCTTGAGCCACTCCTTCAACACATTCATCCTCTAAGAATCCCATGTCAGCTTCTAATCCCCAATATGGTCTACCAGTTTTATTAAGAGCTACTGTGCCATCTAAGTCAAGAATAACAGCATGAGGTAATTTAGAATCCTGTTCCATAGGAGACCAATTTAATTGCTCCTCATTAAAGATATGCCTGTATCGTTTATAAGTATCACGAATAACCCTCTCTCCAATAGGATTAGGTCTTAAAGAGTCCCTTACAATAGCTTCCTCTAACGGAATAAAGAAATCTTTAAACTCAATTTCATACTCTTCCAAAGAACCATCAACTTCTATGTGAGGATTTCTTAGAGATTGAGCTTGTGCATTATGAGCCAATACTAGTCTCTTCAAAGCTTCAACCGTTTTAGGATTTAGATTCATGTTATCAGAAATAATATTATATCCAGAAAACATGGCTGCCTTAAGGAATTCGTTTTCTATTCTAGTAACTAGAGATTCTCTATCTGGAATCCAATAGTCACCTAACATATTTCTGATATCATCTCTATTAATTCTAACCCACTTATCAGCTCCTTCACTATGTATGAATCCTTTAGCCCAGGTAGTCTTACCTGAGCCTTGGATTCCTCTGCATATTATCAGCTTTTTCATTAGCTCAATAACTTAGAGTCAATTTCAAATGCCTCGTCCTCGTCTTCAATATGTTTGAAGATTAACTTAACTAAAGCTTTAGCTGTATCAAGTGTTTCACATTTAGCAATATATAATGCTGGAGCTTTCTTGTCCGTAACGTCAAGAACTCCTCTTACATATGGTATTACTTGAGGTTCAGCACCTTCAATTAGTTTACCTTCTTCATCTACTGCTGGTACTTGTACTTCTACTGCTTCAATCAAATCAAACGAATTGGTGTTGTAAATTATTCCATTAACGTATATCCACATACTATTTCAAATTTAAAGATTTTAATTCAGTATCTAGTTGTCTTTTAAGGAATCTTCTTAGCTTTTTTGTACCTATTACTCTCCACCTTTTCTCATAACCAGTTTTATGGAGTTTTCTATCCATATAAACTAGTTTCCAATTGGCTAATGCAAATTGTAATAGCGTTTTACCTTGCATTAAGGGCAATATAATATAGTTGGATTATTCTTATGCACATCTACATCAGGATATTTTTCTCTAAACTTTTGTAAATTAAATGCACGCATGATAATATGACTTCCATTTTTAGTTGGAATTATAGTTACATATTTAGGACCAATAGGTTCACATTCTGACTCTATAAATCTAATCATATCATTATGCTTTCTTCCTAGTTCCTCATCTATATCAACTATAAATGTAGGACTATTTTCATGTTTATACTGACCACATACTGTAGTATAAGCTCTGTATATATGGTCATAATCTTCATTCAGTACATGGTCAGTTACATTCTTAAGAGTTGCAAGACCTATTCTTCTGAATGATCTTCTATTAAGGTTAATATATGCTCTACTTTTAGTTACATCACATATAGCCTTAATTTCCTCCTCTAATGAAAGAAGATGATCCTTACTTCTTATAAAGTAAGTATTAATTACTCTATTATTAGATCCAAGTTCTTCATGTTCTTTCTTTCTCTGTATTAATTGAAGAAAGTAGAAATCATCGTCAGACCTAAAATTGAGTAAATTTGATATTTGTTTAAAATTATTCACCATCTCTATTTGATTCTGCTAATACTGTTACTTGTTTAGGAAGAGTGAAGTAATTCTTTTCCTCTTCCTTCATACCCTCAACGTAGTATGCATCTATTCCTTCTCTAAAATTTATATCGCTAAGCAAGATGGGATCCAATCCTGGGATATGAACCATACCTATGTTAGCTTTCCAATCAATTGCTAATATTAACATGATTCAAGCAATTCGTCCAAAGCTTTAGACTGAGCAGACTCAGCCACTTCTTTCATTTTTAAATAAAGATTCATCTTTTGATCTTCTGTAAGGGTGTCAGTAATATCAACTTCTCCCATTTGAGTTTCTACAGTAAACTTACAGTGAGGAACGAACTTTAGCGTAGTTGAATCTACATGGAATGGTTCATTCCAATGGTAATAAATTGATATATCCTCTGTAAAATCTAAACGAAGTGAAGACCATGCATAACGAGCTCTTATAATTGGTTTATTATTAAGCAACTTCTGAGCTACTATTACAGCTTTTTCTTTTATTTCCATATTCCGTTTACTACTTTATATTTGATAGCTTCCTCTGCAGTTAAATACCAATCCTGCTTTTTCTTTCTAACAGAGTTAAGCTTATCCTGATTAATAATAGTAGATGATGTTACAATATCATCTAACATTTTCTGAGTGCGTTCATTCTCGATCATATTCTCTGCCATGTCCTCAATTTTACCCATAGATCCACTAAAAATAGAATGAACAAGTATTGTACTATGCTCAGTGCAATACCTTTCTTTTCCTGCAACTAACAGGATAAGACCACAACTCATTGCACTACCTAAGGCAATAGTATGTACTGGAGCCTTTGATGATCTAATAACATCAAATAACCCTAAAGTAGGATATACTTCTCCACCGTAAGACTCTATAAAGAGGTTAATAGGCTTTGGAGTATACGTTCCTCCAATAGATGTTATATACTTTTCTGCCTCCAAATCACTAATGTTAATTCTAGTAATTTCTTTGGTAATTGCAACACATAGTTGTTGATCTATGTCTCCAGTCAAGAACAAGTTACGTTCAAGTAAATGTTTGTATAAGTCTGTTATCATGCTTCGTCTTCTATATTAGTTTCACCTTTATCTAGCATTTTGCCTTCTTTCTCTAAGAATCTAATGCACTTAACCTTATAGGCTTGTGATAATCCATTCTCTATTTTAAGAACTATTCCTTCATGTGGAACTTTATTCTTACATACAGGAGATAGTTCTTCCATATAGAATCTCTTATCATTACATAGATTCTGTAAGAAGTTTTCATGCCAATGATCGGTTAATGACAACTCTGGATATAAATCTTTAGCATAGCCATAGTAGAACTCCCTAACTGGTTCTAAGCCATTCTTTATACTCCATTGCTGTACTTGTTTAGCCGAGAACTCATAAACAATTCCATCTGGATTTGTATAAGTTACTCTATATACTCTAATACCATAATGAACTCCATGTGTGTAATTGGAATTAGCATCTGGTTGTACGTATCCATAATCAAAATCCTTCTGTATATAACCACCATTAGGAAGGAATCCTATGATTTCATAATACACAGTTAAACCTTTAGTTAGTTTAGGTAATATTATTTTATGAGCAAGTCCCCAAACATCCACACCGTAGAACCCATCAGACACTTTCTTGTTAATGTATCTGTTTTTAATTACAGTTCTAGATGCCCAACTATCATTAAATACTCATATAGGTCCCTTATTTAGCCACCCCCAGATCCTTTCTCTCCAAGTGGGCTTAGTTTTACATAATACCTTAGATGATATTCCAGAAGTTCCATGTACTTTTTCAGTAATAGATATAATATCATTTGGAGATATTACATATGGACACTTCTTTAATAAGACAGTATCATAATGAAATCTAAATTGATTCTCTATAATTCTATCTAAACCTTTAGGTTGTTTACCTCCCTTATTCCCTCCACCTTGTCCTGGAGTTTGGGATATTTTGACTACATATTTCTTACAAATATTATAATCACCTATAGAGTCAAATTCTACTCCTTCTCTTAAGTTGTCAATGGAATCTCTCAATCCCATTACTTTCTTCCAATTATCTATAGAAGACGTTGGAATAATAAATCCTTCTGATGGATAACCCTGAAGTTTAATGATCTTTACTCGACCTTTATCTTCAAAAAATCCAGGCTTTGCTTCTTTATCTACATTTAACTCTTTGTCTCTAAAGAGATTATTTGCAGCTAAGAATGCCTTATCTATTTGTGATTCTACTGAGAAGTAAATATACAATCCAGGTTCAGTATCTATTCCTACAGCTATGTTATATCCATCAATGGAGCAGCATTTAAGCCGCTCACATTTAGGATTTGGATGAGGAAAGAATTCCTCTATTTTAACAATCTTTGCTGCATAATTTAAATTAATCTTTGCAGATTGAGTTAGTTTCATGAAATTCGTCTAATGGTAATAACGATTCTGTGATCTTGTACTCTTTTATGTGTGGATAATATTTAGTCATATGAGCAACAGCATCATCCACACAATGTATCTTTGTTATTTCTGAGTCCCATAAGCAGATTGAAGTAGTTAAAGCTCCACTACCTGCTATGTTTTCATATGGTTTAAAGTCTGTTATGTGGTAGTACATCGCACCCATCGTTGAACTGGAACATACACTACTTGTTCCTCTACATCATATACATCTGTAACATTCTGATCATCATCATATTCGATCTTAAATGGAGTTCCCTCATAAGTATATATTATAGATTCTTCGTTTTCGTCAAGAACTTCTACAGGAAATGTACTCATGACTTCTTTATCCCACAATAGTGGTTCACACATAAACCACCAAATTGCTTCGTTTTCATTGTTTTGAATGCTCTCTATAAATCTCTTTTGACTGTCCTCCCTATTGTAGCACATCTCATTAAGATGTTTAGTCCAATGGTTTTGGGCAAACTCAACAATAAGTTTAATCAACTTTTCTTTATTCACAGGTTCTTACACATTTAAAAGTTGGTTGTAATGGTTTACCATCATCAGAGAAATAGAAATATTTAACAGTTCCCATTTTTCCAATTAATTCATCTATGTGTTCTCTATACCACTGCTTTAGTTCTCTATTACCCATTGGTTTGGCTTCAAAGGGTTTACCATCTGCTGTAATCATAGTGAAACACATATCTTCTTCTCTAAGTCCTTCAGAAATACCAGTAATTTCAAATTCTCCATCCTGATATTCTTTAATCTTAATCATGTCATTAGTTCTCTTTCCATAACCATACAGTTTGTCTGGATTTCTAATGACAATACCTTCATAGCCTTCTGATACATAAAAGTCATGCAACTTCTTAATTTCAGACCATCCTCTTACTTTCTCGTGAGGAACCATTCTCATTTTAAGATCCCAAGGATCAAATGTCTTAGTAGGTTCAAAGCTTAACTTTAAAGTATTAGCTACTTCTTGTAAATGTTCCAGCCTTTCTTCAAATGGTTTATCCTCCATTAAATCGAATATCCAAAATTCTAATTCATCACACTCATCGTCTATGTCGATTTCTGTACGAGCAAGACCAGATATATATTGTAATGAGCGTCCTGGGATATATAACTCACCATCCAATATAACGTCTGGGTTAGCTCTGAAGAAGTCTATTAGGCTTTGATTTTTTCTAATATGTTTAGTAGAGTTGTTGTAATCTTCTCCTCCTCTACTTGCAGACTTTACCTCTATTCCATCCCAATAGAAAGAGTTTCTTACTCCATCTATTTTTCTACTTGCCCACCAATAGTCTATTTTGTCATATATGCTAGTTGAAATCTTGTTGAAATCCTTAGCATTCATATGCTTTTTAAACCCATTGGCATCGGTCTTATCATCTGGAACAAACTTTTCTAATTCCTCTTTACTGAAATTATCTAAGTTAGAACCCTCAGGTAATTGCTTATATCCTTTATCTAGGTATTTCTTTATATGGGATGCATATTCCAACTTCACTTGTTCGGATACTGTTCTTTTTGCCTTCCCTTGGAATATCCAGATTTCTGGTTGGGTAGTTACTTTCCCACCATATTGAGATGTGTATCTTCTAATTACATATCCCCGTTTATCGTCATCCCACTCATAGCTAATATCAACTATTCTTAGTTTTCCTTTGCTATCTTTGGATACTAATATATTATTCATTTACCAAGATGTAACAAATACTATTTCTTCATCATCTTTCAAATTATGGAATGCTGGAATTACACTCTTCTTCACACTTTCTATAACATAGCCAAGATCCTCGAAATAACTATCATCATAGAGTGTACTTCCAAAGAAGAATCCTCCAGTATTTGGCATGTACTTTTCAGCTTCCTCTGGATTATCTAGTGCTAGTTGACATAGCTCTACTAGATGTTTACACATCTCTTTAGTAATAGGCATCTCTACATCATTCCTATCATAACCATAATGTTTCTCAAAGAATGCAACAAGACAATTTACCTTTCTAAAGTATGCTAGTTCCTCCCAAGTATCTTCCTCTTCTTTCTTCTGTTTACTAAAATAAATATCCAGTCCCATTATTTTATTCCTGTATGTCCAAATCCTCCTTTACGGTCTGTTTCATCTAAACTTAACACTTCATTCCACTCTATTCTTTCTACCTTGTTAAGTACTAATTGGCAGATTCTTTCTCCCTCCTCAATTACTACATCTTCTAATCCATGATTAATTAGAATTACTCCCACATTGCCTCTGTAATCAGAATCAACAGTTCCTGGAGTATTTAACACAGTAATTCCTTGTTTAAGTGCTAATCCACTTCTAGGTCTTACTTGTATTTCATACCCCTCTGGAATAGCTACATACAGATCAGTAGGAACTAAACACCTACTACCTGGCTGTAAAGTAATACTTACAATTCTGTTTCCAGTATCGTCAAGTTTACAGATTACAACACCGTATCTTTTGAAATCCTTTAATTGTAACTTGCTGAAACTCGCTCTAGCATCCATTCCTGCTGAACGTGGAGTTTCATATTTGGGAAGCTCATTGTTCGAATAGTTAATAACGTCCACTTTCATTTTAATAGTTTGAAATAAGTGTTTAAATACAATGAAATAATCTCGTTACTTTTATCCAACTTAAGCCTAATGCATCTACCATCATAGGACATATCAGTAATTCTTCCTCTCATTTTCAAGCCATTATGCTTAATAATGACTTTACGTCCATGAAGAGCATACATAAGAGCGTTTGCCACATCCAAAGGCATATCAATTGAACTCTCCATCTTCTGTACTTACTACGGAAATACTTAATATTTCATCTTCAAATTCTCCTAACTTATCTGGATCTGAAATTAGATCCCAATCATTATATTTCTGTCTAGCTTCCTCTTCCGAACTAGCTTCTACATAGGCAGTTGCCCATTCCTTTACTAAAAAGTTTACTTTATATAATGCCATTATTCTAATGATTTTAAGGCTTTGTCTAATACTACTAAAGGATCTTCATTATAGCTATCTATTGCAACTGTCTCACTTATGCTTTCAGTTCCTGCAGAAGGATTCCATATATCATAATAGATTTGTTCTGTCTTTCCTGAATAGTATACGTCTATAATTTTATAGAGAAGAATCTTTCCCTTCTTCTCTATATATAGTGTATCTCCAATGTTATAGATTGACTCTACCGTTATCTTCATCAAAATGGAATTTGTAAATGGAATTTAAAGTAGTAAACTCTTCTTTTTCCCAATCAATGGAAGTAACTACAGAAGTCATAAACCACCGATGGACGTTATCTACTCTACAGCTTAATCCTACTACAATGCCAGGGCAATAACCTGAAGCTGTATAACCAGGATTAAATCGTTCATTATGCACTCCATTTACTTTAGTTAATGTGCAATGTCCTCTCCTAGGAGAATCCTTGAACATTTCTTCTATTTTTCTATCAGCTTCATCATGCATTCTCTGCAATTCTTCCAAATCAGAAATGTCACAATGAATCTGTCCTCCTGTGTCTAATTTGATAGCCATTCTGTTATATGTTTAATTGTACAACTATTATCATCCATGTAAAAGGCTTTAATGAGTTCTTTATCATTATAAAATGCTACAAAAGGAGTTATTTTAGTTCCACAACCAGCTTTAATAGTTATCGACTTACGTTTATCCTTATAATAGTTCTCATCATAACCTTCAAATTGAATCTGATTGTTAGCACAAAGTGCTTCCAAATCTTTCTTAAATGACTCATACTTTTCGTTATATACTAATTTACAAATCATTGTAATATGTATGCGTTAGTTTTAGTTCTAGATAATCCAACATATTGCATTTGTCTTATTTCATCAATATTACGACAAGACAATATATTTTTCATATCCATAAATATGTTGTTTATACTGCAACCTTGTATTTTATGTACAGTTGAAGCATATCCATAATCGAACGTCTTTCTCTTGACAGTTCTATTATCCCACATTAAATCTTTAGTAGAGGCAAAGCTATTTAGCATTTGAAAATACCTCTTCCAAAGAGTAGAGGACATTGTTTTATTTCCTGCATTTTTGGCAGTAATGGCATTCATTCTACAGTTTTCCATAGTTTGACCTAAGGATTCTATAGTGTCTTGATTAATTTCTGGATCTAATACGAATACATTAAATAGACTTCCATAAACTGTATCGTATAATTCCAATTCATAGCCAGGTAGCTTAAGAAAGTAAGGAATCTTCCTTTCTGTCTTAATAGGGTCTGTAGTTACTACATAGTCTAACGAATTCCAAATCATGGATTTGTTATATTCAAAATTATCATACCCAGTAATGATCTCATTCTTATTAAATAGATTACTGGCTTTTTCTCCTAATACATTTCTTCGTATACATTGGTTAAAACCAGACACTCTTTCGTTCGTATATGCAAGTAGTTTAACTTCATTTACATTGTTACTTCTAATTGCGTTTTTAAAGAATGGTAGACTTTCTGCTATAAAGTCCTTAGTATCCTCATATACGTTAAGAGAACCTACTGGTGCTGATATTGGTTTAAATCTTTTCTTAGGATGGGTTCTCAAATCTACTAGTAATGGTAGTAGCCCATTATTAGAGTCTTGCCTATGTATTTTAGTTAGAGTTATTATATTTGTGCACTTAAATACTGGAGAAACGCCATCTTCTTTGACGGGCTGTAATTGCCTATCATCTCCTATAAATAGTATCTTCGACTCAAACGCATTACAGACATCAGTCAATAACTTAAATAGAGAAGAATTAACCATTGATGCTTCATCAACAATTATTAATCCTCTATAAGGTACTTCTGTAAGTCCTTTAGAATAGAACTTTAAGTCTTTATAGTCTAATTCGAAGATTTCTACGTTAGGAGCCATTGAAAGTAATTTATGAAGGGTTATTGCACTATACCCTGATGCATTTTCAAGTACCAGTTTGGCTTTATGGGTAGGAGCGCAGAGTACAAAAGGTATGTCTTTAGCATCCACGTATTCCATGAATTCCTTGGTTATAAAAGACTTACCTGTACCTGCATACCCTTGTAAAACCAATACCCTTTCTTTTTCCTGCTTCACAAACTCTTTCATCTTTTGTAAGGCTGTTAATTGGTCTTCTGATAATTGCATATTAATGAATCCAATGGTCTGACACTTCTATAGTTGCATCCAACTTTACTATTTTACAGAATACATCACCAGCAGCTTTCATACATTGTATTAGAATGTCTGGAATAGTATCCTTAAGTTCTTCTGGAAATTCTATATTAATTTCATCATGAACTGGAATACAGTATTTCACTTTAAATAGCAAGTCATGTTTAACTAAATAGTTAAAGAATTTAATACTAGCTAGTTTAAAACATAATGCTCCAGTACCTTGAATACGATAATTAATAGATTGTTTCTCTGAAGCACTCCTTCTTTTAAAGAAATGCTTTACAACTGCTGTATATACTGTGTAATCATTTACATTGTACATTTCAGCTATCTCATGGATAGGCTTGTCATACATTGTAAACTCATCCCACATATAGTTTCTATCCATAGGTGTAGTAGGATAAATTCTTTCTCCCCTATTCTTAAGAGTTCTATACTCATACCAGAATACTTGATCAAACTTCTGCATAGCAGAGGATAGTTTGTCATAATCATAAATATAAGCTTTATTTCTAACAACTGGATTTAATAGAATATATCCTTTTTCCATAACATCTGCACGACAATAGTCGAAATAATCCTTAAGACCTGGAAATGCCTTTAGATAGTTAGCATATATTAACTCTCCTTCCGCTTTAGAAACTCCAACATTAGCAGAAATAGTATTACCATCTCCTCCATAGTTGGCAGCAAACTCTACTTTCTTTGCAATTTGTCTATAATGTTTAGCTTTAGCCTTAACTTCTTCCAGTGGAATATCTTTTAACTCTTCATGGAAAGTTAGCTTAGCTACATAACTATGTAAATCTCCTAATGCATCATTAAAGAACGATATTAGATTAGGGTCTTTAGAAACATTAGTTATGATTACTGACTCCTGTCCTGAATAGTCTGCAGATGCCCATAAGTTACCTTTCTCAGAAACAAAGGCAGCTCTAGTTTCTTCGTCTGCAGGTAGATTTTGTAGATTTAAATAGGAAGTTTTATTTTCCTTATCTTTACCTCCACAACTTAATCTACCAGTATCCATTAGCTGGTTAAAGTTAGTATGGATACGACCGCTTACTGGATTAATTGCATCAATAAAGTTTTGTCCATAAGTAGAAGTAGTTTTCATTGCAGCCTTATATTTCAAATATATAGGAGCAATATCAGATACATGAACTTGAGGCTCTATAATGTTGGCATCAATAGATTTTTTCATCTTACCAAGTTCCTTATCAAAAGTATTAAGATTAAATCCCAATTCTTCAAATAACGGAATTACTTGTTTAGCACTATTCCAATTGATGTTGCATTTAGGACCACTAAATCCAGAGAATAAATCACCTTGTAAATCTTGATAAATATAAGTCTTCTGTACAGTAGCCTCATAAGCTTCATGAAATACGCCATCACTACTAGTATAGTCATAGTCTTTAGCTCTTTTAGCTCCTCTTGGAAGTTTGCGTCTTTCCTTTTCAAGCTCACTAACTGTTATTCCTGGATACGTATCAATATATAATGTGTCCTTATATGACAATTGCTTTTCTGGACATTGTAAGCAATAATGTACTACCCAATCGTTTAATTCTTGTAATGATTCCTGTAGCTTTTGTTGGTCTTTCTGCATTTTCTTCTTCCACTTTTCTACATCCAACTTTACTCCACAGTATTCAATATAAGCTAAACATTTAACAAATTGGTTTTCTACATCTGCAGCTATTAATAAGTCATTCTTAGCCAATTCTTCCATTTGTGCCTGTCTAATTTGCAATAGATACTTAACATCATCACAAGCATACTCAATCACCCTCTCAGTCAATCCTTCCCATATGATATTACCTCTGACTGTTTTATCCATATCATGATTACAATATTTCTTGGCACAATCTTTCAATCCCAATCCATGCATACCAGGTGGATATCCTAGATATAATAGCTTCTCACCTAAATAAGTATCATAGATTTGACTTGGAACAATTCTCTTATGATATAAGAACTTCAAGTCAAACTTGGCATTATGAAGAACTAATAGCTTAGATTCTAATATTTCTTTATAAATTAATATGTCTACTGTCTTGCAATCTACAAGGACTTGTATATCTTCGTTTCCCATCTGCAAGGACAATAGTGGTTTAGTATAAACATCAAATCCTAAAGTCTCAGTATCCACACCAAGAATTTCTAAAGGACTTAATAGTTCTAAGGATTCCCTCGCAGTTATAGTTCTGTATTTCTCCGATTCGAATAATTCTGGAGAATTAGTTACCAAATACCTCAATTAAAGTACTTTAAAATCAATAATTACTTATCTTGCAATTTATAAGTAATATCTTCTAACCTATTAATTTCAGTCTCTACACAGTGATAGCAATTCAATTGAGGTGCATGTACTTTGTAGAGAATTTGATTAGTAGTTTTAGATTTGAGCGGACCTAGCTCTTCTATATATGGTCCTATCTTGATGTAGTCAAAATTACATACATCTATTTCACTAGAGATTTCAGATCTACCAGAATACCATGCGGTCTTAAGACCTGTAATACCTCTTACCTTACTAGCAAGATAGCTTACATATGCAGGATCAGCATCTCCTCCCATAAAGGATACACAAGTTATTCCTTTATTTCTCTCTATAAGTCTTTTAAGCTCTTCCCAAGTTAATTCAGTTCCTATGTCCTCTGCCAGGTAAGCACTATGGCAACCTGGACAATGACAAGGACAATTGGAAATATTAATGGCAAGAGTAGTTTCATCAGGAACTTCCTGAAACACTATATCAGTGTCTGTATACTTCACCCAAATATCAATAATAGGATAAATAACAATGTAGGAACTGAAGAATTAACAACAAGTATGTTAGGTACTACCTTGTTCATATACTCGTTATCCAAGATTTTCTCTTCTAATTCCTCTATGATCTTCTTTCTAAATACATCGGAATACTTATAACATAGAGCTACACCTAGGTATGCTAAAAGTATTACTAATAATACTAGTTTAGCGACTGCCATAATAGTAACGTTTATTGGCTTCTTTTTGTCGAGCTTCACTGAAGTTAGAAACTCTCTTTAAATAACCAATTACTCTAGTTGCATAATCTACATTCTTACTTCCACAATGAGGACACTCTTTTAAATACCTCTTGTCATTGTGATTATATTCATTACATATAGTATTTGGAATATTATAAGTAAAGTAATTAGTTCCTTCTCTAGAAGCAACCTTTAATAGGTTTCTATATTGCTCTTTACTTAAATGTTCTGATAAGTTCATATGTAATGCAGATCCTCCGTCTAGGTATTGTACATAGCTCTTCCCATGAAGTTTGAATTTATCCAAAATGTTTAGAGATTCATCCTCTACAGCATAGAAATAACTATTATAACAATCTCTTGGCACAAAGTATCCAGCTTCTCTATCCCACTTAGCATGTTTAACTCCAAGATTCTCTGCAGGCACAAACTCAGTATTAAACATCAACTCTTCCGTTCTAGCCTTCTTATTCTCTTCATTGAATACCTTAAGAATAGATTCTACAAACTCCTTATAAGTATCATTATCATTAATAGTAATACCCAAGAATTCAGCAGCCTCTACCATTCCATTTATTCCAAGAGTAAGATATTGCTTCTTTAAGTCAATGAATCCTGCTTTATAAACTGGAAGTAATCCTCCATCGAAGAACTCTTTAAGTAGCTCATTAAATGCAGTTTGGTATTTATGTACCTTTCTGATTTGCTCTCTTAAATAGTCAAGCATATCAATGTTTTTATTAACTGCATCTTGTACCAACCTGTTAAGATTAATGGTAATTACCGATTTAGAACCAGTAGCAATACCTCCAGCACCTAATGAATAACTAAACTGATTATCAGTTACTTCATTACGTAATCTACAACAACTACTTAATGAGTCAGCACTATCAGAAGTATAGACAAAAAAGCTATGTCCTTCAGCTTGCATTTCTGCAGTAAAGTCAGCGTACTCTTTATCAACTATGTCCTCTCCATCAGTAAGCAATGCCATAGTTTCTACTGGAAAGGTCAAAATACACTTAGTTCTCTCCTCGTTAAACCACTTCATAAACCTTCTCTGTAACCAATCTAAAGATTCCCATTTAGGCTTACTCATGTCAGGAAATACAAATTCCCCAAACATTCCTTCAAAATAGTTCTTATCAAAATAAGATATATTCCAAAATATACTCTGAAATCCTCTAGCCGCAGCAGGTTGATTCATAGAGTATACTATTTGTTGAAATTTCTGGGTAATTACTTTATCAATAGATCTTGTACTACTGGTAGCTGACCCTTTATATCCTCCATCAGGCGTTTCAACATAATTTCTGGCTATATTATACTGTTGAACAGATTCGTCTGCATACTTATAATAATCCTCTCCCCATTCTTTCCGACAGAAATAATCGAAATACATAAGGAACTCGCCAGTAGCAAGTGCTCCTGCAAACTGGGAACTAATTGCAAAACATAGGTTAATAAATATACCACAGAAAGAATCCAAATTTCTAGGAGTAGCTGATAATCCTCCAAGGTCTTGTAAACCATTTAACAAGAATGGATACATAGTAATTGCAACACAATATGACATAATACTAGATTCATCATGTTTATATATTTCATGACTTTCTAGTTGTCGGATATACTCTTTAGCTAAATCCTCACCATACATTTCTCTTATTTTAGAAGCAAGTCTGGCTCTATTTAACTTAATAGTATCTCCTTTATATAATTCGGCATTAAGAGTTGCAACATTCTTTTCTGTTACATTAGCATTAGCGTCATACTTACTTCCAGTAGCTGCATTAGAAGCATTAATGTAGTTGGTAATATATTCCTCCTTCTCAGTTAATGCTCTCCTTTCTTTCTGCTTATTTCTATATAGAATAAAAGCTTTAGCAACATTGAAATAATCAAGTGACATTAAAGCCTGCTCTATTTGGTCTTGAATTTCTTCTACTCCAACTATATTGTTAAAGGAGAGTTCATCACGGATATCTCCTAAAATATCATCATCTATAGGTTCATGTACTGCATTAAATGCTTTTATAATTGCAGCATTAACCTTCTTATGGTCAAACGGTTGTATCGTTTTATTACGTTTTATTACCAGCATTCTATTATTGTTTAGAACTTTAACTCAGCATCTCTATGCTTATAGATCTAAGATCTGTCTTAATAACAAGGTCTTTTCACACTTATTTATAATATCCTTCCCTTTATCATTAGTAATAAGATCAGTAAAGGCATTATAAACTTTAAACATATTAACAGCCTCATGTTCATGAACATAATACGGGGACTTCTCATCCTCAAACAAGTCCTTATAGGCACTTAATACTAAAGGAGCACCTACTTTAGCTTTAGTAAATCCATTATCATACTGGTGATGTAAAGCATTAATAGTCCATTTGCCTAAATTCCTTTCTATAAGTTCTTTGTCCCTATCCCAGTTAGTGCTCTTTAAATTCTGTATCCAGACTTTAAGATCACTAGTTTGCTCCATAAGATTAATAACTGGTCTATAATCTATGCCTGTTTCTGGCTCTAATTCCTGTACATTTAGAAATTGAGGACTAAATATACATAAGTTGGTACATGCCATGTTAAGTCCTCCTTTATAAAACTTAACTACAGGTTTTGTATCCAAACCATATACCATTCCAACTACTTCTTCGTGGTTATCCCATGTGTCTGGCATTACTGCTTGTATCAATACTCTATTGTAAGTAATATCATCCATATTAATATCGCCTTCAACAGTTCTTGTTACTTGATCTGGAAGCTGTACTTCCACCCTAAAATCACTGGTGAACTTACTCATTTTCTCTAAAAATGGTTCACAATATGCTCTAGTTGGAAAGAATGCTTTATCTTTGATCTTAGTTGCCTTACCTTTAAGTAGTTCGTCTATTGTTATTTTCATTCTACACTGCTAATTTAGCCATAATATCATTCATCTCTGTTTCAAGATTGAATCTATCGTCAACGAGCTTTACTTTGTTGAAAAATCCGTACATGGAATCTAGATTTTTCATTATCTCCCTTACTTTTGGAATACTCCATGCTTTAGAAGGTGAAGCAAGTGATCTTACTTCTTTATAAACTTTATACATTACTTCTGAGGCTTCTGGATATTGCTTAAAGACAAAGTGTGTAAAATACTTATCACTATTATTAATGATAGCATCTACGTAATCTTCATCATCAAAAGCATACCACATTGCTTGTACCATTGCCGATAAAAATGGGCATCTGGTTACATTCTTCTTTCTAAGCATCTTAGTCTCTTGTATAATAATTCTGCCACCTACATGCATCATTCCATCTGTAAATCCCTTCTTTATAGTTTTAATGCTAAATTCATTAGCATACATAAACTTCCATGTATCTTCTATTTCTGACTCTCTCTTACATAAAGATAAGTCTGCCTGTAATTGCTCTACTGTTAATTTACCCATTTCTGGTTTGAATCAAAGCTGTTACGCTGTTAAAAAGAAAAGGGATTACCCAACGCATATACGTTAGATAATCCCTTGATAATTAAACTCCTTGAGTCCAAGAATTACTTCTAAGTATGTAATCTAAATTACTCTATACCAAATGCAAGATATGTACCTGGTTTAGCACTCTTAGAAGGAGTATGTTTTACTTCAAAAGCTCCTACTTCACCTTCAACTACTTGTTTAACATACTTACAGAAGATGTCTCCCTTGTAGCCTTTCTTAGTATAAAGTTCTTTTGCTACTTCCTTAGCCTTTGACTTAGTTTCAAAGTTGGTAAATAAGATTTCTCCAGTTTCAGGATCAATTCCTTGATAACCAGTTTTATATTTTCTCTTACCTTTCTCATTCTTAATGTCAATTACAGTGTAAGGTCTTTCTCTTGTATCAGCTACACCAGCCTCAAAAGTAATTGAACAACCTACACCAGTTGCCATTTTAGTATGTTGCTGTAAATATTCTGCACAGAACTCTCTTAAAGCTTTTTCTGTGATCGGTTTACCTGCATTTTTCCATGCTTGAGTAGCGTCTTTAATAACTTGGAAAGGTGCTTTATCTAGTGCTTCTGTTTTAGTGAATCCTTTTAACTCTACGATTTTGAAATTAGCTGTTGCCATAATTTATCAGTTTTAAACATTATTTCATTGTACATTGATCTATCTCTTTAACTACAGTACAAAGATAATACATCTTTGATTTCTGTACAAGAGCATTTCTGTTAATCAATCTTAATGTTTTGAACTAATCTTCCCTTCTTTCTTACCGAAGAAGTGGTACAAAGATACTACATTTAAGTAGATCTCACAATAGGGATTTGGCTAAAATATGTTAAATAGCTAATCCTTATCTGGAAAAGCCATTTTGTTTTTAACTATACCTTCCCATGTATCAACACTTTCTTCTGCAAACCTATCTCTCCCATCGGCATCAACTATTCCAATTCCATGTAACAGTTGAATGAATCTTAGGTCTGGGTATTTTTCCACTAATTCAGCTAACTTGTCTAGTATAACTCTGTTATAGTGGTATCTCAACCTTATTTTCTTATCCATTAAAAAGGTAAATAAGTACTTAGTATTTCCCTAATCTTAATCACCATTTCTCTGGAAGATTTCATATCAAATGTAAGAAACTCCGTAGTGTTACGCATAAAGTCATTACATATAGTAGCTACTGCTCTTAGGAACTCCATGTCAAAACTGCTTGTATCTCCACCTATTACTTTAAGTAATACGTCATATGGAGTTGCTTCTGGAGTTTTAACTCTTGCTTGTTTTGTTAAAAAACAAGTTAGAGAAATAAGAGCAAACTTGCTACCAATATCTGTATTCAAATATCCTAGAGTGAAATACCTTCTATAGGCTTCATCTAGTTCACTGAATGTTGGGTTCTCTATCAAAACCATATACTTTACAATATGCTACCATTTTTAAAAGTCTAATAAACTCTTTAAAACCTCTATTAATGTCAGAGTTTCTAACTTTAAAAACACCAGAGTAATAATTCGGCACCGTAGACACTACCAACATATTTGCTGTTAGCATGGGCTTGGTGAATTGGAATTCCTTCTTAGCCCACATCATCAACATCCATGAGTACATGCCCATTTGCCTATAATAATGATATTTTTCGAAGCTTTCTTCAAACTTACTTAGATAATAACCTGTAGTCTTTAAGTCATTTAAAACTAAAGAATTAGTATCAAAATCTACAGTAAAGTTATCCAATTTAGCTTTTAATTTTAAAATTACTTCCTGATCGTCTACTGTCACCTTTACGTCCATTAATAAAGTACCTTCATTAACAACCATAGGTGGAGTAAATATAGATACGGGATGAAGTAACTTCTGTATATTACGGTTTTTCTCAACAGAGGCAAGACAATCTGTGAGTTTACCGTAGTCTGCAGGATTTAAGAATATAGGTTCTATTCCTGTAGTATATCGGAATTTCTTCCTAAATAGATAATACTTTAGACCTTTCTTAAAAATATTCTCTAATACTCCGTCCGTAAGCTTATCCTTATAATAATCAATCTTATTAGATGCTGCAACTATAGAATTATATATGGACATTCCCTTCTGTCTGTTCTTCACTATTTCATCCATTACAAATCCTAGTTTAGCCGTTGGTCTGTCACATACTACATTCTTAAAGTCAGCTGGCTGAAGAATGTTTTCGTGAACTGCAGAACCAAAGTAGAGAGAATCTGAAAAGCTTCCATGTTTACTAAATCCCTCATTATACTTTTGAGGACTTCCTCCTTCATCGGGATTTATAAGTTTAAGTCTGGAGTTACTTATATAGTCTCTATATTGTTCTCCAAAATATACTTCATCAGAAATATCTAAGAACTTTATAGACTCTATAATAGGCTCTATCTTAAACATACTGTCTCATAAACCTGTAAGCATCTAGAATCTCTTCATATTCCAAGCTGTAAATTCTAAATTGAGGACCAAACCACTGATTATGTGGTCTATCTATAAGTAATGCTGGAAGTCCTGCTTTAACACAACTTACAACATTAAATACAGAATCATCAATTAATACATCACATCGACCTTTAATTAGGTCTGCTTTATTACCCTTCTGATAAAGCATTTGATATATAGGTCTATTAGGAAGACCTTGCTTTATTATAGAGTTTCTTGTATATGTTTTGGAATTAATCCTTTTAGTACAATACATTTCTGGAATAAAGTCCATATGATCTATTAAAGGCAAGTTTTCCCAAAACTCTTTATCTTTCCTTAATTTAAACACGTTCTTAGTTATAATGCTATCTTTCATAGCCTTTTCTCCAAAGCGTTTCTTATACTCACCTAGGAAATCCAATAACGTGTCATCCAAGTCCATCGCAATTCTTAGCTTCCTCATCTGTTAATTCCACATAAGGTATGCTTATGTAGTCCTTATTTTTCTTTCCTCTCTCCAATATATACTTGATAGGTATTCTTACTATAAGATCAGGCTTTCCCATCCAATTTCTAGTAGAATAGTCTCCTGGCTTACTCTTCTTAAACGGTACAGCTTTTACTGCCATTATGGTATCATTATCACTCAATGATGAACTCCATCTTGCAGCCACCATATCTTGTAATAATTCTTTACATACTATAAGCCATTTGTTCCTAATCTTAAATGCATAGTGAGTAGCTTTGCCAACAAGAAGAGATCCTAGAACAGCCTTATTAGTAGATGTCAGATAATTCAATATCTCTACACTTACGCTGTATTCTTGATCTCCGTCTTTGTTTTTGGCATCAATGTAAATAGTATCATCAGAAGTAAATACTCCTTTAGCTATTACATCTATTTTATCCCTCCAATCCTGCTCTTCAGTTCCCTTCTCTGCATACATCCCCGCACTTAATAAGCTCTTTATCAGTCTATGATCATCTAGAGAGGCTTTCTCTTTGTTTACCATTAAAACTCTTCTGCATCGTAGAACCTACCAAATTGAACACCTTCATCATTTAGATAGTCAGCTAATTCAGCTATATCTCCTGGGTAGTCAATATCATAGGTTTCTACCATTTCGTCTATAAACTTATCTTTCGCTTCAATTAAATTACGAGAGGAAATCTTACAAATATAGGTTTCCTCTCTATCAGCTACTGGAATCAGATATGTATTCACTTCGTTTTATTTACTATAAACAGATTTCCATCATTGGAGTTAGGTCAAACGAACTTGGAGTTATCTTCACACAATCCTTCTCCAAGATAACATTCTTACTAAGAGATTCTGGAGGATAAAGCCATGTTTTGATTGGAGAACTTTCTAAGTTCTTTACAAAGTTAGCACCAAAGGCTACATTGTCTATTCCTAGTCTTGTAATAGATGTTTCCAACATATCCCAAGCACTAGGATCAAGACCTTCCGTACTTCTACCTTCAGGCATTAATGGAAGTAATACATGATAACGGATTTCATCATTATATTCGCCCCATACGTTTAAGAAGTCTTCTACGGATTTCTTATCACTTATAATGTGATGAATATTAACATTGATGTCTCCGTTAGCAAGAAGTTTCTCTACAGCCATATAAGCTCTATCCCTTATGTCTTTGTTTCCAAAGCTGACTGCTACACCTCCACAATATTTACCAGTGACTTCTATCAATTCCTCTGCTCTTTCACTTAATTCAGACAACACTATACCATTGGTGGTGTAGTTTGGGACTACTCCACTTTCGTATACTGTTTTAAGAAAGTTAATAAAGTCTGGATGTATTGTAGGTTCTCCAGTAGAACCAATTGCAATTTGAAATGGCTTTAATGTTCTTGTAATTGCACCTTTTCGTATATCGTCAGGAAAAGTTTTCATCCATTTAAGCCAAGTTTCACAAATATTTTCAAAGTTTCTACCACGATTGGAAGCACTTACATAGCAAAATGGACATTCTGCATTACATAAAGTATTAATTCCAACATCGTAAAACTCTGAAAAGTTAGGTGGTAATGGACCAGCCACGCCTTCTCCTATTCTGACAGTAGCCAAATTATTCCATATACCGTTGTAATTGTATTCAGGCATTAATCGTTGCCTAATACCCCAATGAGTAAAATCTTTCATAATTATCTAGTTAACCATTATATTCGCCATCGTAGTCGAATAAGTCATTAATTAAGTTAAGCTGCATAAATGTCTCAGCATCTTCACAATTCTTGGGAACAATCATAACTGAGTCAGATCTCAAAGCAAATGTAAACAGATCATCTGCAGTCTTTTCAGATCCCGAAACTTTCAATATGGCATTTATTACTTCTTTTATTCTTCTAACAGATTCTTCAGAAGCAATTTGCCATACTTCAGTACTAGAATTAGTGATTACATCTACATATGATTGTATTCTAATCGAATGTTGCATAATTATTAAACAAATCGTTTATATTTTGTAAAATTTGAGTTTGTTCTGCAGATGGAATGTAATTGATTGGTTCAATTTTGATTCTAGTCTCAACGGGATATCCACCATTGTAAGCTTCTCCCTCATTATATTCTTTCGCCCAAGTAAGCTTATCTTGTATAATTCCACGTTGAAGTGCTAGATCCATTAACTCATCCTCAGTTTCATGTATGGCATCATAGTCCCTCTTTCTATAGTCTACATTATAAAGAGCTTCCTTACGTTTAGCAAGTTCTTGATACTTTTCATAGTCTTCTCCCCAAGCCTCCTCAGTGGATTGTTCCATCTCTTCCGTTGCATATTCTATATATTTATCATCGTCATAAAGCTCTAATGAAACTTTAAAAACGTCTTTGCATCTCATTCCTGAGCCACCCATTTTAAGTATTGTATCAATAAGTTTTTCTACTGCCGATACAGAACTATCATCAGCAATTTGATAAATGGATGTACTACTATTTGTGATTACGTCTATGTACGATTGTATACTTATTTGCATAGTTGAGCTTTTAACAACTCATAAAAATATTCCTTTGGTATCATTACTATTTCTCCTTTAGATACACATTTGGAATCTTTCTTTTCTTGTATATTCCAAAAAATTACGAAAGGTTTATCTTTTAAAGAACATTCAGCACTGATCTTAGCATAGGAAGGAGTATTTTGAGTTTTCTTAAGTTGTGCATAGAATGGAAGTTTTCCTTCAGTATCAATAAGGTCTATCTTATTGTTATCCATTGCTTTAGATTCACTTCTAGACGTTACACAGCCTTCAAACCCTAACTCTCTTAGCTCTTTAGCTATTTGTCTTTCATAAGCATTACCCTTTCTTTTAGCGTATGCTCCTGTTAGGTTCTTCCCCATAGTTATTAGGTATAAGTTTGACTTGTAGTATCTCCTCTGCTTTCCTTATCATCTCTATTGTCTTTTCCCTACCATATTTACTATGGAAATCGGATATATCTTTAGCTGTTCCTCTAGGAAGCCAAATGCACTTAAGATTGTAATTTAATTTACCTATATTTTTACGTATTTTATTCATATTACGAATACCTGGAAGGTCATTATCATAAAACAATACTATATTAGTAAATCTTCTTACTAGCTTATCAAATTGGCTATCACTTATAAAGAGGTTTTCTGAATTAGGAGCAATTGCTGTAATACCTAAAGAGTACAAGCACATTACGTCTTTCATTGATTTAGTAACAACTAAAGTTTCTCCAGAACTGGGTAGCTGTTTAGCACCTTGAATCATAGAAGCAGACCAGTTAGATATAAACCTATACTGATTTCTAGTGGGGTAATAAATTCTCCACAGTTCAATACCGTTATCATTCTTACCTCTATAGTATCCATAAGATGGATTAGTCTTAGTAGAGCAAGAAAATATGGTATCATTTAGAAATACGGTTTTACAGGAGAACACCTTAAATTTCTTTAAGATGCTCTCTGTAATTCCATATTGCTTCCACCAATTAAGTTCTTCTTCATTAAAGGGTTGAACTTCAACTCTTATTTCAGAAGGTTTAGTTTCTTCAAGTTTCCTTGGACTAATACTTATTGGCTTCTTATTTCTGATCAGACCTTTTGTGGTTTTATAGCCAAAGTCGTTAGCTATAATATTAAGTGCTCTACCATAAGAACACTTATTAATTTCCATAACAACACTAATAAAGTTGCCAGAAAACTTTCCACTAAAGTCTTTAAATATGACGTCCCCAGATTTGTTCCTATAAAAGGCACAAGTGGGTGTTCTGTCCTCTCTTAATGGGGACCTAAATAGCCCCTTCTTTACAGGTATGCCAAGATAATACTCTAGGTATGTTTCTTGGCTATTCTTACTTAGTAAATACTCCTTAGTTACCTTTGTGATATTTAAGTCAAATTGCATATCCTTAGATTTTAAGGCACAAAGATAACTAGTACCTACTATAGATCAAAGTTAAGATCCTCGTTTCCTGCTACTTCTCCTCCAAAGGAATCAGAAGCTAAACCGTCACCTTCCATGTCGGTTGGTTTGGCGTTTTTAGCATCTTCCATCTTCTTAATTTCATAGTCTGTGAAGAATACCTTCTCACCTAGGAAGTTATTAGAGATGAATGGTTCACCTTCTTTGGATAGATTAACAAAGAATGGAAGTTGTGCTTCTCCTTTGTTATTTTGGATCAACTTTAATTTAGTTTTCTTTCCTTCTGCACAAGCAGTAGCCTTTTGGAAAGTTTTAACCATTTTCTCGAAATCAGTTGGAAGATCCCAAGATAAGGTTTTAAATTTCTCATAATTAGTAGGAGATAATTGTTCTCCAATATGAGCCATAAGGAACTGAAGTCTTTCCAAGTTAGAAGGACTTTCTTTAGTCACACCATTTCTTTCGTTAGACGGTCTCACATCGTCTCCCTCTTTCGGAGCAAATACTGTATGCTCAAAATATCCATCTTCATTCTCAAATCTGATTTTCATAACCTTATAAGGGTCATTCTCGTCTTTTTTGTTCTTGAAGGTAGTAAAAGTTACTCCTTTAAATACTACATCATGGATTTCGTTTCCTTTTAATTTAGGTTGAATAGTGCTGGTTCCTTTAGTGTTTGCTAAGCTAAATTGCATATAGTTAAAGTATTAAAGATCAAAGGTTGATTCATCTATTTGAAATGCGTCCTCATCATCAATGTCTGCCTGTAATGGCAAATCAATATTAGGCTCTTCATCTTCTTTGATTTCTACTTCATCTGATTGTGGCTCTTCTGGTCTCTCTGCATTACCAAGTAATACAAATAGTCCATCTTTATCTTTTAATTTAGTTACTGTAAATGTGTCGCCATACTTAGAAAGCATTTCTCTGGCATTACCTTTACAGCATACCGTCAGGGATTTGGTGACTTTATTACCAGCTCCTGGGGTATCAAATGCAGTATCCTTACCTATTATAGGGAATAATACTCCTTCTACTTTGCGATATTGGATACTTAGTCTATCTTCCCAAGCTACTCCCATTAAAGCAGCAGCAGCTTGGTTAATAGTATACTTATTGGCTTGTAGTGTAATCTGAGGATCAGCTGACTCCTCTACCTTAGGTTTTGGAGTAGCTTTTTTCTTTTCCTCAACTAATTCCTTACTAATGGGAGTATACTCATTAGTGTCTGGATTATAGTCAAAGGTAATCAACATTTTTACTATCATTCTCCCTCTTCAAATTTATTAATTGCATTTACTACCATCTGTAGGTCATTAGGCATGTAAAGTTCAGGGAATACTCCCATAGGACTTTTACAAGTATCGGAACCGTCAATAGTATTAGTTCTAAATACTCTCTGCATTGTACCTTCGTCAGATTCCCTCAATTCAGTATATAACATATAAGTAAAACATCCATCTACATTTAAAGTAGAATCTAGCATCTTACCTAAAGTTTTAACTTTCCATTGAGGATTAATGACATCACCTACATTCTCAATGTGAGATAATACAAAGACTTTAATATCCTCCCTCATAGATGCAGCATACATCAAGATGTCATAATAATGCTTAGCCATTTGAGTGAACTTATCATAAGACTTTTCATCACTTCTGTCCATAGCTTCACATGACATAATATAATTAGCATCTTCAATCACTACATTCTTAATATGTTTCATCTGAGTATTGATGATTTTCAATACATTCATAATTTGATTAGGATCTTTACCTACATAAAGATTGCCTACATATCCATTCGCCTCTTTGTGCAACTTTACATATTTCTTCTTAGCTCCAGGAAATGGAAGTGGTTTACCAATAGTATTAATAATAAACGTTTCCTCTGGATTAAGTGTTCTTGCACTTGTCGATTTTCCGCTACCCGATTGTCCTACAACTCCTACTAAATTTGCCATTATACGATATTACACAGTTAAAAGTAATGTATCTTCTTTTTGTGTAGTATCTAGTTTTTTTGGTTGATCTTCGTGTAAATGAAGATATTTTGTGGTATCTCCTACTTCTTCAGCTTTAGGGAGCTCTCGCCAATAACCTATTTCACCAAAGAAATTAAGACCAATAGACTTATTACTAAGTCCAAAACGATTCTTTAGAACTAGTACAGCTCTGAATCTATCTTTTAGAATGCTTACGTCATAGCCTGAGCAAGTTTTATTTTTTTCTCTATGTGCATCAAAGATTGCCAATACGAGTTCGCTACCTTGACTGGGACCACTAGAGTCACTAAAGTCATTAAGTTGAACCATATTATAGACACTCTTCTTTCTGTCCATACTTTTAAAGTTTCTATTTAATTGTTGGACAAAAACTCCAGTGATGCTGGCTATATTTCTATAATAGATAAAATGTTTAACTGCTTGGTCTATTTCATATTTAAGGCTGCCACCTTCCATCAATCCCACGTGGTCTAGAACACAAATAAGGTACTGTCCAGGATTATTGGGATGATATATTTCTTGTGTATCACTTATGACTTCATAAGTACCAAAGGCACTAGTGAATTGTCTAAGTACACTTTCAATTTGATCAGAATTAAGTGGTTTGTCTACAACAGATACTTTGTTCTCTATTTCCATTAACCATGTCCTTGCACAATCTACATAATAGTAGTCTTCATCACTTAAGGTATCAGTTAGAGATAATATTTGCTCATAAGTAATAATCTTATTGAATTGGTCAAATACATATATAGAAAGAAGCTTTGCAAACAATACTTCTGCAGACATCTCAAATGAGAAATAAAGAATATTAATGTCTTTACCATAATTGATCATGTCTGTAAGAGGCTTATATACATACATATATAATGCTAAAGTAGACTTACCAGAACCAGTATCTCCACCAATAGTAGTAATACTTCTTCTTTGAATACCATAAGTTATTTTGTCTAACCTAGGTAAACCAGTAGATAGTCCTTTATTTTCTCCAGCCTTACCTCTTTCTATTAGCTTAAATAGATTACCAGTAATTGTCATAGAGCTTCAATTATACACATTTCTCCTTCAAATCCATCTCTACGTTCTCTTTCTAATTGCTCCCATTTCTTACTACCTATGAACTCACATATGCCATAGTTAATTCTGTCGTTTTCTTTGCCCCATTCTAATAGTTCTATAATTTCATCATGTTTTTGAGCATTCCATCTAATGATCTTACCATAAGCCTTTCCAAACTCTTCATAGTCTCTATAATACTTGGTAATATTATTGAGCTGAAATTGTCCAGAATAAGGAGGATAATGATCTATTAAATCTTGTGCCAAATCTAATGAGAACTTCAACTTATCCTTTAAAAAGTTTTTGTTAAATATTACAGCTTCTGGATCGAACTTTTTTCCAGGAGCAGGTATCTTATATTCTTTAGTAAGAATACCTTTTTCTTGTAAACTTAACAGCATTTCCCTCAGGGGTTTCTGATCTAAACCGTCTGCAGTATAATACTTAAGTAATGGCTCGCTTTGTCTTTCATCGGAAGAAGCTAGAAACAATAATTGTGTTACTAGCCATTCCTCTGAACTTAAGCGATATTTCTCCATAATTAGGAGATCTTTATCAATGCTTTGTCTTAGTCTTTCCAATTAATGAGAATTTATAACATACATATTATAAATCTAATTAACTGTAATGTTTGGAAACTCCTTTCGGAGCTTTAGTTTTATTACAGGTAATAACGATAGGGACTACAAAGTTAATACTAACTTCTAGTAATTCCAAACCATTTACGCTGTAAAGGAAATTAGAAAGCTAGTTTAGATACTAGATCTTTAATGTCGGTTATGATATAACCGTCAAGGTCTATACTTATTATTCCTATATCCTCAGGATCAATTAAGTCCATATTATCTCCAAAGAGTTTAAATTCATGGATATAATGTTTTTGTTCCTTAAGTCTTTGGAATAATTCTTCCCAATCACACTCGTTAGTACTTTCTTTTCCTTCAGTGTCTTTATAAGTATATTTAATCATAACCTAAAACCTTAATATCATTCTTACTTCTCTATTTTTCTGAGTTTCAAACTCTTCACCTTTTAACAAGTGAAGAAGATTCTCTTCATTTATGGTTATATAATCCTTCCCTTCTGTACTCTTTCTAAACCATTCTTCCTCTACAGTACCCTTTAACACCAATGTAAAGACTTCTGCTTCTTTGTTCTCAGCTCTTCTGATAACTCTACCTACTCTTTGAGTTTTTCTAGTTTTACTAGAGTCTATACCAAGCATAATAGCTACGCTTAAGCCAGGGATATCCATTCCCTCATCACATTTCTTACTGGTGTTAAGTACTCCAGTTTCCTCTTTACTAAACTCTTCTATAGTAGTTCTTCCTTTCTTCTTACTATCCTTACCAGAATAAACCTTCCCATACTTAATCTTCTCAGCCATAGCTATTGTGTTACTAAATGTAATACACTTCTTATCAGATCGGTGCTGGAGTATTAAGTTGGCAATTTCCACTTTTTTGGGATGGTTATATATAAAAGCTTTACGCTTCTGTAAGGTTCTACTGAATCCCATGGCATTTATTAGTATTTGTTTATTAACTGCACTTCTCTTTACCTTATCGTCTCCAGTATACATTTTGGAGCACAGATTATTACGAGCTTTCCAATCAGTTGCACATGACATAGCTAATTGAAAGTCATTATTAAAGAAAGAGAAATATTCATAAAACTGTCTATTGGTTTCTAAATATTCAGTTAAGTCTACATCAAGTAATACCTTGTATTCTCTATAAGGAGAAAGCCAGTCATTTAAGAGAGCTTCACTAATTGTTATTGTATCCACTACAGGACAGAACTTTTCTATTATTTTCTGTTTGCCGTCCAATCTTTCTAACGTAGCCGTTAGACCTAGGATTATTTTATATTTTACGCATCGAAATATCCGAGAGAAAGTGTCTGAACCTGTTTTATGGATTTCATCTATAACTAGCATATCACATGCATAGTTACCTTTAACTACTGTATTAATAACTAATACTTTACAGTTATCTAATACCTTATATTTTACTAAATACTCAAGCCATTGCTCCTTGAGTAAGTCAGTAGGAACAACAATAAGTACAGAGGCATTTGGATTTTTAGCTAGAAAGCGTTGTATAGCCATCATAGCAGTATAGGATTTACCTACACCTGTTGCATATTCCAAAGTGCCTCTTAACTTATTGTCTATCCACTTTTGAACTCCAAGTTTCTGCCTTTCTGTTCTATCCATAAACATCAATGCTCTACCTAACAGCACTCCTAGGAAATTACTCCGTGGTCTGTCACCAGTAATAGGTTCAGGGGTTCTGGTCTGTAGAGTTTAATATAACCCCTTATTACAACAAGAATAGTGATACAATTCCTAACTCTATGTTACATTGATATCTATAGCAGAAAGCTGAAAACTTACAAAGTAATGTTTCTAGCTTCACACACTTGTAATATTTGATTTTTACGAGTTTCCCATTGATTAATATGGAATCTAACTTCATCCTCTAAAGAGAATAAAATTCTATTCCGTAGAGTTTCTAATTGACCAGTAGTCAATTCAGAATACTTCTTACTCTTTAAGGTAATCATGGATCTTAATTGACCATAACTTAAACCTTTAGGAGTAACATACAAGTTAATAGAAGTCTTAAGATTCAGTCTTTCTTTAGCTACTTCTAACTTGTCTCTAATTTCACCTTTTTCATTCTTCTCTATAAGGTCTTTGCTTTCTTGTGCAGTAAACCATAAACCTTGCTTCAGAATGAAGGTTAACGTCAAATGTTGTTTGTTAAACTTACCAAGTTTATCAATACAACCATCCAGAACCATGCTAACTGGAATGTCTGCAAATTCTTCTGGACAACCTCCTACACATCCACTGATAGGAAATTCATCGGGATTAGTAATAACATCCCTATTGGTATTGAGAGTATTTCTAAGACTCTCCATAAATCTAAATCTAGGCATATCCTTCTCCTCTTTCAACCAACGCAAGAATAATTCAGTATTACACTTCATTCTTTGCTCTTTAATGATCTCTAACAAGGTATATCTGCCTGGATTATCCTTATTAGTATTATACAACATGGATTGACAATGATCATAGAACTCTCTTAGTTGCTCTTCTGTAGCATCCATGAGTCTAATTTCACGTTGCATAATTTGACCATTTACTTCTTCTTTTTTGCCCTTCCACACGAAAGACTTAATGTTGTTGTTTTTCTCCATAAAGGCTGCCTCAATCTTCTCTTTTAACATACTTATTGAATTATACTTTTTCCTATATTAATCATCTCTCTGTTCTTCCTAAATAGTATAATCTATAATGTTAATTCTCTTGTGGGTTCCTTCTCGTGAACAAAACCCTCAAAATATTCCCCTGTACACTTATATGGAACCTTGATATTATTTACACTGTCATACCACATATCATCCCCAGCTTCTACTGTTTTATACTTGAGAAAGCCTATATCCCCTACACGTGGAATAGTAATCATGTTCCAATTTGGCAGTTTAGTTACCCATACATATGCATATGTGGATAAATCCTGAAATATGTACACGTTGTAATCATCTGGCTGCTCTTGTATTAGTAACAATTTAGCTTTGACAACATGAATCATGTTACATATAATCTAAACTCACAACTTCCTTTATGGTATCCTCTTCAGTGAGCAACACAAAATAATGTAGACAGTTTAATAAGTATGAGTTATAGTAACTGTCTACAAATTCTTCATATGCCTCTTTAGATAGTCCATTAAGTTTATGTGCATTTTCAAACTCAATTTCTTCTCTTCGCTTAATACCTCTAGTTCCTGCAAGTTCTCTTGCATCTATAAAGGCTATACGTTCTGCTACTAACATAGCATCACTTTCTTTGGCAAAGTCGTCAGTAAATTGATAAGATGGAGTCTCATTACCTACTCCGATGTAAATGTTATATTTCATTTGTCTTCCTTGTTTATGTACTTTACACATCCATATTTAGCATAATCACAAAACTTTTCTAAGTTCTGACCTTTAAAACACGGATATTTAGTACACTGCTTACAACTTCGTTCTGGATGCTTATAAATGATGCCATTCTTATCTTTACTGAAGGTCTCACTTGTTAGCTTCTGTTCCATCGGTCAATTACGTGTTCTTGAACCCAGTCAGCTACATTCTTGTTATTGCAGCCTAAGGCAAATGCTACTATTACAAGTAGAATCATAGGTATTCCTAATACCTTAAGAAATCCACAGATTACAACTGCAGTTAACATTGCTATTAAATAGCTTCCCTTAAATAAATCTGATATTTTCATCACTTCAAAAGTAATATTGTTAATAAAGCAGCACTTATAGAAAACCCATAAATGCTTAATTTCCTTTGCTTCTTTAACTTCTTATTGTTAATTGCCAATAGGTTGTTATATTCTGCAATTTTAATTTGATCTCTCTTGAATTGTGTAACTAGGGAATCAAGTTGTTGTTGCTTGAGCATTGTTTCCTTTTTATAGTTAGACACAAGAGAATCATAATTTACCAGCTGCTTTCTCACTTCAGCTAGTTCTAATTTAAGCTTTCTATGTTCTAGAAATATTAAGTTAGTTTTCTTTAATTGCATAGGAGTAATAACAATAAGCGAATCCTTAGTCATTTTCGGATAGGTAGTCTGCGAAAAACTTAATGTCGTCAGCGATAGAAGCATTAGTAATATCAGCATAACCTTTCTCATACTCTTTGTAGATTGTAACAACCTTCGTCTTGGAACTATCTATTTGCAATTGTAAACTATCAGAAACAAGTCTAATGCTGTCTGTTATCCGCACTAAAGAATCTAGCTTGTGAAGTAACGTAGTATCAACTTGTGGAGTTGGATTGTAGGGCTTGTTAGTACCTCCCCACTTATATGCGAAGAAGACTAACAAGACGATACAAATTATATATGCTACGTTCTTCATCCTATTTCAATACTTGAGAACAAAGTACTTTAATGAAATCTTGAAGATGAGATTTATCTTCTTTCTTCAATCCAGCAATTGCAGTTCTTTCAGTATCAGTTAATCTCTGAGCTGAAGCTTCAAGTGCTTTTTCCATTTCATAACGTGCTTTATCTCTGTCATAACGTTTAATATATTTACCTGGATTATGAGTTAAAAACTCAGCTTCCTGGGTTAAATATGCACGAACTAAAGTAGTATTAATACTACCTTTGTCAGAGGCATAAATTGTAGAAATTCTTGTTTTACTACTAAGAGCCTTACCTCTGGCAATAGTCTTACCTAACTCTTCATTCCATTCGTCATTAGGGTTGCGGACTGAAAGTCCAATCATAACTTTCTTAACTACATTTTCCTCTACATACTCATCGTCATTGATGTAATGGCTTGCATAGCCACCTTCAATTTCAGTACTTACTGCCGCCATAATGAATTGACGGTTTTGTCCCTTAAAGTCTACAAACTCTCCAATTACGTACTCAGTTCTCATATTCGTATAGATTAATCATCGTCCTCTACTTCCTGACTAGGGTCATAGCTTGGATTGCGATAAAATGATAAAATAGTATCTTCTTTCGTTAGCCAATCTGTATCTTCTTGAGCCATGTTAGCAATGGTTCTGGAAATAGATTCCTCCTCTACTTGCTCTTTAACTAGTCTTCCCTTCTCATCATCGTCACCCATTAACCAGTTAAAGGTTGCCCAGTCTCCTTCCTTCATTGCATGGTCTACAATCTTATTAATACCTAAAGTAGTTTCTATTTCTCTGTCCACTGTTGCAGTGAATGGAAATACTCTATTCGGAATCTTAATATCTACAGCTTTTATTTCTGGATACATATACTCTGCATCATTATAATTCAGATACCAGAATATCCAATTATGATGATGATTTTCTTCGTCTGCTCTAGCAATAAAATATTGCTCTAGCTTAGGAAGTCCCTGAGCACTAAAGTAAGCAGCAAATGTTCTATATAAATGATAATTAGATAGTTCTGATCCTAGTTGTTTAACTAGTAACTTAACCATCTCATCACTTAATGGGCATATACGTCTCGAACTATTATTATTTGCTACTGCCTCTGTCTTTTCCAGACTTTGATCCGTTGGAGCTGTCTTTATTGGTTCTCCTTCTTCGTTTGGGATTGTTCTCATTTACAACCTTTAGATTATTTTCAACTATAAAATCTTTTGGTGCTGAGATCCAGTCAATGTACTTAACTAAGATTTTCTCCTTATCTATACGTTTATGAATACACTTCTCTACTGATAACAATTTAGAAGAAGCATATGTTCTAGAATCTATACATTCAGCTCTGTCTTTGTATACAAAGTACAAGCTTACTTCATATACGAAGTAATTACTTTTGGACTGTAAGATTACGTCTGAGCCGTACTGGTACTTCGTCGGGACCGTAGGTTTTTCCTTGCCAGACATACTTTACAATTTGTAAGCCTTGCTTCTTATATGAAGCCAAAATGTCTTCGATTTCAGAACGAACACAAGTATGAGACATGGTTGTTCTTGGTTGTTGTTTCTGGAATGCTGCTTTTTCTACACGTTTGAATCCCTTTAGATAAACTATTAATTTATCAGGAGTTCCAACTTTGTATTGTGGAGCAGCCCAGTTACTTGAATTGAAGTCAAACATACCTTTAAAGTATGACAGACTCTTTCTTTCCTCGTCTGTTTTAGACCATACACTGGGGTCTCTCTCGAATGCTTTTGGATTACGTAATCCTAGAGCTACCATTTGACCATCGTTGTTTACGTCAACAGGGTCTTTCTCTTCCTTGTTCTTTTTCATCTTTAAAAATTATTTAATGTAAATAGTGCCACATACATCGCACTTATAAGTTCCATTTACGAACAAACTATGCTTCGTTTCCCTCTTGCACCTCTTGCATTTCAGAAGTTTCACTGATGTAAACCTTGTTTTCTTCTTTACAGACATTTTCTAGGTCTTTAGCTAACAATAATAAACTATCTACAGCTGCTTTATAATCTGTTAAGTATTTTTCTATTGTAGTATCCTTAGTAACCTTACTAGTAGCTATGATATCTAATGCTCTAAACATTGTAACTCCATAAGCTACTGTCTGCATTTCTACTCTTTCATTCTCTTTGCCTTCATTAACTGTTACATTTATGCTGACATCAAAGAATGCTGGGGCTGCTTTACAAGATTCTAATATAAATCCTTCTCCTTCAATTTTCATAGTTCTCTGTCTAAATGAATCATTACAGCTGCGGCTTCATAACTCTCCTTATAGTACATCATGCCTTTAGGTATATATCCTTCTAGTATTGTAGTTCCCCTTAGAGTAAGAGTTGTTTTAGCTATTAAAACTGCAGAGGATTTATCTAGATAAACATGAATAAATCCTCCTTCTACAATAGGATGAGATCCTAAGAAAGATAGATCGTGATCTCCTTGAGCAACTACATCGCAAGGCACTTTATCTATAGGATACTTTTGAAACGGAGTTAAATAACCTCCTTTGGTCTTGTCTACCACCTTATAGCATGGAATATTTTCTTCTGCTATAAAAGGATGCTGGTTGTTAATTAAATATAAACACATGCTACAATCCATAATGATTTAACATCTCATGCATTCTAAGATAGTGTACAACACCAATCTTATCCTTAGCGTACTCCATAAATTCTCTTGCATTCATGGGTTCATCTGGCTTGGTAAACCTACTGCATTCCCAGTCTATCATAGCTTCTTCATAATTACATTGCCAAGGCTTTTTGCTAATTAGTAAATGATGCCTATTGAATTTTCTATGAATCTTCTTGATAATTTTTAAACCTAGAAATGGAAGAAAGGCATACATAAATACCTTATCAAGATCATGAAATTTGTATTTATATCTGCCTAACATCTTCTTTTCTAATTTAAGGAATGCTCGGTAATGAGCCAGAGTTCTCGGTATTTTCTTCCAACAGTCAATAATATACATTTATTTCAGTTTTTCTCCTATGAATGTACTTAACTTATTAAGCTCTAGTTTGATTTCTCCTATTTCCCTTCTTCTCTTCATATCAACTAGATTTTTCTCTTGTGCTAATGCTTCTAACTTTCCATTTAATTCAGCTTCTGATTTCTCTTTAGCCTTTAAAATGTCAGTTATAAACTTAAAGTGTTCAGGAATGAAATCATAAACACAGAAAAGACAACTCAGAAGTTTTATCAACTCCTTATAATTAAATGTTTTAGTTACCCTACCTATAATAAATATATATTGATCATTATCCTGTGGTATGATCGTTATATACTTATCCCCTTCTAAAGTTATAGTTTTGCCTATATGATCAGAAATTCTAATCGTATATGCAAAATTAGAGTTCTTATAATAAGAGGATCTTTTGTCACTCTTATTAAAGATAAATTGGTTTCTAACCAAGAAATTCATTAATTTAGTTGGTTTTTTCATCTCTGCATCTTTTAAAATGTTCTTAGAAGGCAGTGAGGGAATCGAACCCTCATCTCTTGGTAAAATCCAAGGCTCTGCCATTGAGCTAAATGCCTAACCCTTCCAAATTCTGCTTACTTGATACCATAGTTCTCTAGATACAGCTACGATAGAGGTAATTCCTACTATTTTTAACCATTGGTCTAAAGATAGAGGTTCAGTTCTGAACATCTCTCCTCCAAATTGGACAATAAGAATCTGACCTACTAGTATAAGTAAAGCTATACCGAAGAATGCTGGATTTTGAGTGATGCCATCGAATATACTTCTTCTTTGTTCAAATACTCTAGCATTAAATAAGTTCCACCATTGTAACATTACAAAGATTGTAAAGAACTCGGTAAGATTAACTGTATTTGATACTAATAAGTAAATAATCAATCCAAAGAATACTAATCCATATCCCATAATACCTCCCCACATAGATCTATCTATTATAAAGGATTTTGGATCTCTAGGCTTTTCACTCATTACAGCTTCATTTGCAGGTTCTGTTGCTAATGCTAAGGCTGCAAATGTGTCCATTATCAAGTTTACCCACAACATCTGGGTAACAGTAAATGGAAGATTTACTCCAATAAAAGGTCCAACGATCGCAGTAAGAATCGCAACCACGTTAATGGTTAATTGGAATAAAATAAAATGTTGAATATTCTTATATAATGATCTTCCCCATTTTACTGCATTTATAATAGATGGGAAAGAGTTATCAAGAAGAATGATGTCTGCTGCTTCCTTGGCAACTGCTGTGCCATTCCCCATAGCTAACCCTACATGAGCATGATTGAGTGCAGGAGCATCGTTAGTACCATCTCCAGTCATGGCTACAATGTGACCTTGTTCCTGGAACTTCTTAACTAACGTTTGTTTATCCTCTGGTTTAGTTCTCGCAAATACGTCCATGTTTTCTAACTGGCTAACTGGCATATCAGCTACAGAACCAGTCATACATGCAGGACGTGCACCTAATCCAGCTTGACGAGCTATTTCAGTAGCTGTCAATTGATTATCTCCTGTAACAATCTTGACTTTAATTCCAGCTTTGGTGGCTTCTGCCATAGCTGCTGGAACCTCTCTTCTAATTGGGTCCTCTATAGCATATGCTACTTGTAGTTGGTAATTAGTAAGTTCTTGTACTTCTCCTAATGTTCCAACTTTATAAGCATATGAGAGAACTCTTCTACCCTTTGCTTGTTCTTGAAGTATTGCTTCTTCTGTATTACCAGTAAATGCACAAGCGTTTGCAACTACATTGGGTGCTCCCTTTAATAGACCTACATAATCATCTCCATACTTTACAATAGTATGCATGTACTTATTGGTACTATTAAATGGAATTTGTTTAACTATATCGTATTCTCTACGATAGTCCAAATAGTCTGCATTTAACTTTTCTACAGCATATTTGAGTATAGCTCCTTCTGTTGGGTTACCAATTACTTCATCATCTTTGCCTAAGTTTGCTGTACTATTGACAAAAATATTAATAGCCAATAACTCTTTATTTACAGCTGGACCAACTATTGGATTAACTACTTTCATACGATTCTCTGTAAGAGTTCCAGTCTTATCAGTTAAAATCATAGTTGCAGCACCAATAGTTTCACAAGCATGCATTTTACGAACAAGATTATTAGTCTTAGCCATTTTCTTCATAGAATAAGCTAAAGCTAAAGTAACAGCCATCGGGAGTCCTTCGGGGACTGCTACTACAATTAAAGCAACTGCAATCATTACAAAGCCTAAACAGTTATTTATAACCATCAAAGTGTCTTTGTTTACATAAGCTTCATCAATTAAGAAATACTTAACTAATAGGGCTACGATTAGAATGCCAGCTGAAATAAATGCAATCTTGTTGATTAATGCACCCAGTCTGTTTAATTGTTGATTTAGAGGAGTCTCAGTGTCTGTAATTTCTGCAGCTTGTCTTGCAGTCTTACCAAATTCAGTTTTATCACCTACAGCAATAATAAAAGCAGTACAGTTACCTTCTTCTACAACAGTTCCCTTTAACAGTTTAGTTGCCTCATAAGTTCCATCTTCAGCATCATGTCCTTTACGAACAGACTTGGATTCTCCAGTAAGTGTGGATTCATTAACTTTCAAACCCATTGATTCATAAATAGTACAATCTGCTGGAATTTCTTCACCTGCCTCTAATACTATTACATCATTAAAGACTAAATCCTTACGAGGAACTTCTGTTAAAACTCCATTTCTGTATACCTTTACCAAAGTATCATCACTTACTTTATTAAGTATGTCAAACTTTTTAGCTGCCTGAAACTCATTAATGAATCCAATAGTAGTAGCTAATAAAATGGCAACAATGATACCTATAGGTTCTAAGAACTGGTTCTCTATAAATCCAATTACTAAAGAAGCTACTGCAGCTACACATAGAATTTGAATTATAGGATCACTAAACTTCTCCAAATAAAGTTTCCACCATGGATCTCTCTTAGGTGGAGTTAATACATTAGAGCTATACTTTCTACGCATCTCAAGCACTTGCTCGGATGATAGTCCTTTATAATCTTTCATTCTTCTTAATAATCTAGTAAAAAAATAAGCCAACAGACTTACTTTATTCCCCCCCCCCCCAACTTGAGTTGGAGAGAGAAATGTAGTAAATCTGCTGGCTTTTCGAGTTTATATGTACGAAATGGTTTTACTCATCGTCTTCTTCGTCTTCGGGAACAAACTCTCCAAAGGCTTCAACGAAATTTGTAGGCAGCTCGATTTCTTGGTCTTCACAACGGGTAATGAGTTCATCAATAATGTCCTCCTCATAATCATCAATCGTATCATCTTTCATGATACAATCAATAATTACTTGAGCTTCTGACTCCTCAAACACTCCGTCTTCTAACGACCAATCACATACGGCATTGGTAAGTAAGTCTATAAATTCTGCATAGGCTTCTTCATCAATGTCGTCCATGTTATCAAGCTCCTCTTTCTTTGCGAATAGGGCTTTAACTTCTTCCAAATCAACTTTGCCATCGGCATAGATCTGGTCTCTTAATTCTTTTACTTCTTCTATTGTCATGATTTTTTAAATTATATGTGGAATGTCATGTTGTATCATTTCTGAGATACTCTGAGAATTGGAAGTATTACCACAAGCTTTAAACTTCCATCCTCCGTTCTTACGATAAGCATATCCTAATACGATAGCTTCACGATCTTGGAACGTAGTTTCAGGATCAGAACTATCATTCTTAAGATTATAAGTAGCCAATACTTCACAAGATTGTCCTGGTCTGGTTACAGGTTTATTGTCTTGTGTAGTGTATACTCTCAATCCCATATACGGGATTTCGTTGAATTTATGATGTTGATAAGAATTCAAGATAAATACAAGGTATTCTACTCTGTTATCTACTTTAGATAGATTAACACTGATTACCTCATTATCCATTCCATCATCACCATCTGCATCTCCAGTCAAGTCGTCCCCTGAATGATGAATAGAACCATCATTTGAGTTCTTATGACCAAAGTATACTACATCAACTTTTCTCTTGGTAGCATCAAGCATAACAACTGATGCATCCAGATCTACGGCTTCCTTACTTTTACCAAACCCAAGGAATCCTCCACCTCTTTGGATCATTCCCCAGTTAGCTCCAAAGAAAATGGAAGTATTAATTGCACTTCCATCTTCTCTTTTACTAAGGTCGATACGACCTCCCTTAGATAAGTTTATACTCATATAGCGGGAGAATCTTTTACGTCAAACCCATAACTCTTAAGAGTATCTCTCAGAAGAGCTCTTTTCTTTTCGTCAATTGCAGCGAATTTCCACCCACCATTATGACGATAGATTTTACAGAACACAACTTGGGTTTCATTCGATGCGTCCTCTTCCAAATCAAATTTATATGCAGGTTCAGCTGCATCACCTTCATACAAGTTGGCACGGGCATTCTTTACTTGACCGAAGTTCAAGTTTTGTGCCACACCGTCATGAATGTTCAACAAGAATACGATTTGATGGATGTTTGCAGGTACTTTATCAGTATGTACGGTGATAACCTCATCATCACCTTCGCCTGCTCCTGTACGGTTATCTCCAGAATGAAGAACTGATTCAGCTTCATCTTTCAATTTACCATAGAAAACCATAGATTCTCCACTTACAGCTTTGTCTTTGTCGTCCAACAACAATGCCATAACATCCAAATCGAATTCTTTACCATTGGTGATATCCCAACCTAAACCTACACGGAATTTAGTAACAGATTTACTTAACTCAATCTTGTTACCTTTAGCTAAACTAATTGCCATTTCACTTATAATTTAAAATTATTTATTTAAATCTTTGGTGACATCCATAAGCATTTTCAAGCCTACTGCATTTAATGGATCAGCTTGTCCTTGCTTACCATCGCCTCCAAAGATCATGATTTCTGGAACCCATTTAACCTTGGAACTACTAATTTCTCTAGCAACTCCAACAGCAGTTTTATAGTCCCACTCTGCCTTCTCTTGAGGAGTTAAACCTGCTTGAACTTGAAGTCTATTAGCCTCAGCTTGGGCTCTACCCTCCTCTAGAATTTTCTTTGCCTTTTCTGCTGCTTCTTTAGCCTGTAAAGCTGCAACTTCAAATGCCTGTTGAGCCTTAGTTACTTCTACTGCCTTAATGGCCTCTTGCTCCCATCTAGCTTTGGCTGCCACAGCCTTACCCTCTTCCTCTGCTCTAATTGCTTCTTGTTGAGCTGCTGCACTCTTTGCCTTAGAAGTTTGGATTAACATATTAGCTTCTTGTTGCTGTTCTATCTGTTTGGTAACTTTATCAGAGTAGTCAATTTTAGATACTGCTACTTGACCTATTTCCAAACCATAGTAAGCAAACGGAGATGATTCAGATCTTCTAAATCCTCCAGCTGCCAAACTATCTGCAATTAGAGTTGCAACCTTTACTTCCTTCTTTTCACCAGTAATAGGATCAACGGTTTCTACTCTCTTTACAGTAGTTTTATAAACGCCATTATTCAACTGATCAGTAATATATTCAATCAAGTCATTCTTCTTTTCTGCATATGATTCAAATGCAGACATAAGAGGACCTGATGCATAAATTACCTTTACTACAGTAGGACGAACTAGATCATTTATAAGTCTATCCATACCATTATAGTCAGTTTGAATACGAGCTAAATATTTAGGATCAGTAGGTAATTTTACTCGAAGTGATCCATAGATAGAACCGTCTGATGCATCATTAAAGATTACAGGAATTGGTTTACCCATTTGTTCACCATTGTCATTGTCTGACCCAAACCACAACTATTGAGTTTTGAAATAAGTTGTAGTCTTACCAAATCCCTGCCAATACCACCCTGGTTCAGTCCAGTATGCCATATTACCAGAGAATGGAAACTGATTAACTACAATAGTCTCATTTCTCACATCCTCACCTAGCTTTCCTAAACTGGCAATAACAAATATTACAATAATTGCTAATGCTCCTAAAAATACATGTCTTTTTGTAACTTGCTGACTCATTTTCTATAATATTAATATAACTACTTAAACCAATAATAGAATGGTTTCCAAGCATTACTACTTGTAAATCTTTTATTGGATAACTTAATAACTCCCAATCCAAATAAAATAACTGTTACATAATAAAATAGTAACAGTATCACTACTAATAATACTAAAGCTCTATACATATGTTTAAATTAAAAATGGGGAGATTACTCTCCCCATAGCACGATAAGTTTTTAAATGTCTAATTTAGAAAGGAGGAACTAAACTATACTTCAATGAGGTGCGTGCCCCGAAACTTTAACCTCGTTATTTAAATATTTCATCGTCTGCTTCTGTTCCCCACTTACTTAATATTACAATACCGTAAGGAGTTCTTTGGAATACAAATGGATCTTCTGCTTTACGGGCTTCTTTAACTTCAATATTAACAAGTTGTTTAAATTCTTGAATAGGACCAGCTATAAATAACTCTGTCTTCTTACAGGAAACTCTATCAAAATTAAAGGTTAGTCCAGGAAAAGATTGATTCAATACTCCAAAGTTTATACAATCATAGAAAGGAAATCTATTGACAGATTCATATAAAGTCTTCTGTGCAGAATAAAGTTCTTGATGTTTATCATCTTTCCATCTATCTTCTCTGATAAAGGCATTTAATATGATCTGTGTAGGATCACCATTAGCATTGATATTAGAGAACTGGTTATGAACCATTACATCCATATCCTGTAAAGCATTCCTTGCCTCATATACTTCTTCCAGATTTTCATCTGGAATAGTTCCAGTATATTGATCAAGCTTTCCACAGCATAGATTATACTTCCTTAACAGGTTGAAGAAATCAGAATCTCTGATTATGCAGCAACCTGGAAAGTTTTCATTAAAGAATCGAAAACATAGTTCTCTATTCTTAGTATCTACTGCTTGTTGAGTGGTTAAAAATGTTGAACTGCTAGTAAGCCCTAACTCTAGAAGCTTCTTGTTCTTTTCTACCATAGCATCATTAGATGCAGGTGTTTTACATTGCTTAGCGTACTTCTTTGCTAGCTTGGTCACCTCTTTGTGTATCACTTCAGCGGTGAAAGTTCTGTTAAATAGGTTCATATCTGTTTACTTGCATTATAAGCCATTTTGTCACACTTATTATTTAAAGGATCATTTTCATGACCTTTTGTCCATTCAAAATTTACTTTAGTATGTCTAGCAATAGCCTTATCAAATCTTTCCCATAAGTCTATATTCTTTTTACGTTTCCAATTCTGTGTATAAGTTCCTACTATATACATAGAATCAGTTATAATTGTAATTTCAGATGGATTCTTAATACTCTCTAATGCAACAATGGCAGCAAGTTGCTCCATTCTATTATTAGTAGTATTCTTATACATCTTAGAATATTCTGCTATAATTTTATCGTCTTTACTTATAATAAATGCTATTCCTCCTTGATTTCTCGCGGAGGAATAAGCACCATCGCAATAAACTACATAGTTCATTTAGTCTTTGAAAATGCTAGTTAATTTACTTATCATCTTGTTATTGGCATCAGATACTTGTTGCAATGCCTCAGCTTCTGTTTGTAGCTTTTGAATCTCCTCTTCCTTCTCTCTTTTCTTTTCAATTGCCTTATTAGAAACCTTGGCCAAATTGTCAATAGTTTTCTGAAATACAGCCAATGCATTTTCAGATGCTTTCTTCAAACTTGCTGCTGATGTGTTAAATAAATCCATACTAATTATTTTTTACTTTGTTGAAATGCACGACCTAATAAGAATGCCGCTTTTAGCAAGTCTTCCTTTTTGGTTCCGTCATGCTCTAACACAGTTAAAACATAATTAGTTAAGTCAAGTACATTTAGTTTTTCTCCATCAATGCACTCACTATATTCATCTATAGATTCTACAGCATTCTTTTCTACTTCCTTTGGAAGAGAAAGAGTACTTAAATCTTTTAATAATGACCTATTTAATGCACCTTCTTCCAGCAATACCTCAAAAGAGAACCCTAACATGAATGCTCTATTGAAATTTCCATCTACGTATGTCTTAAATAATCTCTTTTTAGCTAGCTCATCAACTGAAATAGTTTCATCTAGCTCTCCTGCTTTAATTACATCGTATACATATTTCATTGTACCTTCAGAGGGACTCGAACCCTCACACCTTGCGGCACTAGATCCTAAGTCTAGCGTGTCTACCAATTCCACCATGAAGGCGAAGAATGCAGGGACAGTTGCCAACCCTGCTGCTTAGTAATATGTGTTGTCAATTATGGTGTTTGCGTGTGAATAATGCCAGAAATGACAAATAAGAATTGCAAGTACTGGTTTGAACTCCGCAACTGTTCCAGTAGTGCCGATGAGTGGATTCGAACCACTAACCTATACCTTATGAAAGTATCGCTCCGCCATTGAGCTACATCGGCATACAGGCAGATAAACTGCCTTATATATTAAAGAGGTTTACCCTCTTCATCTAATTCCCATACATTTTTACATGCACTCCAAATCTTCTTAGTGACAGGTTCTCCTATGCACTCTTGAAGAGAAGAATACAATCTTTCTGCTGGGGTTTCAGAAACGTCTTTAACTCGGGACAGACCCATTTGACGAGCATATAAGCTCACTCTCGATTCAATATCACGTGAAGTAACTTGAGTCTTACGAGAGAAGATCAATGTGGTCTTAATTGCTTCCACGATTTCTGCCATAAATGCAGGCACAATTCCCAATTCGGAAATATGTGTACAAACTTCATCCAAGTTGGAATCCAACTGGTATTGAGGTTCTGGGAAGCTTACTTGTAGGAATGTTTTAGCTGTATCCTTATCCAGCGCACCCATTGAGATCACTGATCCAATACGTTTACCTCTTAAGAAGGTAGGTTCGATCAACTCAATGTGGTTAGTTGTGAACAGACAAATGACATTCATATTCTTCGTGTCACCACCGTCCAATGTATTGAGGATGTCTTGCATAGCAGCATCTCTCTTACCCTTGGTAACTTGATCAATATCCTCTACGAATACAATTACACCGTTACCACTTTGGTCAATAACTTTGCTTAGACGTAAAGTCTCAGCCAATAATGTCGGATCTTTCAAATAGATAAAGATCCAGTTGTTAGCAATAGCTTCCTTGGCAAGTTTAAATGCCAATAGTGTCTTTCCAGTTCCATAAGGACCTTCAAGCAAACAACCGAATTTCAAAGGTACACCACCTTCTATACATTCTTCTGGATGTAGGATACGAGCTTTCAATGCTTGCAATCCTTCTTCGGTTTCTTTGGACAGAATCATGAGTTCTTTGTCAATATTTGACAAGTCCATGATCTTAGGCACACTTGGGTCGGTAATTTCCAAGGCTTGGTTTCTGTAAATGGACTCTTTGCCGAGCAACTCTCTAGTTCTCTCAACGATGTCGTCTACAAGAGTAGAGAATCTGAATTGGCATTGTCCTTTTACATAGAGGTGGTGATTGCTCTCATTATATGAGATTTGGATTCTAGAATCCTCACCCAATCCCTCAAGGGAAATGTCTCCGAACGGAACTTTCTTACGAGTTCCATCGAACAATTCAACATCAATTGTATCAATCAATCCACTGCCTGATGGACCGTCGTCTTCTTTACCAGTTACCATACCGAAGATTTCTTCGATAGCACGGTTAAGTTGATAAACTCCATCATTCTTGCAACAAAGAATTTTATGATTGAACGAAGCCATTTTACGAGATTGTTGGATTTCATTCTCAACCCACTCCAAGAAGGCTGGATAAGTCATTCCACTCGTAGCCATAGTAGCTACTTTCTGTAATTGCTCCTGCTCAAATTGATTGATGCGATTTTTTACATTTCCTTTTACTCCCTTAAATGTAGGAGTTCCTTTACTTTTTGCCATTGTGCTTTGTCTTTATGTTATTAATAGTTTTCATAATAGCTTTACAGTTATCCAGAGTTGTATTCAAACAACCTAAAGTTACCCAATGCTCGTTTTTAATAACAGTTAGGTTCTTTTCTTCAACTCTTTCTCTGCACATACTACTTCTGATAATTCTTTCCATTATAGGATACTTAACACTTGTATTTTTACAGAAAACTACGTCCTTCTCAGGAACGTAAACTACATCGTATCCTTCAATTGTTCCTACGATTTCCATTTTTATAGATAATCTATAGTTCCTATCTCTGCATCTCTTTCTCTTAGTTTATCTATTACATACATTCAAGTATTAAGGTGGCGACAACGGGATTCGAACCCGTACAGGCACAATGCCCACAGCAGTTTCAGGTTATTAGAAACCTCGGACTATGTTATAACCATGCTCTTTAGGAGTTTAGGTTGTGGGTATATAGTCTTTACACATTTATAAACAATTGGAAGGACATCGGGCATTTAATTTAATATATCCACCTTATTTTTATATTTCGGATACTCCTTCCATACTCTTCTTTTCAGCCTCAGTCGTATTTTTAATTGTTTAATTTAACTCGGCGTTATTATCATTTATAAGGCTGATACCTTTACCGAATTAGCCCACTTCTACATCAGGAGTTTCCTCCTGAGCACTCATGCCTTTACCTCTATAATTATCTGTAAATGAGTGGCAATTAGGACAAAGAATTTGTAAATTTTCTATCCTAAGATCATTTTTTACACCATTAATATGATGCAGTTCCAGTGGAATAGGCTTTCCCCATCCACTCTGTATTGCCACAACACTCATATTTATGCTCTTTTATGCCTTCTTTAAGCAATCTTTTCCTAAGATTATTGGAATTTACCCAAGTGGAATTTTCTACTAATACATTCTCTAAGGGAATAGATTCTTTAATTGGTCTATATCTATCTCCTTGATTCCACGCTTTTCCAGTCATATGTGAGGTATCTAAGTTTAATTCAGAAATCTTTCTTTTCACAGTATCATAGTTACTACCAGCTACCTTTAATCCTAACTTTCTTAAGATTTCTGCATAAGACAAACTACTACGTACTGCTTCAATAAATTGTTCGTCAGTCCATTTTCTTCTACTCATGTATTAAAATATTAATACATAAATTTAAGAAAAACTTACGACTATTCCTAATTAAACTATGTTAAAATTCTAATATTTTATCAAAGTGCATGTCTACCAGTTCCATCATGTCGCCATTTTAACAAGCACAATTTGCTTTATATATTGTTAAATTCGAAGAATGGGAGGTTCCAAAAGAAAAATCCACCATCTTCTTCTATACAGTATTTTTCTGAAGCTTCTGATGCAATTCTCTTAATTGTAACAATTTTACCGCAATACCGAGCCATTGCACTTATAAAGACAGAAGCAACCCTTACATCCCCGAAATCATTCTTACTAGAATTATACCAATCTAAACTTTTGACCTGTACTTTATCACCTACTTTAAGTCTCGTCATAATACTGTTCAAAAAATTCTTCACACCATTCCCACATTCCACTATCCTCTAGTATCTCATACCTACACTCATCTGAATCTGTCTTCCAAGTTTTAGATATAGTTACTATTTCTCCTAAATACTCAACCATTTCTACAGCGAAGTAGCAGCCAATGTCAATTCCCTCAGTAAAGTCTTTTTCACAGCTATCATACCACTTTTGACTTTTTACTCGTACTTTATCTCCTACTTCTAAATTCATAATGAGTTCATAATGGTATTATAGGCTTTAGTAATCTTATCAAACATCTCTGCGCTTCCTCCTCTATCTGGATGATAAATCATTACCAATTTCCTATAAGCCTTTTTAATAACTGTCTTATCTTTAACTCCTTCTGCCAAACCAAGTATAGAATAGACACTAGCTGGCTTCTTCTGAGACATTTCCTTCTGACGAGCTTTTCTTTTAGCTTCCTCTTCTATTTCACGAGTTCTTAGTAATATATCTACAAAAGAACATTCGCTGAAATAAAGGTGGTCGTTATAAAGTAAGTCTAGCCAATTAAAATTATGTCTCAAAACATTAGCTACTGGCAAGTCTCTAAATTTATCTCGTAGACAACACCTAAGATAAGAATAAATTCCCTCTACAGTTTCTCCTTTCTTTTTATGAAACATATTCATGTAAGAACAGAACTGCCTTATAGATACAACATCATAAGTAGTGATAGCTTTACAGAGTAAACATCCAGCAAAAATTGCAGCATGATTAGTTCTATGAAGATCATACTTGAGTTTTATAAGGGAATATTCATTGTCGGGATAATCCCGTATAACTCTGGGATCAAATCTCCAGCTAATCATATTAACTACACCAAGTCTATAGGCAGCATGAAGAAATGCTTTGTCAGCTTTACATAGCTTCTTTTTAGGAGAAGAAGTTAGGTTAGTCGCTTTGTCAAATTTTCTTTTAAACCATGTTCTTAATCCCACCATTCTTTAGTTAAATGTTTTCTCAATTCGAAATAAAGATTCCATGCTTTTAAGTTCCTAAGATCATTACGTGCAGCCAATGCCACATCAAAGTAATGGTTAAATATCTTCTCAGGAGTAGGCTTGTTCGCATCTTCAATGATGTGTTTCGCTCTAACTGGGTTGGTAAACCTATGAACATTCCTTAAGTTTACATAGTTTTTCTCTACAAGAGACTCATCTAGAATAATCTTAAGTATTCTCAAGGTTATGTCCATTCTATTGACCGTTTGTTCCCATCCTACAAAACATTTATGTTCTGCTAAGTGGTTTCTAATGTCTTGTATTTTTTTATATTCTACTTCCATTAGATAGGTCCAATCCCAGTCATTATTGTTTTTCATGAACCTTAACCAACTTCTTTGCCTTTTACTCAGTCGTCTTTTCTTCATCATCGAAAAATTTAATAGGTGCTACACAACTCATTAAAGTAGTTTTGCCATCATCATATCGGATCCTATAATAATAGTCTTCATAAGAAGATGCCATTCCAATTAATGTTCCTACCTTATCTTTATGAGCTTTACATCTCTTTCCAATCTTACTTGAAAGTTCTCTCATCCAATCTGGCAGTCCCATTCCAAATTCTGGAACTATGTAATTAGGATCTTCTAATTGTTCCTTGGTAAAATACATATCATGACCGAATACAGAATAAGTAAAGTTTGGATCATCAAAATCTAAACTCTCTTCTAAGCTATCATTGTATTCCTGCCATTCCTTGTACAGCCTAATCCTTTCCTCTGATGGTAAATCACTCACATTCATTTATAATAGCGTCTAATATTCTTTTACCTGTATCTGTCCAGCCTTCATCCATTACAACTACTAGTCCTATAAATGTACATACCAAAATTATAGTTGCTAAACACCAACCAATTAGAAGAAGGGCTAATACTAATGTTCTCATATCTGTTTATTTTAAGTTTGCACGCCAGGCAGGATTCGAACCTACGTGAGCTTTCGCTACTGGTTTTGGAGACCAGCCTCGTCGACCACTTGAGTACTGACGCGTGTACATTAACAGAAACCTCTTCTTTCTAAGAAGTTTTTCATGTCTACACAGTCCTTTAAATGCCAATGAGAATTTTCTCTTGAATCCATTAAAGTTTTAACTGCCAACATTTTCTGATCATTGCGTATAAGATTTATTACCTTATTGGTTAGATCCTCAGAAGGTTCCCAATAACGGTCTTCTTCTGCTTTATAAGCTTTACAAATTTGTTTGTACATAATTTACCATTTAACTCCGAATTCATCAATATATTCATTCTTTGATTCCTCTTTTCTAATAACTCTAGTAGGAGACTCTTTAAGAATCTTTTTAATAGTTTCCTCCAATTCAAGTTGGCATTGAGGACAGCCTCCTTTGTGAGTAATAGAATAACCATCTCGTTTAAAGAGATATTGATGATTGTCAATTATTATAAGTCTATAGGATACAGTAGAATCTCCTTCTGCATAATACTTAGTCTTTTGAGTATCTATACAGCAACAAGACTGAAAGGTAGTAATTACCAATCCTATTATAAATAATGCTATTATAAAAATTAAGTCTTTCATACGCTTACAAATGTTGAATGAATATACTTTAAACACTTTATTACATTACTATCATTATAGAAAGGATCTAACTGCGTTCCTCTAATATCATCAGCTATATCTGGGTATAGTTCATATAGAGTATTAAAAACAGTTTGACCTCTTCTCCAATGAAGTGAATGTTCTTCCCAAGCTTCTTCTATCTTTAACTTGAGATTATCAAATTCTTCTTTAGTCACTTCCCATATAATTTATTAATAAATCCAACCTGTGCTAGTTTCAGCTTCTAAGTACTGAACTGAAAACGAGCGTTTAACCCATTTAAGAACTCTTTCGAATGCCTGCATAGTGGCATCTTTCGTTTCAATACTCATCTTATGAGTTTGATTATAACGATTAATTATTTTTATCTTTATTTGCATGTAATGTTAGGTATTATATCTGTTTGTTCTTTTTCCAGCTTATTAATAAGAATAAGCAACTTATCTCTAGCTTCTAATGCTTGTGCATTATTCTCATATGATTTGTGTATTATAGGTAGATCATCATACCATAAATACAAAACGTGCCCCACAACTACTGGAGCACGCAATATATGAGTATTGATTATGAAATCATTAATACTAATAAACATGTAGAGCTACCCTGACTCGAACAGGGATACTCGGAGTCAAAGTCCGATACACTAGCCAGTTGTGTTATAGCTCTATAAACAGAGACCCCTATTCGAGGTCTCTGTAAAGTATTCGATCCACCACTCTATCGTCTATAAGACGACCGAATTTAGTGGACAATTCTGGGGTTACTAGCTTTTGTTGTCTAACCACTAGGGTGCGGCGTACCGCGTATCTGTGGAAAATAGTATCCATAAGAATACTGTGAGCTAGTAAGTGAAAATCCATACCAACTTGACGTAAACCTCCTTGAAATTCATTATAGTAGTTAGTTTCTTCAGGATTGATAAACTTGCTGGTAGGATTATTCGTAATTGTTGGACCATTTCCGTGCCTAGTTATGTAGGGTCTACATACATAATGTACAGTTATATCCCCCACAGACCCATGTGGAATCAATTTCCATGCATTTTGTGATGTTACATTACTTGGCGTACAATAGGGCATAATCCCAAAGTTTTGATCCAATAAGATGCCTTGAGAACCTTCGAACACATAATTGCGATAGGGCTCTATGCGATCTAGGAATCCTATATAGACATCTTTAAAATAAGTGAATGCTTCCCATATCCAATCGTCCAAAGCTGACTTACTCACCATACTAGAAGCCTGAGCCTCAAGTATAGGATGGTAATAATTGTCATAAATACTCATGACTTTAGCTCTTAAAACGTCAATGTTCCGACATTCTATGGCATATAGAGGATAACCAGCCTTACACCTGCGTAAACAAGTTCCGAATCCAGTTCCCACTGTGCCATCTTTACGATTCTTTTCGTCACCTATTTGACATATAATGTCATAGGGAATTACTACTTTACATAGGGGGTGATATACAACTCTAGGATCAACTCCTAGTGCTGATAACACTTTCTTTTCTTTAACACAAGCATGTGGATCGACAGTACAGAACTCACTCCAATATGTTGGAATTTCCAGTAATGACCCACTGCCAAAATTACTAAATACATGTGTCTTGCCTTCATGTATTACAGTATGACCAACTTGGTGTCCTCCACTAAATCTTACGACCATAGTATCATTACCTCGTTGTTTACATAACTCATGGACAGTCTGTCCTTTACCTTCATCTCCAAAGAAGGCTCCTAGTACAATGTCAATCATCTTTTTGTATTAATAAGTAAATGTTTCACTTGGCATCTCTACTTCCTCACTCACGTAATCAGACACCAATTCTCCTATTTTTCCTGTAATGCAAGTATCAATTTCAGTTGATTTACATTGCAATACATTTGGTCCCAGTAGTTTAGACCAAGCTTCAGATTGTAGACGTTTCCAAGCATCAGTAATATGTATGTGGTATACATGATACTGTTCTTTAGCTTTCTCAAGCATCTCTTCTGCAGACATATCCTGCGCACCAGTTTTGTAACCAAAACGGTTTACCAGGTAGTCAGCTTCTACAGATGTTAAAGTTGGCTCATCTCCAATCGTAAATAAGAACCCTTTCTTTCCTCTTTTAAACCAAGAGTCAGTTTCAGTGTGATAACCAGCTACAAGCCAAGCTAAGCAATAGCTTTCTCCATAGTTAGGTCCACCTCCACCCTCCAGTACAAAGCTTTGTAAAGAGTCCATGATTTTTGCTGCAGTTGATTCAAACTGCCCGACTTGAATGGGATACTGATCACAAGTATGATCTCCAACTGCCATAAATAGCAATTGAGGATCCTTTACTCCTAATTGCAATAACTCATCCATGATTTTGGGTAAATACTCCTTAATCATTATATAAGGAGTGTCACGCATAGAACCAGTAACATCAAGGGCTATGATGATAGGAGTGGTTTCAGGGTGTTCTTCTGAATCTCTACATTCACGAACACCTACGTCGACCATTTCCTGTTTTACGGTGTTATAGGTTCTAGCATTAACATTAAGCGATCCCAATGAAGCTTCATACTTCAATGAGGAGCTGAATACTTCTGAAGATAAAGTACTAGCGGATATACCTCTAGCATGAGATTCTATAGAGTATTCATCAAAAGAATAACGACCACTTCCCATAACTAAATGGATTTTTCGTTTTCTTTCAGTGCTTCTATCGCTTCAGCTTGCAAATCATCTGTAGTATCTGCAGGAAATTCTTCCTTATCAACTTGTAATGCCAATGCATATTCGATCATTGCTTGACGTAACTGTCTTTCAAGTGTATGTCTTTGCTTGATCCAACTTTGTGCATTGAATCCTTCAGATGCAGGAGTTAATGAATCAGTAGTTTTAATGGACAAGTCTTTCAACTTATTCAATTCATTTTTGATTCTTAATACCTTCATCTTACATTCTTGTACGAATCTCTCTTCCTCAATCTTCGTTATTTCATACAAGTTCTGTGCTCTTGCATCAAGCACACTCTGTCCGTTTTTCTTTAGACTTTCTTTAAAGCTCATTTTCATTGTCATTTAGCATACTTCAAAAATGAATCTCTGTGTCTTGATGTATCTTAGTGCCACTTGACACTATAGATCCCACTTCGGGATTTGAACCCGAGACCTCTTCCTTACCAAGGAAGTACTCTAACCAACTGAGCTAAGTGGGAATAATTGGAATCCAATTCCATTGTCTTAATCGTTTTGCATTAAGCTTATTTAGCCCACAATTTAAAGTCTTATGAAACTCATTTCTAGCATAAGTAGCATTCCACTTAGAACGTTCCCTTTCCCATACTGTTGTATCTAAATCAATAAGCTTACCTACTAAATCATTAACCCATCTTTTTAATAGCATTTGTTTGCCGTCAAATGGATTAACTTTCCAGTATTTTCTATTTCTTACTAAATGTAATATAGCCTCTTTATCTGTCATAGTTTAAATATTAGATCCCCGTGTCAGAATCGAACTGACGTTTCTTGTTTACAAGACAAGTGTAATAACCACTATACTAACAGGGAATATTTAATTGCCCCAACCTAGAGCAATTATACCCAATGACAAACAATGATGCCAACCATCATAGTATACCTTTTTATAACCTATACCCCATTTAAAACAAATGAGCATATAGTCGTATCTGTATCCAAAGAGCTTTGCAATCCAATGATTGAAACCTCCATATTCCTTAGCTCTTAAATCAAAGAACTGTATACCCCATTTGAAAAACATAATAGATTAAATTAGTAGTCCGTAGGGGATTTGAACCCCTGACTTTGCCGTGAAAGGGCAATGACTTAACCACTTGTCGAACGGACCTTATTTGATTCTGAAATTCTTCAGTTTATACAACAGAGTATCAAATACTCCTCTGTTATATAGATACATACCGAAATTAAAAAGTGCTGCTGCCATATTAACAATTGGAAACCAGTACACCGTTAATGGAGCATATTGGGTAGTACGCTCAAACTTTATTAAATCACTTATAGTGCTTCCTTTAGGTAATTCTAACCAAGGAAAAAGTAGTGCTAACAAAGCTGGAATAATCCATAATAAAAATATTATCATCTCTTTAAGTTTTAAATAATAGAACCCTCGTCAGGGTTCATACAGAAGTCTTTTTGCTATATCCTATCCGTTAGACGAACACTGAGCGTCCTCAGTGTAGGGGATTCGAACCACCTATCTTTTCTATGACAAGAAATTGCTAAATAATTGCTGTAAGACTTCTTAAATTTATGTTTACTAATACTTCTGCGGAGGGTGCGAGGCTCGAACTCGCGCGCCCCTAAGGACCTACGGGTTTAGCAAACCCGCCCCTTCACCAGCTTGGGTAACCCTCCAGGGGAATGTATAGCCTACAGTCATTCTTTCAGTATTAATTGAACTGTGATCCTTAATACGTAATTGAATTGACGCCTCTATCAGATTAAGTTCCTGCAGCGGATTAACCTAATCTCCAATCTTGCGATTGCCTCGACTATGCATTCTGTATTTACGGAGAACATAAATTGTCCACAGTATAAGTAATATGGTAACTACCATAATTCTTCTTTTAGTATTCTTTCAGTTTCCCTTTTGTAATCCTTTCTTTGATACTTATAATATCCACTGCACATATAACAACTACATAGGGTTGCACAGGTTCTTAATCTGGTGAATCTTCTGTCGTCATATAAATCTTTCCATGTATGAGGATCATCGAATATAGAATTACCATAAGGTAACCAATAACTGTTTCTCTTTAATCTTCTAATGTAATACTTACGCTTTAAATAGTTTCTGAATCCTTTGTCCATCATCGTTATCAATTAAGTTAATAATGATGTCTGTGTCTGTTTTAAATGCGTCTATTCCCATAAGATTAAGATTTAAAGTTTAAAATTTTTTGTATCTCAGCATTGTCAAATTTAATCATAATGGTATTTATGCCATCTGGTTTTTGCTTTGTCCAATGCTTTAAATGTCTACAGAATATTACTCCTTTCATAGAGTTTAATCTTCGGAGCTTCTTCTTAATTTTCCTCAACTTCATAGTTAGAACTTGATGTTAGTATGAGGATATGAAGGTTTTCTAACCCTTTGTGACTTCTGACCTTTTAAACATGTAAAAAATTCCCATGTTTGATTAGTAGGAGACACCTTCTTTCTAGGTATTCTACCTACTGTAGGCTGAATATGTGCTTCAAATGTAAATGCTTTAGTAACCATAATAATCTAATAATCCTATACACACAACTTTAAGAGACACTAATGCAGTTAGCCATAGGAATACCTCATACATCTTTACGTAGCCTCTTTTAATTTCTTTAAATAGTAGATATGTCACTAGACATAATGCTACTAAGATAATTAACCATCCATATATGACCATAGGGTGTTATATGGGACTTGAACCCATGATCTCTGGAACCACAACCCAGTGCTTTAACCAACTAAGCTAATAACACAGTAGAGGGTGACAGGTTCGAACTGTCGACCTCCTGTGTGTAAAACAGATGCTCTGAACCGACTGAGCTAACCCTCTATTAATGCCAAGTAACAATTCCTGTCAACATTTCACAAGTCTCCTTATAGCGAACTATTCTGCACCTTTCAAACTTTGATTGTTTAATTTCAAGTTCATAAGGAATAGTTCCAACAATGTTGTTTTCTCTATAATAGTCCTTAATCATCCCTTTATTATCCTCAAAGTATTCTAAAGGTTTGGCTTCTATGCCTTTAATAGTATGATCAAATACAATTCCATTTAAAGCATTAAATGTGTGTTCAATCATTTCATCCATAGTTTCGCTATAGACTATTCCATTCATAAAGTTACGTATGCGATAACCTCTTACACTAAATGTAAACAAGAAAGCTTTCTCAATATCCTTAGGAAGACGACTTATATTACGAAATGTAATTCCTAAAGATTCAGTAGTATGCCTTATTGATCTACAATAATCACAATCCATAATAGGAGTTGCAGGCATTTGTTCAATATATCCAAACCTTACAAAAGGTTCTGGTTTTACTTCACAATCAACTAAAGTAACATCTTCTGTTTTAAATCCTTTCTTATAGTTGTTTAAACAATCAGTCGGATCCCAACCAGCTAATCCAGTTACTTGTAGTCCACTTGTCTGTACAGTCGGAAATAATACTTCCTTCTGTATTAATCTTTTAACTAAATGTTCCCCCATCTTGTTAATTTTTAAATGATCTATTAATTAGTACCCCAACCAGGATTCGAACCTGGAACTTATTCCTTAGAAGGGAATTACTCTTCCATTTGAGTTATTGGGGCAATTTTTAAAGTCCATAGTCTAATAAGCCTCCTTTGTATACCCTTACAAAAGTATCTATTGGAGTTTTATCACATCGGAAGTCTTCATCCTCTTCATCAATGTTACTAAAAAGGTCTTTTCTAGATGGATTACCTAAATTATTAAATAAAGCTTGCCATCTAATAAGTTTAAATTCCCATATGAATATTGCTATTAAAACAACTGTATATAAGACTATAGAAGCAGTAGTACATACCAAGGCAAAAACTGCCATTAGTAATGGTTTAAGTATAAATTTCATAATATTTATTTAAAAAGGTGCTAACACAGTGTGCTGTTACGCCAAATGCTCAAAGGGCAGATATTAGCATTGGAATGAAATGTTGTATACCTTGCGAGCATTTCAAGAGATTTCGTTTTCCTACTTTCCTCTTATGCCAACTCGTGACACTTTCCTTAATTGCAGGCTCCTCTCGTACTGTTGCAACTTACTAATACCTAATGTTACATAGCTTCCATCGTAGGTCGCGCCTATAGGAACCTTGGCATTTCAGCCTTGGAATAGACCCTCCCAAATTTTCACGTTCACAATCCCTGTAGTTTATTTCATGATCCGCATATCCCACGTAACATAAAATCTTGTCCAGAGCACTGCTAGCTACACAGTGATTAAACTTCTACTCGCAACTCTTTAAATGATGGCTGCCCTTAAGCCAACATCCTGCACTAGCTACCTTATATTTTCTCAAAATAGCTCCTATAAACCAATACCTTCACGGCGGATTAACTTCAAGAGCTAAAAGTTTTTTAGTGTAACCATACATTGTGGTGCGTCATCAGGGATTCGAACCCTGGACCCACGGATTAAGAGTCCGCTACTCTAGCCAACTGAGCTAATGACGCAGCTGAAAAAGGAAAATCCATATATTCCGTTATCATCCTTCCTATATGTCTTTTCCTTGTTAAATAGTTTCACTTGTCCGCGCTTACAAGCTACCTCTATTCCCTCACACGTACTCTTTCGCAGACGTGATCTCCAACGCTCTAGTTATCACTAACCAACTAGATGTAAAGAGTTGTAATCACCAGCTACAACCAATCTGGGATGTGGAACCACTGGGAATTGAACCCAGATCACTAGAATGCAAGTCTAGTATAATAGCCTTTATACTATGATCCCGTAGGGAAGATTTGACTATTAATTCTCCAACTTAAAAGTCTTGTACATACTTCCATCAGTACAATATGATTTGGATTGATGAGATCCCACTGTGTAATCATATAACACGAACTAGTTATCAGCTAGTTTATCACCATGTGTGTATCCAAATAGTTTCTGGATATTCTCCAAATACCATTGTAGTAACTGGACATAACCAGATAGTCATAGTCTTGATCAGAACTCCATCTTCATACAATCTACATTCATAATCTGCACCACAATCATCTGACTGCAATAATACCAACTTGGCATTATATTCAGACATTCCGTCTGTGGACATAGTTACACGTCTAACATTGAACATTCTCTGTTCCTCTGGACATGGGAGAAGGTCAAGCATAACGTCTGCCCCAGCTACCATTTGTAATTGCATTACATCTGGCATATCTGATTCATTTCCAACATCAGCAAACCATCTGTTAGATAGTTTATGAAACATTAAATTTTTCTTCATTTCTTTCTATTTGCTTTAATATACCATTCTCTAACGTCTCTTTCTAATACTTTAATCCAAGTCTCGTTACGTTCAATTTTGGTATTTAATTTGTTAATACTATCCTGCAGTGTAATGCATAAGGAGTCTCTAACTCTAATAGTTTGCTCTATTGGAGTATGTAATTCACTTTCTATATTATCTAATCTGCTATATACGTCTCCATACATAACAAATCCTAATATTAAAGTGCCACAACATATTATGGCAATAAGTGTCATGGTAATAACCCAGTTTTCAATTGCCTTTAATGCTTCTTTCATAGTCCTCTAGAGTTTTTCTGAAATTTTCTTCTGATTTATTTAATTGTCTTAAGTACTTATCAAGCTCTCTAACTCTATTAAAGTTAAGCACTAATAGTTCTGCTATTACTACTATAAGTTCTATAGTTAGAAATAGATAAGCTAAGCAAGTTAATTTTAAGACCCACAAGAAGATTATAAACAGTAAATAGAAAGTCATGGGAATTATAAAATACCAAAAGGATTTCATATTCCTAAATCTAGATAGTAGTTTTAAGTAATTCATCTGTTTTAGTTTTAGTGTTTGTGGACTCTGTTGGTTACGATCCAACCTCTCAGGATTTTCAGTCCTGCGCTTTCACCAGATTAGCTTAGAGTCCAAGATGAGAGGTCAACCGTCTCCCTCTCATGGTGTGATAAGTTTTTGTTACCGCAACCTAATGCTCTCAGAAGCGCACTTTCAACTTAACTCCGAACGGCTAGTTTATAGTTCTAGGAAACTTAGTAGCCATGGCGGGACTTGAACCCACAACCTTAACGGTATAGTCTTACATGACTTATATTTGTGTTATCCCAGCATGAATCTCTCTGTGACAATTAGCACAAACTAAAATACATTTATCTAGTTCAGGCTTTAATGATTCAAAACTTTTAGTTCCTCCTGAAATATTAAAATCTTTTTCATCTGGATTAACATGATGGAAATCAAGAGCATCTGGACACTTATTGTATCCACAAATTACACATTTTCCTCCCTTGTATTCTATACATTGCCTTTTAATGGCATTTCTATATGCTTTAGTATCTCTCTTCTTAGGAGTTATCTTATTACTTTTAATATAATTTCTCAGAGTTCCATAAGAAATATGCATTATCTTTGCAACTTTCTTAATGTTTCCGATTTCATTATATAATTCCTGTGCTTGCTTAATTTGCTCTTCCGTTATCATAATAGTATTCAGGCTGGGATTCGAACCCAGATTGAGTGCGTATAAGGCACTGAGCCTAACCCTTAGCCGACCTGAATATAAAAACAGGGAACCAGTTTACTTTGAAACTATTATAAAGTCAACCATGATAACTCCTCACATGATGTTTGTATTCAGTTCTCTGACATAGCTCTCTAACCTTTAAGCTTAGGGGTACACCAGGTACCTTCTCGGAATGAAAATAAAATTGTATAATATTAGAAGACTTTGCTGTAGGTTCCCTTAATACCTACTATTTAAAAAGAACTTATCTTTTAAATATGGCAGCCCCTATGGGATTCGAACCCACGATGAGGCATAAGCCTACTGGATTAACAGTCCAGACTTTTCGACCACTAAAGCAACCGACCCATTAGAGCTTATTAGCTCTTTATTTCTCTTTTAAATATATAGAGACCTGACTTATTTGTTTGGCTAAAATTAAAATACTTTACCGAAACCAATTCCCAACCGTTTTTACCTTGTTCATTTAGCCAAGCTTCTAAACTACTATATCCTTCAGAAAATTCTTTTATTAGGTATTCAAACTTTTTCATTAGTTGTCAAATTTTAGTATAGATTTAATTACTACGGTTTTAAGTTCTTTAGGTTTCTTTTTGGAACTCTTTTTATGTTCTCTTTCATACTCCCTCAACTCTTCTTCTTCATCAAATATATCAAAGTTATTTACCCGTAACCTTCTAAAAACATTTGCTATAGATTCATTAGATACTACGAAGAACAACCAGACTATGCATAATATAGCACAGCAAATTTGACCAGTTCTAATTTTCCAAGAAACTCCTAAAGTACTAGTTGCCCAGATAATGGATGCAAGAATTCCAATAAAACCAGAAGTATAAACTACTGCAGTCAGCACATATGAGTAGAAAACTAAGAGTATTATTCCTACTACAATTATAGGTATCCAAATCATCAGTTATCAAATTTAATTATTCTTTTAACTTGAGCTTTTCGAAATTCCTTCTTCTCATTTTCCTTAGGCTTAAATAAACTACATAGCTTAACATAAGCGTTATAGAAAGCATCATCCCAAGGATCTAGGAGTTTACTACCCCAAAAGATAAATCCTAATATTATATCAACACCTACTGTGGTTAATATTCCTACTATCCAAGCTGCAGTTAAACCGAGTGTTTCTACCAAAATTGAACCCGCATAATTTCCAAAGAAGAAGCAACAACTTACGAAATAAATAAAAGGAGCTAAATATCCTAATCCCCATAAAATACCTTTGATAAACCAAAGTGCTAGAAAGGTTCCTATAAAGACACCTATTCCTAAGAATATCCATACTAATGTCATATAATCTCGTTATTAAGTTAAACTAAGTGGGCACTCCAGGATTCGAACCTGGAATCTCCTCCGTATCAGGGAGGTGCCTTAACCTACCTTGGCTAAGTGCCCAAACAATCATAGCAGAAATGCCTCGATGGGGGAGAAGGACTTATATTCTACTATGATTAAATATTTCTCTACTTTTTAATCATGTATAGAGGAGGAAGAGAGGATCGAACTCCCACCACCCGAAGGTGACCTCTGATTTCAAGTCAGGTGCATTACCATTGATGCTATTCCTCCGAATGAACACTTCTAACACCCATCACGGTAGAACTAAGTGTCCAAGTTCTTGAATCAAACAACAATAAGCTTAGTGCATCCAGAAGGACTCGAACCTTCAATCTTCACATTAAAAGTGTGAGGCTTTCGACCGAAGTCTACCATTAAGCTATAGATGCAAATGGAGTGCTAATGCACTCCTAAGTCATTGTTTGATGTACTTATCGTAAAATCTTTTGAGGTAGGCTCCACAAATCATTCCACCAATAAATGTACATAGTGCAACTATTGATGTCCAGAAAGGAGCAAGTTTAACAAATAAGAAGATAACAACAATCACAGCAAGTATGATTAGAGTTATAATCCATTTGTCTGACAGATTTACTTTCTTCACTTGTAAGTTCGTATTATGTGAATAAACAATGATCTATTCTTCCTTAAACTCTACATCACCTGATTCAAATTTAATGTTACATTCATTATATGCATCAGTCAGCATATTTTCCAAATCAAAACGTTTGGATAAGAAATCTCCTCCATATTCTATAAAGAAGTCTCTTAAAAGGTTATCCGTCCAAGATTCAGGATTTTCCTCATCAATTAGAACGTCCTCAGGAAAATCAATACATTCATCCTTTATAAAGGAAATTATAGAGTTGACTAACTCTTCTCTACTCTCAAACTCGAATTTGGGAGATAAAACCACTGTAAACATATATAATCTATTTAAAGTTAATAATTTCAAAAGAAATGAGGAGGATTTGCTATTAGTACCTCCTCGTTGTAAGTATCTGCTTACCTTACACTTTCCTTCACGATGTTTTAGCCCATCTAAGGAATGTTACTGTGCTAGCTAAACTCAAGTAACGGCTGAGTAGAGTGAGGGATTCGAACCCTCGAATCAACAAATTTGCAGTTTGTGCCATTAGACCACTCTGGTAACTCTACTTGGATATGTTCTTGCTGCCATAATTGTCAGTTTGACTATGACAGTTAGGACACAATATTTGAAGATTTTCCAATCTATTATCTGATCTAACCCCATTAATATGATGTAATTGTAAAGATAGTGGCTTACCTAGCCACATATTATTTCCACAAATTTCACATTTCTCAGGCTTAAGTCCTTCTTTAATAAGCCTCTTTCTTAAACAGTTAGTGTTAGTATATGTAGAGTTTTCTACAAGTATTTCTTCTAACGTGTAAACAGGACTTCCTGAAGTGGGCGGAGGTTTAGAGATGCTAGATTTACTTCTATTAAAGTGAGATATATCTAATTGGTATTCGTCTATCTTTCTATGTATTGTTTTAATGTTTCCAGAATGAGGATGCAACCCTAGCTCTCTGCAAACATCTGAAAAAGTATATACCTTCTCAACAATTTCTTCCAACAACTCTTTAGTATATTCTACTTTCAAATATCCTAAACGAAAGTTATTAAATATTTATCTCAAATTCCATGTTTTATTGCTGAATTAACCACACCAAACCAATCATAACAAATAATATAGTTGCAACTACTAGTAGTGCAAACGGAACAACTAAAATTGGTAGATAGTCTGGATCATGTTGAACAGCTTTATACATTAATTTGTTATCCTTAGTTGTTATATAGAATATGGAACCATCTATACGTACCAAACAAGTATCTGGTGTAACCAATTCTACATTAGAATCTAAGGGCTCTGGTTTCTCTCTTTTAGGAGAAATTGTACAACTACCTAGTAGTAATACAACTAATAAAACGAAGAAATATTTCATATTTAATTATTAAAATAAACAGACGACTATTTACTTACTAAACCCAAAATAGTATTCTAAATAA